TTGGGGGATGAGCCAGGCGCGGGTAGCTGTGTCCACGGGGCCCTCCTGGGGCGGGGGAAGGGGGGTGCGGGTGCGGGCCCGCCGGTTGGCGCCCCCACCACAGGGGCGGGCCCGCACGCCGCTAGTCGCCGCTGGTGCCCTCCGCAGCGGCGTCCCGGCCCCCGGCCGGCTTGGCGGCCGCACTGGTCTTGCGTGCGGCGGTCTTCTTGGCCGCGGAGGCGGCCTTGTCGCCGTCGTCAGCGGCGGATGCGCTCCCGGCGTTGTCCTGGTCTGCCTTGACGGTGTCGGGGAGTTCGCCGTCCACCCAGCACGAGGGGTCGGGGACCAGGGCCGCGTATTCGGGCGCTGGTTCCTCTCCCTCGCGCAGGATGATGTCCCGGTGTTTCTTGGGGTCTCGGACGAAGACCGTCCGTGCGAGTCGGGCCATGGCGATCAGTCCTCGTCCAGCACGGTGGCCGCGATGTGGAAGTTCGGCACGTACAGCACCGGCATCGCGATGGCGTTGGCCGTGGTGGAGAACTGGACGGGGTTGGACTTCTTGTCGTAGGAGACGTAGATGCCCGGCTCCCGTGCGGCCTCGAGGCCCGGGTTGCTGGAGGAGTCCAGGTTGTCCTGTTCGGCGGTGACGCCGTACTGGGTCTGGGCCCACTGCTCCGGGTTGGGCGGGACCATGGCCCACAGGCCCTCGGGGGTGACGCGCCGGTAGACGTCGTCGCTCCACACCTGCTCGTCGTAGATCTCGATGGGCGGCAGGTTCCAGCGGGCGCGGACGGAGTTGACGTCCGGCGGGCTGAGGGTGGTGGAGGGGGTGGTCTCCGGGCTGGAGGAGTTCCAGAACGCGGTGCGGTACTCCTGGTTGGAGGCCAGGACGGAGGCGGCGCGCTCGGAGGTGATGACGCGGGCCGGCTTGGGTGCGCCGACGCTCTTGAGGTAGCGCAGCCACGCCATCTCGTCGGTGAGCGGGGTGGCGCCTTCCTGGTCCCACTTCACGGAGGCGACGGGACGGTTCTCGGTGGGGACCTGCCAGTCGACCTCGAGGTAGTCGCCGCTGTCTCCGATGCCGGGGAGGTTGACGACGCCGGTGGACAGGAGTTCTCCGGCCGCGATCTCCATGGCGATCTTGATGGAGGTGAAGTGTCGCTCGAGGTCGTCGTAGAGCTGGTCGATGAACTCCTGGTCGTCCGCGCCGCGGCGGGCGTTGAACAGGATGAGGGAGAGTTCGCCCATCTCGAGGGTCTGGCCGACCGGGGGCAACATGCCCTCGTTGACGACCCGCTCCGCCTGCCGCTTGGCCAGTGCGTGCGGGGTGTCGAAGGCGCGGAACTTGGCGGCGTTGACGCGCCGCTTGTTCGACTCGATGCGGAACTTCGGGCCGAAGATCTTCCGCTCGGGGATCACGCTCTGGGTGAGGGCGTAGTTGTTCGGGGTGGGCAGCCCGTTGATGTAGGCGTTGATGTCTTCCGGCGTCACGTTCTGGAGGAGCCGGTCCAGGGTTGTGCTCATGGTGATCGGTCTCCTTGTTTACCGGTAGTGGATGTTGACGCCGGGGGCGGTGGACCCGATGTCGGTGGGGTCGAACGGGATCGGCGTCTTGGCCGCGTAGACCTCGCCGTACCAGAGGAGCGCGCCGGAGGTCTTGGTGGACCCGGTGGCGAACATGGTCTCGGTGGCGAGGAAGCCGGCGAGGACTTCGGTTCCGTCGGATGCGGAAGCGGCGCCGCCTGCGGTGGAGGTGGTGACGGTGACGGCCGGGCTGGTGCCGCCGGTCAGCGACGCTGCCGAGGCGGTCATCTGCGCGACGTCGTCGCCCATGTACTGGCCGGCGAACGTGACGAGCACAGCGGTGCCGGGGTGCGGGCCGCCGGCGACGGTGACGTCACCCACGTTGATGTTGGACAGGGCCTCAAGGGCCGCCTTCACCTGCGCGGCGGTGGCGTTGTACGGGATGCCCGACGTGGTCTGCCCGCTGAAGGTCAGCGTGTAGGTGCCGCCCGTGGGGCTGCCCGTGATGGTGACGGTCTGGACCTCGGAGCGCGGTCCGGCGTACGGCGCGTACAGGCCGGACGCGGTGATCTTTCCGAGGGGGATTCCGGACTTGAGGACGTTGCGGGGCTGGAGGGCGGTGCCCTTCTCCCAGTGCACGGTCTCGGTGAACTTGGTCAGGTCCAGAAGGATGGAGTTGCAGTCGTTGGTGCCGACCAGGGAGGCGAGCCACGGCCGATCGGCGGTGGCTTCCTCGCTGACGCGCACGGGCTGGAAGTCGTTCACGGCCCTCTCCTGAGGTGGGGTGACAGCAGTTCGGCGGCGTCACGGTGGTGGCGCGTCCACGTGGGAGAGGTCGTGGTCCCAAGGCGTGCGGTGGTGCGGGTCAGGCGTCGGCTGCGATCTTTCCGCGGCGCTTGAGCATGGCCAGGCCGCGCTCGCCGGGCTTGGGCTGGTTCCCGCCCGGCCGGGGCATGCCGGGTGCGGGCATGCCGGACGGCGCCGGGAGAGGGGTGCCGGCTGCTGCGGACTGGGTTCCGCCGAACATCTCTGCGCGGCGTGCCTTGAGTTCCTCGGCTGCCTTGGCCAGGTCTTCGTCGCTGGCGTCGGCCGGTACCCGAAGCAGGGAGGCGGCGTCTTCGAGGTCAGCGCCGGACGCGCCGAGGCCGACCAGGACAGACCGGACGCGGGTGGCGTGCTCGCGGTCGCGGGTTGCCTGCTCACGGGCCTCTATGTCGGCGGCCTTCGCTGCGAGGGCGGCTTCCTGCTCGCGGAGGGCTTCTGCGCGCTTCTCGTCCTCGGTCAGCTTGGCCTTACGGGCTTCGTCGGCCTGCCGGAACATCTCGCCGAACTTCTTCGGGTCGAAGCTGTCGATGTCGACGGGAATGCCGGCGGCCTCGGCGAGCTCGCGGAAGGCGGCGTGGCGGCCGGCGCGGCGTTCCTTGGCCATGTTCTGCCCGAATCGCTCCTGCGTCATGACGACGCCGGTTTCCGGGTCCCGGATGGGTTCGGTGGCGGGCGGGTTCTTCGCCTGGGCTGCCAGGTCGGCGGGCGACGGGGCGGGCGGCGATGCGGGAGGAGCGGCGGGCGGCTGGTTGCCGCCGTCGTTGTAGAACACGGCGAGCGCTGCGGCACCGGTGTAGGGGTGGGTCCATTCGGTGGCGGCGGTCGGGCCGAAGCTGTTGTGCGCGGGGCGACGCATCAGTGCTAGTCCTCCCTCGGACTGTTTTCCAGGCCCCGCGCCTGAGATCAAGGAGAGCACAGATTTCATTGGGTGTTGCCCCCGCTCCCCTGGGGGTCCTGTGGTGCGGGTTCGGTGGGGGTGGGGGGAAGTGTCGGGGCGGGGGGTTCGGGGTCGGGGTTGACGTCCAGGCCGAGGAAGTTGCCGACGGCGGTGGTGTCTCCGGTGGCGTCGGCGAGGTCGCGGGCCTTGGCGAATTGGCGGGATTGGATGCGTTCGATCTCTTCGCTGACGTCGTCGATGGGCAGTCCGACTTCCATCAGCATGCGCACGCCGGTCTCCAGCGACATGACGCCCTTGTCGACGGCGTCCTGGACCATGGTCAGGGTGGCGGCCTTGTCGGTGGGCTTGTAGCTGCCCCAGGCGAGGCGGGCGTTGACGACGGGACCGGTCCAGTCGGGGTGCTGCCCGGCCAGGTACAGGCGCTGGACCATTTTGAACAGCAGCTCGTACTTGTGGTCGCGGGCCAGGTGCATGGAGTCCATCAGGGGGTCCATGGGTCCGTAGGACAGTTCGATGGAGAACCCGGACGGTGCTTTGGTGGGGTCCAGGGTGCCCAGGGCGACGGCCGGCATGCGGGCGATCAGGGACAGGCGGTCCTGGAGTTCGCTGGTCTTGTTGCGGAGTTCGGCGAGCTGGGGGCTGGTGTCGACGGTGATGATGTTGCCGCCCTGGGCGAGCTCGATGGCCATCCCGGGCCGGATCTTTCGTTGCTGCGGTTCGCTGCGCCGTGAGGAGGTCTTCTCGCCGCCGTTGACGATGCCGAGGATCGGGTTGCCGGTCGAAGCGGAGGCGAGCGCGGAGTCGCGGTCGGTTCCGGCGAGTTCGTCGAACAGCTGCATCAGCATCGCCAGGGACGATTCTCCCCAGTGCCCGTCTTCGGGGATGGTGTTGGGCAGGTGTACGACGGGGATGTAGTCCTGCCACAGGTCAAGGTGGTCCAGGACCTCCCCGTCGGGGCCGACCAGGTAGGTGGCGTAGCGCTCGTCAAGGGTGTGGACGTCCTGGTCGGCTTTGATGTCGTCCAGGTCCCACTCGGCGTCGGTGAGATAGCAGGTGAGGTAAGTGGGGGCGTCGTTCCACGGGTACTGGCGGACGATCTGCCCGGTGTCGGGCTGGTAGAGGTCGCCGGCGGTGATAAGGGGGGTGGAGCCGTCGTCGGCGAGGGCCGGGGTGCGGAAGGGCCGGCTGCCGTCTTCGCCGGGGTCGGAGATGGTGCGGGTGCCGATGGGGGCGAGTTCGTAGGTGATGCGGCGCAGCTTGGTCTTCCCGCCCTTGATCTTGGGGTCGGGTTCGACTTCCCACGCGAAGTGGACGCGGGTGGGGTAGTCGGCGGAGTCGCCAGCGTTGTCGGGGAGGTCGGGGAAGTAGAAGCCGGGGTCAACGACGGACAGGCGGGGCCGCATCTTCTGCCCGTCCCAGGCGAGGGTGTACACGCCATCGCCCTCGCGGACGGCCTTGCGTTCGTTCTGCTGCATGCGCAGCGAGAACAGTTCCTGGCGCGCCCAGGTGCGCAGCCTGTCCTGGACGGCGGCTGCGTGGACGGCTTCCGGGTCGGGGGTGGATCCATCGGCGGGGTCGGCGTCTTCGGAGCCGTCGACGGTGATGGTCTGTTCCCGGCCCAGCATGTGGGAGGTGAGGGAGGCGACCAGCATGGCCGGGTCGCCGAACTCGCGGCGCAGGCGTGCCTCGGCACCGTTTTGCAGGGCGTCGACTTCCCAGGCCTGGTTGTGGCAGTAGGCGGCGAACAGGGTGTAGGAGGCCAGCCGGCGGCGGTCTTCTGTGGGCACCCAGGTGCGCATGGCGCCGGGGAACGCTTCACGGTCGGGCGTCTTGTACACGGGGTCGGCGAAGGCGCGCTTGTAGTTCAGCGGACCCCACCGGTCCACGATGAGTTTGAACAGGCCCACCAGTCGCTCCCCTTTGGAACGTCGTCAGGCCCCGCGCCTTTGATCAGGATAGGAGGCAGACCGGTCTGGGCTTGCCCCTGCCGGGTTCAGCGGCCGCGGGGGTCGTCTCGGTCGTAGTCGCCGTAGACGGTTTCACCGCCGTCGAGCTCGGCGAGTTCGGTGATGCCGTGGACGGCTGCGTCCATGCGGTCGGGTGAGTCCATGCCGACCATCCACGACACCATCTGTGATTCCAGCTTCGGGAACTTCCCGACGTGGTGGACGCGGTCCTGCTGGTACAGCTGGGCGATCGGTTCGGCGCGCAGTCGTTTGCCCTGCTTCGCGGTGACGGGGATGATCCGCGGCATGAGCTGGCCCTTGGTCAGCCTGCGGCGGGCCAGTTCCTGCCATGCCTGGGTGATGACCTGCTTGGTCATGTCGCCGCCGAAGTTCGCTTCCACGACGATGGCGTCGGCCTGCCATTCGACGGCGAGGAGGCAGGCGGTGGTGCCCCATTCGTCGGCTCCGAGGGAGGCTGACTTGTCGTCCAGGAGGTAGTACTCGTCGCGGTGCTCGGGATGGTCGTGGCGGTCGGAGACGGATTCGACTTCGGCGCAGCCTGCGGCGATGATGCCGACCTCGTCATTGACGGCAGATTCTCCGCCGGCGGGGTCGACGGCGATGACGATGCGGTCCAGGTCGATGCCGCGCAGGGTGGCGGTCGACATGCGGTTGCGTTCGATCCACTCTTCCTGCCAGACACCGCCGGCGACCGGGCGGGGCTTTTGCTGGTAGAGGGATCCCCAGACGCGCTCGCCAACCGCGCGCCGGATCTTCGCAAGGGCTTTCAGGCCGTACCGAAGCGGCCACAAGGGGCGCCCGATCTCCCGCCCGAGGGGGTCGTCGGCGCTGTCGCAGATGGCGGGTAGGTCGAGGATGGTCCAGTCTTCGGCGTCCTCACCTGCAAGGATGCGGCCAGCGAGGTCGTCTTCGTGCCATCTGGTCTGGATGACGATGATGGAGCCGCCGGGCTCGATGCGCGTGTTGAGGACGGACGTCCACCACTCCCACAGCCGCTTCCGCATGGTGGGCGACTGCGCTTCGGCATCGTCCTTGATCGGGTCGTCGACTATGGCGAGGTGAGCGCCCTTGCCCGTAAGTCCGCCACCGACACCAGCGGTGACGAGGCCCCCTTCGAGGCGCTCTCCGGTCTGGGGGTCGGCGAGGTCGAAGCGGTTGGCGGCCTTCGATCCGGCGTGCAGGCTGAGGCCGATCTGGGGGCCGTAAGCGTTGATGGCGTCGCGGATCCACCGGCCGTGGTCGTCAGCGAGGTCGGCCGAGTAGGAGGCGATCATCACCCGGTGGTCCGGGTGCCGGGACAGGTACCAGAGCGGCGCCCAGCGTGCGGCACGCCGGCTCTTCCCGTGCCTCGGAGGCATGGTGATGAGGACCTTGCGCGGGCGGCCGCGGGCGATGTCGCGGAACACCCGGTCGATGAGGTCCAGGTGGGCGGCCTGCTTCTCCCGGCCGTCGGTGAGTATCGCCGACATCGATCCTGGGGACCGCTCGAGGGCCATCTCCCGTTCGATGTGGGCGATGACGGCGCGGACTTCGCTGGTGGCGTGGGCGGCGATGCGGCGGCGTTGGGCGCGGTTCAGGCGCCGGTATTCGTCGCGGAGTTGGAGGTAGGCTGCGGCTTCCTGGGCGACGTCGTCTTCGAGGGCGGGGTCAGGCGTCGTCGCTGTCGTCATCCGCGTCACCGTCGGTGTCGTCGCCCAGGTCCTCTTCCTCGTCGTCCTCGTCGGGGTCGCCTGCTGTACGGATCAGTTCGCGGAGCTGGGCAAGGGAGGCGCCGCGGATGGGGACGGGGCCGCCGTTCGGCCCGGACAGCTCCGCCTTCAGGGCTTCTTCCCAGCCGTTGAGCTTGGCCTGCCGCTCGAGGAGCTTGAGGACGAGTTCGCTGGCCTTGATGTCACCGTCGACTGCCGGTGGGAGGTGCGTTTCCAGGAGTTGGTCGATGATCTCGTTCTGCTCTTCCCGGAAGGCGGTGACCTCGATCTTCAGGTCTTTCCGACGCTGCTCCAGGGCGCGGTAGAAGTCCTTTCGGGCTGCACTGTCGGAGGAGTAGCCGAGGGCCAGGACCTCGTCGGAGCTGAAGGAAATTTTGGGCCGTTGGCGCCGCAGTGCGATCAGTGCGGTGCGTCGGGCCAAGGTCTCGGCTTGCTGATCCGTTGAAGCGCTCATGGCGGTGGGGCTCCCGCTCGTGTGTGATTGTCGGCCCCGCGCCTTGTCACAGATGATCGCCGATTTGGGCTGAAGCGTTCCCCCTGCCCGGGTGGTGGGGGGATGCTGCGCGGCATGACGGAGTCTGAGAAGCGGGGCTGGCGGCCTTCGCGCACGGTGAAGATTGTGGCTGTTCTGGTGGTGCTGATTGCGTGGACGGCGATGGCTGGGCAGTGGGCGGATAAGGGGTGTGGTCTGCCGCGGGGGTACAGCTTGGTGGTCATGCATGGGACGCCGGATCGGTCCGAGGGGTGTGAGGACGAGCCGTCGGGGCCGGTGTATACGGATGACTACTACGGCTGAGGAATGGGAGCGGCCCCGCACTGCGACCGGGGGGATTGGTCGTGTGCGGGGCCGTCGGGTGCTCGGGGCGTCTGGGGGTGGGCGTCCCGAGTCGTGGTGGGCTGATGCCCGGGGTGGGTGCATATATGCGGGGGGTGTGTCGGCCCGTCGGGGGCGAGTTGGGCGCGGGGACACCGGGCTCACCCCCGTTCGGGCCGACACGTTTGATGGTGGCGCAGTTCTGGGGGTCTGTCTGGGCTGGTATCCCCTGTGCACGCGCCGGCCCCCGGACGGTGGTGTCCGGGGGCCGGTCGCTTCGGTCGCTGTCTACGCGGCTGTGTCGTCGATGGGCCGGCCGAGGCCGACGCGTACGGTCTTGCCTTCCGCGATCCGGTGGATTTTGCCTGCTGTCTCGAGCTTGCCGAGGGCGTTAGCGAAGGTGCCTTCCTTCAGGCCGGTGGTGGTGAGGAGGGCGGTCCGGTCTGTGTAGGTGATCTCGAAGTCGTCGGGGTCGATGTCGTTGCCGCCGTTGAGGTAGTCGAGGTGGATGGGGTCGGCTTCGTCGCGGAGCGCGGTGAGGATCTTCTCTTCCGCGGTGGCGTCTTTCTTCTGGAAGGTCATGCCGGTGGCGATGACTTGGCGGGAGCCGCCGTCTTCGTCGTCGCTTCCGTCGCCCTTCTCCTCGAAGCCGGGCAGGGGGGTGTTGGCGAGTTCTTCCATCTTGGCTTCGTCGCCCCACCAGGGGACGTCTTCGGGGACGGCGACGAGGTCGGGGCGGGTGTGGGGGGTGGCGTCTTCGAGGGTGTCGATGCGCATCATGCCGGCGCGGCCGCCGGGGGTGGCGAGGTAGCCGAGGCCGAAGGTGCGGCGGGGGTCGTTCTCGGGGATGTCGGGGTCGTAGATGAGGGATTCGTCTTCGGTGGGCCAGACGGCGGGGATCTTGGAGGGGTCGATGCCTTCGAATCCGGTGGGGAGGTCGCCGAGGTTGACCTGGTCGGAGTCGGTCCGGAGGATGATCCATGCTCCGCCGGCGAGGAGGTTGGCGCGGATGGCCTGTTCTCCGCCCATCTGGTCGAGGTTGACGGTCTGGGTGATGAGGGCCCAGGGCATGCCCATGGATCGGCCGAGGCTGGCGCCGGCTTTGACGATGTGGACGGCCTCGGCACGGTTGGGGACCTTGGGGCCGAGCATCTGTGGTGCTTCGTCGAGGACGGTGGGGCACCAGGGGCGCATCTTGGAAGGTTGGAAGTTCTTCAGGTCGTACTTGCTGGCCTCCTCGATGCGGTGCTGGAGGACCCAGTAAGAGATGCGCATGGCGCCGAGAGCGCCGTGTTTTTGGAGGCCGGAGTAGGCGGCCATTTTCGGGATGGCGGGGTTGGATGCGCCTTTGGGGTCGGCGTAGAGGATGGCGGCGCCGTTGGCGTGGTAGCCGAGGCAGACGACCTGGACGGCTCCGCCCTTGCCGCTGCCGGTGGTGCCGGCGATGACGATGTGGAGTGCGCCGAGGGCGGGGTCGAACATCTGGAAGCGTGCCGGGTGGCCGGAGATGATTTTGCCGATGGGGAACCAGCCGCCGGCGGAGGCCTTCATGGAGTCCAGGCCCTGGAAGTCGTGGCCTGCCTCGAGGGGGTTGGCATCCATGACACGGATGATCGCCTTGCGGACATTTGTGGAGTTGGGTTCGTAGGAGATCAGGAGGGGGGACTTGCGGAGGTCGCCGGCGAGGTCGATGAGGTCGGGGGCTTTGAGGGCGCCGCGCATGTCGTCGTCGGCGATGACCCAGGCGGCCTTGCCTCCGGTGTTGGGGTCGTCGGTGACCTTTTCGAGGTGGGTTTTCGGCATGGTGCCGCCGGTGCAGGCCACGCGCTTCTTCCAGGCGCCTTCGAGGGTGTTGGGGTCGAGGTCGGCGGGCGCGTTGTGGGAGACGGTGATGAGGGCTTCGCCGGCGTGGTCGCCGTGCTGGATGGTGATCCATCCGGCGTTCTTCTTGTAGACGGAGGAGACGGCTTCCTTGCTGACGTTCACGGAGGCGCCGGAGGGGGCGATGATGCGGCCGGTCCATCGGTCGGTGTAGACGGTGACGTCGGTGAGGATCTGGTGGCGGTGGGTTCCCTTGTCGGGGTGGGAGATGTGGACGTCCCAGGAGGCCATGATCTGGTCGGCGAGGGTGATGGGGGCGGCGGGCCCCTGATTGAGGGGTGCGGCGGTACCGGCGGGGGCGGTCTTGGCCTTCTTGCGTCCGAGGACGTTGCGGAGCTTGACCGGGACCAGGGCGACGCCTGCCAGCCAGCCGAGGGACAGGATCGCGGGCAGCGGCTGGGTGGCGATCTGGGTGACGCCGGCCATGAGGAGTTCGGTGGCCTGGGGACCGCCGGTGATGCCGACGCCGAGGGCCATGCCGGTGGTGAGGGTGGCGATGCCGAGGGTGTCGCGGTGTTTGCGGGCGATGTCGATGGCGGGGAGGTCGTCGGCCCAGGTGCCGAGCTGGCTGGTGAAGTTGGCGTACACGAGGGCTGCACCGGCCAGGTAGGCGCCGCCGGCGATGACGGCGGCGGAGGGGTCGAGCATCGGCGCGAGGGCGCCGGCGGCGACGGGCAGGAGGGTCTGGCCGAGGGCGGCGGCCCGCTCCGCGGGTTCGGTGCGCGGCGCGGAGTGGGTGTTCGTGGACACGGGTGGGGCTCCTCGTCTTCAAGTGGGGTGGCGGCCCGCGGGTTCGGGCCGCCGGTGGCGGGTGGGTGTTATTCCTGCTCGAGCCAGTCGCGGCTGACGTCCTCGAGGCCGGTGATGCTGGAGCGGTCGAAGGCTTCCTGGAAGCCGCCGTGGGTGCTGCGGGCCTGGTCTGCTGCGGCTTTGGCGGCCTTGGCGGTGTCGGCGCCCTTCGCGGCGTAGGTGTGGGCGGTCTCGGACACGCCGCGGATGGTCCTGGCGAGTTCCTGGCATTCGGCGATCGAGTCACGGTCGACGGACTTGGCGCCCAGAGTGTCGGCGTCTTTCGCGGTGTCGTCGGCGTACTGGGTGATGGTGTCCGCGGCCTGCTTCACGTTCTCGGCGTTGCGGGCCAGGGTCTGCTGTTTGTTCTGCACGGCCCGCAGCAGGGCCTTGTAGGTGAGGTCTGTCGACATGGTCGGGTCCTTCCTGGGGCGGGGTCAGGCGGCGGTGGCGTAGACGCCCTTGTCGTTGTAGAAGCGCAGTTCGGCGGGCTTGATCTCGTCGCTGTCGACGACGGCCTTGTACAGGGGCGTGTACCGGGTCTGGATGTTGGCGAGGACGGACTTGCACAGTTCCGCGGCGCGCTGGGCGCGCCGGGTGAGTTCGCTGGCTTCCGTGGCCTGGTTCTTCGCCGCGTCGGTGAGCCGGTTGAGTGTGGCCAGGAGCTTTTCGCCGCCTTCGATGCTCTTGGCCTGCTCGGCCAGGGTCTGGCATTCCCGGGCTTCGTTCTCGGCTTCCTTCTCCAGCAGGGTGCATGCTTCGGCGATCTTGTCGAGGTTGGTCGACTTCTCCTCGAGCTTGGATTCGTACTGCTTGAAGTTGCGCAGTTCGCGGCGGCCGATGGTGGGGCGGGTGGCGTCGGTGCCCAGGGTGAGGGTGTTGGCGTCGATGTTCTTGACGGTGAGGGGCTTGATGTCCGTGGACACTCCGTCGTCCTCCTGGTCGGCTGTGGTGGTGGCCTGGTCGCGTCCGGTCTTCGTCATGCGGTCGTCGTAGGCCTTGTCGAGGCGGGCGTGTTCCTTGGCGTTCTGGGCCTTCTTGTCGTGCCAGCCGTCGACTCCGCCGTCGACGTATGCCATGACGTGGTCGACGACGTCGCGGACGGTGCTGCCGTCTTTGTGGCCGGTTTCGCGGGACTTCTCGAGCGGGGTCCGGGTGTCGTGCTGCTCGCCGGGCTTCTTGCCCTTGCGGGTGGCCGTGTCGTCTCCCTGTCCCTGGCCCTGGCCCTGGGCGTCGGCGGTTCGGCGGCCGTCGGATCCGGTGGTGCCGGAGTGTCCGTCCTTGCCCGTGGTGCCGTTCTTCCCGGACGATCCCTGCTTCCCGGAGCCGCCCGCGCTGGTGCTGGTGCCGCTGCCGGTTCCGGGTGTCTTGCCGGAGGTCTTGTCACCGTGGGTTTTCGTCTTGGTGTCGTGGCCGCCGCTGCCCTTGCTTGCGCCGGTGCCGGAGTTTCCGCCTGCGGAGCCCGCGCCGCCCGCGCCCGGCGTGCCCTTCCCCTGGTGCTTGGCGGCCGGCTGCTGCTTCACGACGGGCGTCTTCTGGCCGCCGGACTGCCTGCCCGCACCGCCTCCGGACCCGCCCAATCCAGCACCACCGGAACGGTTACCAGACGCGTTGACCGGGCCTTTCCCGCCGCTATTCGGGGCGGGCTTCCTGTCGATTCCTTTCGCGCCACCACCGGCAGATCCGGAATTACGGATGGGGAATCCGCCGGACTTGTTGACGGTCGTCGTCCGGGCTTCTTTCACCTGGTGGGACTGGGCCCTGGCCTTGTGCAGGTCGAGGCGCTTGTTGGCGGTTCCGCCGCCCTTCGCCCAGCGCTGCGCACCCGCCAGCCACCACGCTTTCCAGACGGATCCCTGGGCCTTGCGCTTTTCGCCGGACGGGTCCTTTTCGGCGGCGTCCTGGGTGCCGCGGAAGGAGGCTGAGGACATGCCGGGGGTGGAGCGGTCCAGTACCCCGTCCGGGGTGTCGCTGGTGGTGGTGTCGGGGGTGGGGGCGAGGTCGAAGGTGGTGGGGCGGGCGGGTTCCACGGCGGCCACCATGGATGCCAGGAAGCCTCTGCCGGGGGTGGTGTGGTTCGTTGCAGCCGGCGTCCCGTTCGGCGGTTCGGGCGGCATGGGGACCGCTGCGGGGACCGTGTCGGTCGCCATCATTCCTCACTCTCTGTCACTTCATTCCTCATTCATTCCTTCCGTGGATGCCCTGGCGGCCGGTCATGTGGGACCCGGATCCTGGGCATCCAGCGGTGTCAGTGAGTGAGGAATGAACATCAACGGTTACTTTGCGTTGACCTTCTTGGTGCGGCGTGCGGCCACCAGAACAAGGACGCCACCGCCGGCCGCGATGGCCAGGAGGCCCGTGGAGTTGATGCTGGCTCCACCACCACCGACGGTGCCCGCAGCGGCCCCGACCGCTGCCATGTCAGCCCCGGCCACGCTGGTCTGACCGCCCTGATACTGGGCCTGGCAGTCGGCGACGACGGAGCTGTACTTGACGCCCATCTGCTTCCCGATGAGGCTCTTGTCGGCCTGCACGCAGGCGTCGACGAACTTCTTCCGGTCGGCGTCCTCGGCGTCCTGCTCCTTACTCTGAGCAGCGGTCGCCTTGTTGATTTCCTTCAGTTCCTGGATGCGCAGTTCCTGCTGCTTCAGGGCGAGTTCCTGTGCCTTGATCCCGTTCTCCTGGGCCTGCGCGGAGTAGTGCTGCCAGGTCAGCATTCCTCCGCTCGCAATGACCGTGACGCCGACAGCCAGGGCAACCTTTCCACGCCTGGTCAGACCGGGCTTCACCGGATACACGGTGTTCCCGTATGCGCTGGTCTCGGGCGCGAATTCGGGGGCGAATTCGTTGTGGAATTCCTCGGGGGACATGGGGGCTTATTCTCCGTTCTTGCGGGCTGCGTGCGCGGACAGGGTGAGCAGGTCGCTGACCTGCTCGAATGTGCGGTCGGTGTGGTCGTTCCAGGCGAAGAAGGGTTCGTGGATGCGGTGTTCGCGGAGGGTCTGCTGCATGTAGTCGACGGCCCGGTTCCGTGAGGTCGGGGTGACGTGTCCGGTGTGCTGGAGGAGGGTCTGGGCGCCGCGGATGCACATGCGGCCCGTCGGGGAGAAGTCCAGGGACTTGCCCCATCCGTGGCGCTCGAGGACGGCGAGCGTCTGGGCGAGGTGGTCGGAGGGGATGAGCGGGATGGGGTTCTGCCACAGGCCCCAGGCAGCCATCTGGTTGCGGACGCCGGGCGGGATGAGGAGGTGCAGGCGGGAGGGGTAGTCGGGGGCTACGGGGGCGGGGCGGGGGGCCGTGGCCGGCCCGCGCGCGGGTGCGGGTGCGGGTGCGGGCCGCACGGGTGCGGCGCTGGTGGGCGCCGCCCGCTGTCCGATCTGCTGGGTCAGGGCCATGGTCGGCCTCCCTTCTCGGTGGGGTGTTGGTGCTGGTCAGGGGCGGTTCTGGGGTGCGGTGCGTTTGGTCAGCTGACGTACGGCGAGGAGCAGGCGCCGCTTCGTGATCCGCGGGTCCTGCCGTCTGGTCGTGGCGCGCGGCACGGCGGGTGGGGCGATGACGATCGTGGGGCGGGGACTGCGGTCCTCGGGCGGGGTGCCGTAGTACGGGCCGAACACGCGCTGATCCATCGGTGGTTCTCCTTCTGGGCGGGTTAGAGGTAGCCGCCGTCGCTGGCGGGTCGCTGCTGCTTCTCGCGGGACAGGACGGTGCGGACGTACGCATCACTCGCGTCGATTCCGTGATGCGCGAGGCGCTCCGCGATCTGAGGCGCTGATGCGGTGGGGAGCGCATCGCGTACCACGCGGACTGCGGCGGCCTTGGAGAGGCCCTCGAGGCGAAGCGCCGCATCGGTGATGCGAGGCGCCGCGGGCCGGGCGGGGGTGGTGGGCATCTGGGGCGCATCGTGGGTGTGAGCTGCGGCTTCACTGACCGCATCGGTACGGGCGGTGAGGGTTCGGGCCGGGCGGTGGGGCGCTGCTGATACGCCGAGGACGGTAGATGCGTCGGGGCTGTGGGGCGCATCGTCGACCTGGTCCGTATCGCTGTCGTGATGCGTGATGCGGGGCGTATCACCGGCGGTCAGCTCGAGGGGGCGGCGGCGGTGCAGTTCGCGGGTCCGGTTCTGCCGCATCAGCTCGATGTCGAAGTCGACGGACACCTCGGACATGAGGAGCTCAGCAAGCATCGTGCGGCGCCGCATCTCTGTGGCGTGCTGCGCCTCTTCGAAGGCCAGGCCGCGTTCCATTGCGGCGAGGGTGGTCTTCTCTTCATCGGTGAGGGCGGCGGGGTCGCGCATGTCGGCGATAGCGAGGACCCAGATGACCTTGGCGCCGAGGGGGAGGAACGGTCCGGCGCCGGCCATGGCGAGGTTGCTGTCGGCGATGCCGTGCCAGACGAGGAACACGGCGACCGCGATCAGGGAGGCCCACCCGAAGAGGGCTACCGGCCACCTTCTGCCCGCGACCCGGACGCCGCGGTATTCGGCGTAGATGACGGATCCCCACACGGCGTCGGCGCACGCGGCGACGGTGATGCCGGCCGGGCCAGCGCCGAGGAGGTCGAACAGGCTCCAGGTGGTCCAGATAACGGAGCCGAGGGACAGAAAGGCGGCGAGCTTGACGAGGGGCGACTTCTTGGCGGTGGTGGCGTTCACTTGGCCTGCTCCTTTCGGGCGGATCGGTTCTGGTCGGCGACGAAGTCGGTGAGGGGGCTTTCGTAGGCGAACCACTCGGTGTTGCCGATTCGGAGGTCGGCGAACTGGTCGTGGAGCTGGCGTTCGAGGCGTCGGTCTCCGTCGATGAGGAGAGCGATGTTCTCGGCGCGCAGGGCGAGGGTGCGGATGCGGCGCTTCAGCTCGGTGGAGGTACCGATCTTGATTCGGTTGCCGTTGCTGATGAAGTACACGAGGGGGGCGTGCTTCCCGGCGGGAACCGACCAGCGGTTTGTCTGCTCGGAGGCTTCCTTGCGGCTCTGGCCGGCCGGGGTGTCGGTGAGCTGGTAGCCGAGGCTGTTCACGATGGCGCTGAGCCGCTGGCGGCGTTGTTCCTTCTGGCTGGCGTCGTGCGCTGCTGCCGCCTGCTGGTCCTCGCGGTCGTGAATGGCGTCGATGACGGCCTGGTCCTCTGGGGGCAGGAACCGGGTTCGCATCCACGCGGACCAGGTGAGGGTGGCGTAGAAAGCAAACATGGCCAGGATGACCCAGAGCCCGATCCGTTCCGGCTGGGCTGCGGCCGCGAGGGCAGCGACCAGCAGCACGCTGATGTGCCCGAGGAGGCTGGACTTGCGGTACAGCCGCTGGGACCGCCGGTCGTAAAAGTTCTTCTGTTCTTCCCAGAGGCTGATGCCCCAGAGTCCGGCCATACCGGCAGCGAAGACCCACAGGCAGATGGGGTTCACGGGGTCTGTGGCCCACATGGAGCGCCACCCGGCCGGCTGGACGATGACGGCGGTGTACGTGGCGGCTGCTACGGCCTGCATGGTCCAGGCGAGTCCGCACACGATGCGGTCGGCTACGACAGAGAGTCGGCCAGTCGGGCGGGTGCCGGTGGTCACGAGATCGGGTTCCTTCCTGGCGTGTGGGGGTGGAGGGTCAGGCGGCGGTGGGCTTCGGCATGGCCCGGCAGACGGTGGCGTGGTCGTTGGCGTCGCGGCGGGCTTCGGTCAGGGTGAAGTGGTGGCGGCGGTCGGTGTGCTCGTCGCAGCCGTGGCAGGTCCAGCTGTGGTCCTTCTCGCCGTACGGGGTGCCGGAGAAGGTGTTCTCGGTGTAGATGCCGCGGTAGGCGACGTGGACTTCTGCGCCGCCCGCTGTGAGGAACCGCATGAGGATGGTGCTGCCGTCGGGCTGCGCGGTCTCGCTGGTGGCGTCGGGGGTCTTGATGGGCTGGCGGCGGAAAAGGGAGGCGAGCATGGGGTGTGGTGTCCTTCCGGTGGTCAGGCGGCGAGGTGGAGGGCGCGGCGGAGGCGTCGGGTGATGCGCTGCCTGCGGGTGGGGGTCCAGCGGCGGGCGGTGGCCTTCAGCGCCTGGTGCCAGTCGCCGGTGTAGGCGGCGGTGCCGGGCGGGATGTCGGAGCCGATGATCTGGAAGACCCGCATGCGGGCTTCGGCGTCACTGATGGGCTGCTGCGGGCCGGGGATGTGGAGTGTGGAGGCCATCAGACGTTCGCCTCCGTCTTGTCCGTGTCCGTGCCGGCGCCGACGGCGGGGGCGAACATCCGGCTGAGGACCGGGGTGGCGTAGTCGTCAGCGGCACAGCCGACGGCGATGGCAAGGACGGCGGCCGCCCACTGGTTCCAGTCGAGGAGGAGGTAGAAGCCGGTGAGTCCGGCGAGGAGGACGACGGCTATGAGGAGGAGGTTGGCGGTGAGGGTGAGGGCGACTGTCTTGACCTGGTCCGCGGCGGCCTTGGTCTTGTCGGCGGTGGACATGTCGGCGGTGTAACGGCGGTAGTTGGTGGCGGCGGCCCACAGGGAGTAGCAGCGGGCGGTGTGTCGTTCGCGGGTGTCCTGGTCCACGGTGGGGTCCTTCGGGCTTCGGGTTGGTGGGTGGGGGCTGGTCGTACTCGACACACCACCGAGGTGGTGGGGTCTCGGGCAGGGCCAGAGAGGGTGCCGCCCGGCCCAGGGGGCCAGACCGGGCGGCGGTCGGGGGGCTAGCGGTTGGCGTTGGCGATGTCCTGGAGGCTGGCGCCCTGGTTCTGCGCCTGCTGGACCTTGTCCTGCATGTCGCGGAGGGTCACGGTGTCGGGGCTGGTCTGGTGGGCGCGGACCGCGGTGGCGGCGGCCTGGATGGCGGCGGTGGTGTCCATGGCGATTCCTCCGTGGGGTCAGATGCCGCTGATGAGGGCGGCGGCTTCGTTGGTGTGGTCGCGGGGTGTGTAGTCGGCGGTGTCGCGGGCGTGCTGCTCCCCGAGCCGCTGGACGTCCTTGGCGGTGTCAGGGTCGAGGCTGTTGAGGGTGGGGTTGGTGGCCGGGTTCGTGACGTCGGTGGCGAGTCCGGCGAGGGCTTCGGGAAGGTCCGGGCCGGCCGGGTTACCGAGGAGCGTGAGGAGGGTTTGCGCGGTTTCCAGGGACAGTTCGCCTCGGGCGGCTGCGTTCTTCGCGGTGCGGATGCTGTCGAGGATCTGGTCGACGCCGGGGATCCAGGCGAAGCCGGCCAGGTCGTCGAGGGTGTCGTCGAGGGCGGACATCAGGCGTCGTCCTCGTCGGCGTACGGGTCGACGACCTCGCCGTACACGTCGTCCAGGGCCTGGATCGCATACAGCATGTCGACCTGCCGGTGGTCCAGGACCGTGGCGGTGATCTCACGGGGGTCGAGGAGGAGGAACACGTCGGTGACGTCGGCGTACAGGTCGGGGTTGCACTGGGCGACCGCAGCCGCGGAGAACTCCCCGGACGGGATCTGCTCGAACTCGGGCTGCTGCATTACGCGGCCACCGCCTTGAGGACGCGGTCGGATCCGGTCCAGATGGCGCCGGTGTAGTAGTCGGTGCCGGCGTGCTGGTCGACGACGCGGACGGCGAACTTCGCGGCGTTGCGGCGGAGGACGCGCTGCGACTCGGTGGTGTCGGTGATGACCTCGGTGACCTGGACGAGGCGCGGGCCGTCGTAGTAGACGACACCCGGCCGGCGCGGGCCGATCTGGTCGGCCGTGGCCTGGGAAATGGTGCTGCTCTGCTGGTGGGTGGAGTGCTTTACATCCACCGTGTGTCCGCTACGGTTCTTCATTGGCAGTCGCTCCTGTTGAGGCGGGTAGCGATTTGTCGGGTCCTTCGGGGCCTCCGAGCGGCCTGGGTGTGCAACCACCTGGGCCGTTTGGCGTTTCCGGGGTCCGTCCTTCCCGACGAGAACCAATGTAGCGTCCTCGCGCTCTTAGCGCTAGTACTCGCGCTCTAGGTATCTTTCGGCTAATCTCAGGGGTGTACCGCTGCGCTGCTAAGCGCGGCAGCTAACGACGTAGAGAGGAGGTCGACCATGCGCGACACCCCCGGATACGCGGAGATCGCTGAGCACTTTCGTCGGCAGATCCGCGACGGGACGTTGAGGCCCGGCGATACTCTGCCGAGCTTCAAGGCAGCCAGCGAGCAGTTCGGCGTGGCGCATACGACCATCAACCGCGCCTACCGGGTCCTCAAGATGGAGGGGCTAACGCACGCCAAGACTGGCGTGGGGACAGTCGTATCCAGTCCCGTCAGCAACAACATCGGCACTCGCGTGGCCTTGCACGCGGCTACCGGTAGCGCTCTTGATGGCGGCGAGGTCTCGCGCATCCTGGAGGTCGGGACAACCGGTGCCGACGAGCTGGTGGCATCGCGGCTTGACGTAGCCCCCGGAACGCCTGTGCAGGTGCGCCGGCGGGTGGTCAGCCGGAACGGCCTCCCCATCCACCTGAGCAGCAGCTACTACCCGGCCTACGTGGTTGCGGTGACTCCTGAGCTGATGGAGCCGGTCTCTACCGGCGCATCGCGGGAGCTCGCGGCGTCACGGTTGGGGCTCGCCCAGGATCAAGTGTTGGAGGAGGTGACGAGCCGGCATGCCACGGCCGCGGAGAAGGAGGTACTGGGCCTGACTGCCAGCCAGGTCGTGGTGACCCAGGTGGTGCGCACCGTGACTCTGGAAGACGGCCGGGTCGTTGAGGTTGCGGTGAAGGTCGCAGAGGGATCGACGATCCTTCGTTGGACCACCTCGCTGCGCCCTCAGGAGTAGAAGTAGTACGGCCGACCGCACCAGCGGCACGGCCGGCCGCCCCACACGACGCTGAACTGCGAATCCTTCGTCGGTGGGGAATCCCGCTAGGAGATTCGTCATGAGCCTATCCGCTTTCACGAGACTCGTGAAAAGTCCGCTGCCTCTTGGCGGCCCACGATGACCAACGAATGGGCCAATCTGCCCGACAATGTCACGTTCACTGAAGGTGCGCAGCTGGCGGACAAGCTCGGCTTGTACCTCGGAGCGACCGCAGACAAGCTCCGACACCTCGCCCGCAGCCGTAAGCACACCACCTGGCCGTTCGGGAACTCCCGCGAGGGACGCCCGTACGAGTACGGCAAGGTCGCCAACGCCCGCACTATGCGCACCGAAGCCCTGCTGAAGCACCTGAAGGAGCACCCGCCGAACCCCGCCGGTCGGGGCCCGGACAGGAAGCCACGGCGGAAGAAGCAACAGTGATCGCGTTGCAAGCCTGGGGATCGCAGCCCTCAGCGCCTGGCGACGCAGAACGGCCGGCGGGTCGCAGCGCCCACCGGCCGTCAAGCACAACCAGTGGATTGCAGTCCGCTGGCACTCGAAGCGCCCAAGAGAAGTAAGGCGAGGCTTCATGGCCATCGTAGAGCCTGTTCGTCGTCTGCCAAGTGGGGCCCCCAGCGAAATCACTCACATGCTGGGGGCGCAACGGTGACGATTCTTCCCCGTGCCACGCGCCGGGCCAGTCGTCTGGACTGGGTGAAGTTCGACTTTGAGCTGGCCCGAGATGGCAGCGTGGACCCGACCGACAAGGCCCTGTATGCGGCCCTGGCATCGTTCGTGGACGTGGAAACCCGGGAGTCTCCGGAGACCACCGACACGGACTGCAACGTGATCCCACTGGACGTTCCGACCCGTAAGCGCCTGGCGGCGTGCATCGGCCGGTCCGTGGACACCGTGGACCGGGCCACAGCCCGCCTCGAGGCCCGAGGCCTGCTGAGGGTGCATCGGCAGCAGGATCCGGATAACCCGAAGCTGAACCTGCCCAGCGAATACGAGCTGCTGGACCACGAGATCTGGGACCAGCGGGCCGCCGATCGGGCAGCTGCGCGAGCTGCCCGTAAGGGGGTCCAGGCGGATCGCCCTGATCAGGGGGGTGGCCGCATGGATGCGGCTACCCCTGGCCGCGCCAGTGCGGCTACCCCTGGCCGCATGGGTGCGGCGGTAAAAGACCAGAGAGAAGTAAAAGAAGAGAAGGGGGGAGAAAGGGGTGGTGACGGCCGTCAGGCCTCTACAGGTAGTAGGGGTTCGCGTGCTGGCGGCTCCGCCGCGTCCGGCAAGATCAAGCAGCCCGGTTTCTCACGAGAGGAACGGCGCCAGTACGACGCCTTCGTGCAGGCCCTGCCCGCTCCGCTGAAGGCTCTGGTGCCGAACGGGCTCCCGGAGCCTCTGGTGCGCGCCGTCCTGGCTGCCACAGACGGTTCCAACCCAGTGGGCCGGACTGTGGAGCAGCTGATCGAGTACCGGCTGCTGCCGAAGTGGGACAAGCACTACTCGCGCCGGGACCAGGCCGGGCCGCTCAAGAAGCCGGTGGGCGCGTTGGTGGCGATGCTGCGCCGGGACGCGGAGTGCGGGGACCCGCGGTGTGACGAGCGGACGAACGTCGACACCGGGCAGGACTGCCGGGCCTGCGACGTTCGGAAGCAGGACAAGCGGGCCGGACGGGCTGCCGAGGGGGGCGTGGAGGAGGTTCCACGGCCCGCTGCTGCTCCTGCGCCCAGGGCGCCGGCGTGGAAGCTTCCTGGGCCTGTGCCGCCGCCGCGCGAGGCGGCCATGACGGAGGTGTCGGTGCATCAGAGGGTGTCCGCTCGGGAGGCGCTGCTGAACAGGAGACGCGTTCCCAAGTGAACGCCGACCCCATTGCAGGGCCATGGAATATGGGTTAGCTTCATTGTGTGCACCCGCCGGGGATTGCGCCCCCGGCGGGCTTCGCACAGGCCCTGTCGTGGCTGGGCCAGCGAACATCATCCAACCCCTCCCGGAGAGACCACCAGATGCCGCTCAGCCACGCCCTTGGCCGGTACACGCTCCTGATCCTGCTGACCGTCCTCATCCGCTTCGACCCACCGTCCGCCCCCGCGGTAATGGCCGTCCTGTCGTACTGGAAGGTGACGAACCCCAAGCCGGCAACACACTGACCGCCAACCGCATCAGACGAAAGCGAGGCCCCATGATCACCCTGCACCCCGTCACCGGCGGAATCCGCGACGGACGCCACCAGCACTACCCCACCCCTAACCTGGCCCCGCGTCAGGCCGAGGACGAGACGAGCGCCCAGGAGGCCGCATGCCGGATGCTCCGCGCCTACGGGGCCGTCAGCTTCCTCCGCCTGGTCGACGAGGCCGGCGTGCAGGTCGGCGAGCTACAGCGCGGGGACTTCTTCCACTCCGATTCCCCCCTGCGGGACGTCCACCACCGCATCGTGCAGGAGGACCTCGCCAACTGTCTCGCCGTCGCCTGACCTCCGCACTGCCCGCCCAGGCCTCGCCGCCAACCTCCTCGCCGGCGGGGCCTTCCCGCAGCAGGGGCAATCCCCCGCCCCGATCCGAACCATCCTTGACCCACGCCCCCGGCCCACCCTTTGGGAGAGTGAATGACCGCCCCCTACTACGAATCCGACGGCGTCACCCTCCACCTCGGCAACAGCCTCGACATCCTGCCCGCCCTGGCCGACGCCTCCGTCGACGCGATCGTCTGCGACCCGCCCTACGAGCTCGGCTTCATGGGCAAGGCGTGGGATTCGTCCGGTATCGCCTACAACGTCGATCTGTGGCGGCACTGCTGGCGGGTCCTCAAGCCCGGCGGGCACCTCCTCGCCTTCGGCGGGACTCGCACTTACCACCGCATGACCGTTGCTATCGAAGACGCCGGCTTCGAGATCCGCGACAGCCTGCACTGGATCTACGGCAGCGGATTCCCCAAAGGCCAGGACATCGCCAAGTCCATCGACCGTCGCCGCGATGACCGTGCCAAGGTTCTACAGGTAACGGCATGGCTGGCAGTAGCCCGCGACGCAGCGGCCTGGACGAATCAGCGGATCGATGCCCTGTGGGGCTTCAACGGCATGGCTGGGCACTGGACAACTCAGGGAGTCGCAGCCACCGTACCCACCCCGGAGCAGTGGGACCGGCTTCGTGAGGAACTCGGCTTCGACGATACGGAGATCCGCCCGCTCGTCGCCGAGCTGAACGCCCGCCGGGGCACCCTGGGCGAAGCCTGGTTGCAACGAGAGGTGATCGGCCAAGCCCACCGGGTGCGCCGTGAGTCCGATGTTCAGATAGCCGCCCTCAGCGACGGCGCCTACGACCTCACCGCTCCTGCCTCTGCCCCTGCCCGACAGTGGCAGGGCTGGAACACGGCGTTGAAGCCGGCGCACGAGCCGATCGTGTTGGCCCGGAAGTCGACCGGCTTCAACACGACCGTCGCCAACGTGCTGGAGCACGGCACGGGCGCCCTGAACATCGACGGGTGCCGGACGCAAGCCGGGCAGGACTACCGCGACAAATGCGCCTCCGTCGTCGGCCTCGCTTCGGACCGCAACGGGGACGCCTACGGTGAGTGGACCGGTGTGTGCGAGGACTTCGCGCATCCGGCCGGCCGTTGGCCCACGAACGTCCTCCTCGGCCACGGCCCGGACTGCGATGACGCCTGCAGCCCCGGCTGCCCCGTGCCGGACTTCGGGGCGGAGGCCAGGTTCTTCCCCGTGTTCCGGTACGAGGCGAAGGCGCCAGCGTCCGAGCGGCCCCGTCTCGCCGACGGCACCGCCCACACCACGGTCAAGCCGCTCGCGTTGATGCAGTGGCTGGTCCGGCTCGTCACCCCGCCCGGCGGGACCGTCCTGGACCCGTTCGCCGGGTCCGGTACGACCCTCGCCGCAGCCCTTCGTGAAGGCATGACCGCGGTCGGCGTCGAGAAGGAGGAGCCGTACGCCCAGCTGTGCGTGCAGCGCCTGTCTGAGCCGTACAGCGTTGCTCTGTTCAGCGACATCGCCTGACGCACCCCTGGGCCCCGCCACCGAACCCCCTCGACGGCGGGGCCCGAACGTTTCCCCCCACGCGACCGGCCACCACTGCCACACTGCCGCAAGAAGCCCACCCACCCGTCCACCGAAGGGACCTACCGCGTGACGACCGACAACACTCCGCCCGCCAACGACGACGCCGAGGCAGACGAACTCGTACGCCGCGCCATCGTCGGACTCGCCCAGTGGGTTGAGGACGCCGTCAGAAACCGCTGCATCACCGGCGACGCCGCAAAGCTGCTGGCTCAGGTCATGCAGGTGGAGCTGCGAACCATCCAGGAGAGGGTGCTCGGCACACCCGAGACCGGGAAGCCCGACCCGCTGATCCGGAGCCTGACGATGGACGAGCTGCGGCGGATGTACCCGAAGCCCCTTGAGCGGACTCAGTAGCCGCTGTTCTCGGCACAGCCGAAGAAGCGGGGCAACGTCTGTCGGTGGGGGCTGGGATGCTGGGGTGGTCCCCGTTCGCGGGGGCGACTCCGGGAAGCGCCCCCACGATCCGTGCTCCGCGGTAGGGGAAGTGCTGGAGGGCCCCCGGACGTCCACCCGGGGGCCGCTTCACATCTGGGCCCGGCCGAAGCCCCGCGGGATGTCAGACCTGTGCGCTTTCATACCCCCAGGACGTTCACCTCGGAGGCCCCCATGCCCGATGCCACCACCACAGACAGCCTTCCCGTGTACAAGGCCGGGGAGGTCCCCGAGCATCTGCGGACGATGACGCAGCTGAAGGCTGATCGGCTGAAGCCTGCGGAGGGGCAGGAGCCGGTCGGGTTCTTGAGCATGTACCGGCGTGGGCACGGATGGGGAAAGTTCCCTCTCTATGATCCGGCCGGCGCGGCGAAGATGCGGCCCTTGTCCGCGAGGCAGCAGCAGGCGATGACGGAACGGCGCACCTGCCCACGCTGCCATCAGGTCCGCCAGCAGCCCGTGTACCGGCAGTGCTCGGCATGCGATGCGAAGGACCGTGAGGATCGGCTGGCGTTGCAGGCCCGGACCTGTTGGAAGTGCCGCAGGGTCTCGGTTGCCGCGTTGCGCGTTGCCGCAGGCCCGGGCGAGCGGGACCGGTGTGTGCCGTGCTGGGTGCTGTGGCGTCTCCAGCAGCAGTTCGAGGCCGAGCGGTTGGCCGTGTGGCGCCGTACATGCCCTGGGCAGGGCTGCGCGGTGGTCACGGCCACCGATGAGGAGATCGCCGCTGAACGGGCCGCGAAGACGTGGCTGTCGCCGCGCTGGTGCCCGCCCTGCGCTGAACGGGACACGCTCGAGCGGGTAGAGCGCCAGCGGCAGGCAGAGGAGAACGCCCGCGCTGCCGTTGAAGCACGGCGCCAGCAGGTTGCCGCCCTGGAGGCGTGGGCACGCGAAGTCCTCGCCGACCCGGGCACGGTCATCCTGGATACCGAGACCACGGGCCTCGAGGACGATGCGCGCATCGTCGACATCGCTGTTCAGACTGTGGCCGGCGACATCCTCATGGACACGCTCGTCAACCCGGGAGAGCCCATCCCCAACGAGGCGACCGGCCTTCACGGCATCACCGACGCCCAGGTGGCTGCAGCGCCCCGGTTCGCAGACATCCTCGTCCAGTTGGCCGGCGTGCTGGAGGGGCGGCGATGCCTGATCTACAACAAGCCGTACGACGTGGCACGGCTGCACCACGAACTGACCCTTCACTACCGGCAGACGGGCCACGCCGAGCCGGAAGCGGCTGCCGCGGCCTGGATGTCGGGCATGCGGTTCGAGGACGCGATGATTCCGTACTCGGACTGGGTCGGGGACTGGTCTGACTACTGGGGGAACTACGCCTGGCAGCCGCTATATGGCGGGGACCATCGGGCGCTGGGGGACTGCCGGGCGGTCGTTGAACGGCTACGGGAGATGACGGCGCGGATACACGAAGGCAGCGCCGGCTGAAACGGACCAGGGGCAACGTCTGTCGGTGCCGGGTGTCATGCTCCGGTGTGTGCCCGTGGATGCGGGCCACTTCCGGAAGCGCCCCCATGATCCGTGCTCGACGGTAGGGGAAGAGCTGGTTCGGCCCCCGGCAGCCATGTCCGGGGGCCGCTTCACGCCTGGGTGGTGTCTTGCCGCGGCGCGGTCGGCAGCTCGGTGTGGGAATCCGACCAGTGCGACACCCACCCGCAGTTCCCGCAGGCATACCTGCCGTTCACCCCGGAGATCTCCGTCCCGCAACGCCGGCATCCCGTCGTCGTGATCTCCTGAGCCTCCAGGAACGCCGCCGCCTCTGCGGGTGTAGTCCCGGGCGGGGTAGCGGGGCGCTTTTGGTGCTGGTTCACTCAGCCGACCCTACCTGCGGCTCGGGCACGGTCTTGGAGATGGGGCCGCATAGGGGGCAGAGCCAGGAGCCGTCTGGGCCTTGCTGTGCCGTGCCGCCGCATTTGTTGCAGTTCACGTGGGGCCTCCCGGGTGCTGGTGTCGGCAGGGTCCAGGATGCTGCCGGGCCGGGCTGGACGGAACCCCCGCGGCCTGCCGGTGGCCGCTGGCATGCTGGACGGCGCCGACAACCAGCCTGGAGGACCCTCGTGGATTTGAGCCGTACACCCGCGCAGATTGCCACCGCCGCAGCAGAGGAACTTCGGGCGTTCAACCACCGCACGCTGGACGCGAAAGCCTTCGCGCAGCCTGGTGACGTGTCCGAGGCCGCCGATGCCTTGGCCCGGGTCGTGCAGTACCTTCCGCGGGCCCTCCGCCAGCTCGAGACCGGCCTGGAACGGCTTCACGAGGAGCAGCGGATCCGACTGGACGACAAGCCGCCCGCGGAGACGTCGCAGCAGGACATCTTCGACCGTGTGACGACGGTGGTGTTGGCGTTGCGGGAGGCGCGGGTGGATCTGTCCCGGCTGGATGACCGGATGCGTGAGGTGAAGGGCCCGTTGTCGCACATGGGTGCGCCGTGGGAGGACGAGGAGGAGGAGTCGGGCGTGTGAGGTGGGCTTGACGGTTCGTTCAGGGGCGGGTGCCTGCGGGTGCCCGCCCTTTTGTGTGCCCGGGGTCCGTCGAACCCATGGCAGTGCAATGGGATATGCGTTAGAGTGGGTCAGGTGGTCGCCCCGCACACGCCAGGCAAGACCCCCACACACTCAAACCCCTCCCGCCTGACCCGCGCAGGGGCAATCCCCCACCCCCAACCGCGAGAACCTGACCCCACCCCTGCCACCGGAGGCCACCCATGCCGGACACCACCCCACTTACCACCCGCCCCCTCACCGAGGGCGAGTACAACGCCGCCTGGCACGCCGTCGAAGGCGCGGCCGGCGAGGAAGGCGCCGACCCCGGGACGATCCTCCACGCCGTCCTGGCCAGGCTCGGAATCGCCTGGCCCGGTACCGCGGAGCAGTCGGCCGTCGAGGAGCAGCGCACGGCCAGCTGGCCGACGTTCATCCTTCAGCGCTGGAACTGGCCGACCAACGCGTGGGAGGAGCACGGCACCTACGGGCCCGATGCTCGCGGCGAGGGCAACGCCTACTTCGCCGTGTCCAGCGAGCGCGCTTCGCAGACCGGCCCGATCCGGCTGTTGAAGGACGGCGTGGCGGTGCTCGCGGACGACCCGGCCACGTACTACGACGCCTGACCTGCCGTGGTCACCCGCCCGCGACCCCACCCACCCCGGAGGCAACCAATGCCCACGACAACAGACGAGACGCAGCGACTCGCGTCGGATCGGCTCCCCTGCTACGGCCACGAAGCCCTCTACGACACCGCCCTCGACAACCTCGCCGCCGCCCCCAAGCGACAGCAAGCCATCCACCAAGCCGCCACGCTGTGCGCCACCTGCCCGGCCCCCTGCGACCAGAAGGTCACCCCAAGCCTCCTCGAGCAGGCTTGCTGCCCCGCCCCCAGCTACGGCACCTACCTCGCCCACAAGAGGCGTGGCGAGGACGCCTGCGAGGCCAGCAAGGCCATGAAGCGGGAGTACGACCGGGAGCGGTACGCGAAGAACCCGCGGCGGGCGCGGGCCCCGCAGCGGGCGTATGAGGCGCGGCTGCGTGCAGCACGGCAGGGGCGTGTCACATGAGCCGGCATGAGCAGATGTGCCCGCACTGCCGCGGCACGCAGGCCGGGGACGAGCCCGCTGTAGCGGAGCAGCAGGACGGCCGGCCGCGTTGGAGCCGCGGCCGGCCGCACCCCCGATCACACCACACGACCAGGAGACACACCATGACCGAGTCCACCACCGACCGCGCCGCAGCTCCCGTCAAGCAGCGCGCCGACTGCACCGAGACCGAGTGGGCCGAGCAGGAACGCGCCCGCTTCGAGCGGCTCTACACCCGCGAGACCGTCCGCGCCGACCTGGCCGAGCAGCGAGCCGACACGGCCGCGCGTGACGCCGACATCTATCAACAGCGCCTCGAACGACTCGGCGAGGGCTACACCAAGCAGCGCCAGCGCGCCGATCAGGCCGAGGCCCAGGCGGAACGACTGCGCACCGACCGGGCCGCCGCCTGCATCTGCGGACACAAGGAGGCGCAGCACTTCGAGGACGCCTGCCTCGTCTGCGACTGCGGGGACTACCTGGTGCCCGAGGCTGCCCGTGAGGTGATCGCCCGTTGGCGAGCAGCCGCAACCCGCGCGCCCGCCGACCGGGCGGCCGTACTGCGGGAAGCCGCCGACGTCGCCGAGGCGCAGTGTCAGCGCAACCCCTGGACGACCGCCGCCGACGTGATTGCCGAGCTCCGCCGCCTGGCCGCCGAGCCTGCTGCCGCCGGGCCGGGTCGGACGGCCGACGAGACACAGGAGGACCCGGCGCGCGTCGACCGGCTACGGCCTGAATTCTTCGAGCACGCCAGCGTCGAATCGATCGACGTTCAGATCCGGCGGGCACAGACGCAGCAGCGCCAATGGGGAAATCGCGTGAAGACGCTGACCATTTTGCGACAGGCCCGGGTCATGCAGAAGGAACTCGGCGAGTGGCCCGCTCCCACCCTGCCTGCTGGCGGGTCGCAGCAGGCGAAGGACGCCGACAGCAACCGCGTCGTCGCCTACCGCTCCGCCCTCCCCGGCGCCTGGTCGATCTACTGCACCCGCCACACCAGCGAACTCGGCGACGGAATCATGCCGCTCACCTCCGACGACCTGCCCGACGGAGGGCTGTGCGCCAGCTGTGGCGTGGACGTGCTGATCGAGCAGCAACCGAAGGAGGCCGGCCGTGGCTGACACCCAGACGCCCAGCCAGGCAGAAACCCACCTCGCCCGACGCCTCGCTCACAACCACGGCTGGCTTGACGACGACGACGCCTGGAAACGAGCGCCCGCCTCGCTCCGCAAGGACTACCTCGATCTTGCCCGGGAGACCCTCGCCATCACGGGTGGTCCCACCGAGGCGCAGCAGGAGGCCGCCGCCCTGGCCGCCGAAGTGCGCGAGTTGAAGACGCAGCGCGACCGATACCAGCGCGCCTGGCACAACGCCTGCACCCGAGCAAGGAAGGCCCGGAAATGAACGACGTGCCGGGCTGGCTGGTCCTCGAGGCCCTCGTCGCCGCCCACGTAGCCGTCATCGGCCTCCTCGCCCTCACCATCCACGTCACCCGCGCCGGCATCCGCCGCATCCGAACCCGCAAGGAGGCCTGACATGGAGCGCTACTGCTCCGGCGACCGGTGCGAGGACTGCGCCCCGCCCACCCCCGAGGAACCGTACGACGAGTGCTGCGAAGCCACCTGCGGCTGCTGCCCCCGCGTCAACGAGCACGACCACTGCCGCCTGGCCCCCGGGAGCGAGGAGGACTCGAAGTACTGCGACCAGCACGGCGAAGGCTGGCTGAACGACCGGTCGGCGGAGGGGCAGCGGATGTACGAGCTGCTGCGCGACGCGTGACGGCTCTGGTTTGCAAGGGCTGCAAGCGACGTTTGAAGAACCCCACCCCGACCGGCTACGGGCCCGTCTGCGCCCGCAAGCACACCCCACCCGCCCCACGCCGCCACCGCACCACCGCAAGGCGCTCCAGCGCCCGCCCAGCCCCCGTACGACCCGCCCCCGACGAACTCCCCGGCCAGGAAACCATCCCCCTCTTCTACCTACAGCCCACCCTGGAGTCACTTTGACCGACTACCGCGAGCCCCACGTCACGGCGGAACTGGCCGACTACTTCACAAAGCGGGAAGCCGCCCGCACAGCCAGGATCCGCGACTTCCTCAACAACCTCACCGCCCGCGAACGAGCCCTGGTCCAAGACATTGCCGTCATGGGCTACGTCCGCGGCAGCATGCACCCGAAGAACGAAGAGATCCCCCTGAACAAGGCGATCCTGGCCGACGTCGTCAACGCCTGCTTCGCCTTCCCCGACCTGTACCCCGCCGTCGCCACCATCGAGCGATGCCCAGGCTTCCCCGAGGGCTGCCCCAACCTCCGCCTGGTCCCCGCCGACCCGCCCAAGCATCAGGGCGGAGTCCGCTGCGGATGCGCCGACGACCCCGAGGATGACGAATGACGGGCCCCGATGACCCGCACTGGCGGTGGGAGTTCCGCTGCGAGGACTTCGTCTACGCCCGCCTCGCCGACGCCCAGGCTGCTGCCGACGAGATGCCGCCCGGTCCCGCCCGTGACGCCGAGTCCAACCGCATCGACTCCCTCTACCTCATCGCCTCCCAGCACAACATCTGGATCGACCTCCGCGGCCAATCCGCAGGCCGATGCCGAACATGCAGCCCCTCCGCCGGAGGCGTCCCCTGCCTGACCATGACCGGCCTCGCACGCATCTGGCGAACCCACCCCGACTACCAGCCCGGATGGAACCGAGCCGTAGACCAGCCCGAAACCGGCAGCGGATCCACCTACCGCGAGTACAAGACCCGCACCACCATCTGGACCCGCCGGGCAGCGAAACTCGCTCCGTTCTACGACCGCTTCACCCTGGAACGGGACCGGAACGGCGAGTTCTGGAAGTGCAAGACCTGCCCGGCCCGCGGCGAGAGCTGGTTGCCCCCGTCAAGCCTGTACGACCACCCGTTCGCAATCGACCAAGCCCTCCAGCAGCACCCCACCTGCCCCGCCCTCGAGAACAAGGAGCCCACCACACCGTGAGCGACTCCAGCACCCCCGACACCAGCACCACGCCCCTCGACCACGACCTCAGCGCCGCCGCAACGTACATCACCAGCAGCGCCGTCCAGCAGTGGGCCGCCAGCCCCGTCACCCCCGACAGCATCAGCGTCCAAGGCCGCAATGGGACCACGCTCGTCACCATCCACCCCGACGGCCGCCTCGAATACGGGCCCGACTACACCCCCGACACCGCCGCCCGCGCGTTCTGGGACGCCCTCCAGCAGATCGCCCGCGCCCACCGCTTCGGGGCGCCGCTCAACGCCAGCATCAACGCCCACCTCCGAGCCGGCGAGGAAGCCGAACGGAAGGTGGCCCGCCTGGACCAAATGGCCCTCGCCTGGCTCGAACGCCTCCCCGACACGATCCTCACCAAGACGGCCGCCGACGCCATCCACCACATCACCCGCGGAGACGCCCGATGACCGACGCCGCTCACGCATGCTGGCACTGCAAGGACGCCGACCCCGCCGTATGCCTCGCCAACCCGGCCCACCCCAGCTACAACAAGGGCCTGGTCTACTTCCCCGAACGCGTAGCCAAGCCCGGCTGCCCGTTCTGCGACATCGTCGCCGGCGAAGCACCCGCCACGATCGTCCGCGAGTGGGACGACGTCATCGCCATCGTCCCCCACAACCCCGTCGTGGAAGGACATACCCTCGTCATTCCGAAGACGCACGTAGAGGACTTCACGGCCTCCACCTACGTTGCGGCCCGGACCATGGCCAAGGCCGCTCTCCTCGGCAATCAGATGCGCAGCCCCATGAACCTGATCACCAGCAAGGGCAGAGAAGCGACTCAGAGTGTCTGGCACCTCCACCTGCACCTAGTGCCGCGAGCGGAGAACGACGGCCTGGCCCTGCCCTGGTACTCCGGGCGCAGCAGCAAGACCACCGTCAGCGTGCCCGCCGAACCGCAGGACGCTGCGGAAGTCGGCCGTTCCGTGGCCCGCGCTGTCCGCCAAGCTCGCCGACCGGGACGGGAGGGCTGACGATGACCGAGCCAATGTCCGAGACGACGCTCCTGGTCTGGTACTGCCGATCCTGCGACAAGTCCTGCAAGGTCGAACCGCCCGACCCCGAGCAGGTCGCCTGCAAGTGCCCAAACCCCGTACCCGGCCTGCACCCCACCCAGGTCACCGTCATGCACGCACCGAAACCCCGCCCCATGCACGCCCTCAGCGACGAGGAAGCCCGCCTCCGTGCGCTCGCCCGGAAGGGCACACGCGTCCGCGTCATCTACGAGGGCGAGATCGCCGACGCCTGGCAGTGGTCCAGCGCCGGCAACCGCGGCCTCGACTTCGTCGTCACGTCACCCGACGGACACTGCCACACCGTGAACGGCCAACAGCCCGGCCTGCGCATCGAAGCCATCACCGACGAGGAGGACTGACGTGGGAGCAGCCCTGCACCTCGCGCACGTCCAGCAGGCGCCCGTGCGGAAGCGGAAGAGGAAGGGCGGCGGCAGCGGAGGCGACGGCTACGACGCTCTCGTAGCCCGCGTCTACCAAGACCAGCGCATGACCCCAGAAGCCCGTGAACTGATCCTCCTCCTCGCCTGGCTGTCCGCACGCGACCCCGACCGCTACGACACCGACGGCACCCAGATCAGCTGGAGGAAACGCGCCTCGAAGATCCTCGGAGAGTACGGCCCAGGACCGCGCCGAGGATCCCGCCTCGCCGACCTCGTATACGCAGACCGGCCCCGCTACGAAGACAAGCACGTCGAATGGGGGCAGCGGGTCTGCGCAGCGCCCATGATCCGGCGCGCCGGCCTGTGCGGGCAGCACGCCACCGACCGGGACTACACCGTCGACCAGGAGACTGGGTGGCGGACCGCGGTCTGGTACTGCCGACGTCACGAACCGTGGGGGCGCGACCTCCGGGCCCAGCGTCTGGCCAACCCTGGACCGGAACCCATCCCGAACGCGGGCGGACTCATCACCTCGTACCTCATGGCTGAGGGGCAGGAGGAGGCCTGGGCCCGCCTGTACAAGGAGGCCGCGGTGTGGAAGATCGACAGTTTCTGGGAACCGTCGAAGACGTACGGCGTTGTGGCCGACAACTGGCCTACTCCTGGCAAGGACCCCATCCCGCAGCGCGCCCGCCTGCGCCTTGTGCTGGGCGGCGCCGACCTCGAGGGCGCAGATGCTTGAGAAGGTCCTAGGCGGCGGATAACCCGGCCTCGCCCGCGGCTGCCGTGCCGCCTTCGCTGTCGTCGACGTGCCGGTCCGGCGATAGCGCCCACTTGAAAGTCAGCTCCGGGACCGACTCCGCATCGAACAGCTCCCGCAACTTCGCGACCTTCGCGTTGAACGTGCGCAGGGAGATTCCCAACTGCCGTGCGGCGCCCTTCTGGTCCCGGCCCGAGCACAGTTCCCGCAGGATCTCCCGCTCCTCTTTCGTCGTCCGTACGCCCTGGGCCCCGGACACCGTGTCGACGGCCGGCCAGCCCGTGCGCGGCCGGAGCTCCCCGAACCAGGGGTCTGCCCGCTTCCACCGGGATTCGAATTCCGAGACGACGTACGCGACGAAAGCCCCGTCAGTGATCTGCCACGCCGAGTTTTCGTGCGCGCCCGGCACAACCGTGTTCGAGATGAACGCCGTCCGGCGGTCGACGATGATGGCCCGCTCGAACGGTTCGGCGAGCGTACGGAACTCGGCTGACCGCCCGTCGGGCCGGTTGGCCATCATCCGGGCATGCTCCGCCGTCACCGGGTTGTCGCGGACAGTCGCCCGGTACAGGGTCCGAAGCGTGACACCGCGTTCTAAAGCGTCAGTGTCCCGGCCCCTGCCCGCCTCCAGGTGCTCCTTCGTCCGCGGCCCGGCCGGCTGCGCCGCCAGGATCTCGAACTGCGCACCGCCCACCACATCCTGAAGACGCGCATTCACCACCACCGGATCCGGAATGAACTCGGATCGGCCACCGGCATGCAGCTGGGAACGCTCGAAAGCGTCCTCGAGCGCCAACACCGTCCCGGGCAGGCTCCGCATGCGGGACAGGCAGTCGTCCAACGCCCCGAATTCGATCATCATGCGGCGTCGGAGAACATCCCGCGGATTCAACGGGACCAGCCGGTGACCCTCCCGCACATCCCGCACCACCAAACCGAGTTCCAACAGTTCGGCGACCGCGTCAGGCATCCGCTCCGATGGGTCCTCACCGGCCGCGATCAGCGCGAACGCGTCCACGGCAGCCGGAGACAAACACCCTGCGTCACCCTTACCGAAATCTATGGCCAACGCTTATGATCCCCCGCCCAAAACAAACCGCACGACTGCACCAACACGCAATGCACACACACGCACACGACAACAGTTGAGAGTCGAACCAGCGTAAGGCAAATTAGCTGCGGGGCGTCCCCCGGCGCTCGTACTCCACATCCTCCCCAACACCCTCGCGCGTCTACTGCCAGAACACGCACCCGGACATGGGGATCGCAGCGGATCAGAGTACGACACACCGGGCAAGACGCCCCATCAGCATCCCTACCGACCCTGCTGACGCCCAGAAAGGGACCGCTCGTGAAGCCCACCCTGCGCCGCATCCTGGCCACCGCAGCCCTCACCACCGCCACCCTCACCGGCACCGCACTCACCGCGACCGCGCACGCCGCCGAGACCACCACCACGGTCACCGTCGACACCACCACCGCCGACGCGACGATCGAACTGCCGACAGTCGCCCCCCTCGACACCTGGTGGGGCTGACACCCACGGCCGGCCCGGCAGGACGTGCCCCCAGCACCCTGCCGGGCCCCGGGCAGGGGCAACACGACGGCGGATCAGCGGGACGGTAGAGCCCATGAGCTCCCACCCCCAAACCCTCGCCATCGACTTCGACGGCGTCATCCACGCCTACAGCCGCGGCTGGCAAGACGGCACCATCTACGACCCGCCCCTCCCCGGCACCCTTGAAGCCCTCGAGCATCTGACCAAGACGTACGCCGTCTTCATCCACACCACCCGCGACGCCACCACCGTCGCCTGTTGGCTCGCCGACCACGGATTCGACACCATGGTCGACGTTCCCGGGCCCGACCACCCGAAGCGCGAGTTCTGGAACGAAACCGGCGTCCTCCTCGTCACCGACCGGAAGCTGCCCGCCATCGCCTACATCGACGACCGCGGCATCCGCTTCACCACCTGGGACCAGGCCCTGCTCGACCTAGCCCAGGTGATGTGATGCCCAAATTCCAGGTCCGCTCGCCCGTACGCCTGCGCCGCCTCGCAGGAGACCGCCGCCTCTACATCACCTCAGACGGCTCCACCGACGCCGGCTACCTCGCCGAATCCTCCCTCCACGTCACCAACGAGGACTTCCCGTACCTCCACCTCGAGCTGGAAGAACACCCGTACGACCTGTACAGCGACGGCACCGACGCAGCCACCTACGACTTCCCCGCCTACCGTCTCCTGGCCGCGGACGTCGACGCGCTGACCACGACCGCGAAGTCCAACGACTACGCCCTCCTACAGCTCCTCCACGTTCTCGAGGCGCTGCGCCCTGACATGGGCACGGTCGTACCGGAGTGCGGGCACGAGGACGTCATCGAGGTTCCCCAGGTCGGTGACACCCAGACTCCCGGCATCTGCACGTGGTGCCCCACGCCTCTGGTCCGCCTGAACGACGAGTGGATTCCCGCCTGAACCGTCCCGCGTTGTCAGTGCCGCGTGGCAGACTCCCGAACGGAGCTGGCGCCGTCTCGTCCCCCGTAGCGGCGCCAGCCACAAGGCTCCCGGCCGCAATCCGCGTCGCGTGCCAGGGAAACGTGGCCCGGTCCTCCCTGTGGGACCGGGCCACACGCACACCCGGCCCCGTTTGAGCAGGGGCAACACGTCCCGGTTTCGTGCCCAGACTGAAGGGCATGCCTTCCACCCCTTCGCGTCCCAGTACGCGCCGTATCGTCACCGCCCTGACCGCCGCACTCGTCGCCGTCCTGGCCCTCCTCACCGCCTCCGCACCACCCGCCCACGGCGCAACCGGGCCCGTCTACGCAGGGAACGGATGGAAGGCATTCACATCGGCCGGCGTGTACAGCCTGTCCCCCGACCGGTACACCATCGTGTTCGCCGACGACACAGCCCGCACCAAACTCGCCGCGTACTTCACCGCACCCGCCAACCAGGTCACCACCGACGTCGGCGTCCCCATCACCGTCTCCACCCTCCTCGACACCACCCCCGCAACCTCCTGCCCCACCTACCACCGCATCGTCGTCCACTACACCTACCGGCCCACCGGCCAGACCGGCGTCAGCCAGGGACGCCCCTGCTACGCCGTCGCAGACGGCTCAGCCTGGGGAGGCCACGTCCTCGTCGACTCCGAGTACTGGTCGACCCCCGCCTGGTTCTCCACGGACGCGACGAAGAACGAGGGGTACAGGAAGAACGCGGTCACGCATGAACTCGGGCATGTCCTGGGCCTGGACCATCCCAACGAGGATCGCGACAAGGACGGGACCGTGGAGTCGTACGAGTGCGTGACCACCGCGACCGGCACCCGGCCCCTGATGTGCGCGCCGAACGGCGGCTACTACAACCCGGTCGACGCCGGCCGGTTCACGCCGCCGTTCGACCTTCCGGGGCTGAAGCAGATGCTGGCGAACTACACCCTCCGCAAGGCCTGAACGCCTGCGCGTTGTCGGTAGGTGTCACGTCTACGGCTGCCGCAGTCCCGGCTCCGGGTTGCACACCCCGCACATCTCCACCACCAGACTGTCGTCCCCCAGCGCCAGCAGTACTTCGCCCCGCTCCAGGAACCCCGCCTCGCCCTTCCAGATCCCGCACCCGCCCCGATGCAGCACCGACCGGCGGTTCCGGGCCGGCTCCAGCTTCCACCGGGCTTCCACCCACGCCCGTTCCGCCTGACGCTTCTCCCGCTCCTCCTGCACCTCCAGCGTGCGGATCGTCTGCCGGGTCTGGGCCAGCTGCCAGACCAGCCACTCCTCCAGGGTGCGCTGCTTCGCGAGACGCTCACTTGTCGACATATCGTTCACGCGTTCGATCCTACGGGCATGAAAAAACGCCCGCCACCTGCGCAAACAGGTGACGGGCGAGTGCCCCCCAGGCGTGCGATCACCGTACGCCCTGGCTGTGCTCAATGGTAGGGGCGCAGCACCTGATCGACCCTCCCCGCGACCGCAGCAGCCCGCACCGGATCCCGAACCCCCTTCGGCGCGGCCGCCAGCCGGGACACGAGACGGTCCGCGGACAACACGTACACCGGACCCGACCACCCCTCCACCACCACGTTCGGCGCCAGCTCCCCGCCGGCCACCGCAGAGCCGTGCACCACCAGAAGCGGCCACACCGACCCGCCCGGCATCCCCAGCACCCGCCCCACCCCGACCGCATACCGGGCCACCGCCTCCACCTGCCCATGCCGGTCCTCCGTCCCGCAGTGCACCCGCCCCCGCACCAGACACGTCGGATGCATCGAGCCGGCACGCCAGCTGCGACAGCCTGCGTGGCGGTGTAGGTGATGACGTGCCCGGCGCAGGCGATCACGCCGTCGCGCCCGGCCCCGCCCTTGTGGACGGCCTGGTCGTCGATTTGGACCCAGTGGTCGGCGACCTCGTGCGCTGCCGTGAGTGCGGCGTAGGCGGCCGCGAAATGGGCTGCTCTGCTGGTCATGCTGCTCCTTCGAGGGCGGTGGGGTTCCAGGTGTCGGGGCCGGGCACGGTCTGCACACGTCGGCCGAAGTGCTTGGCAGGCCAGATGCGGCCCACGCGTTTCCCGGACCGTTCACAGCGCGGGCTGCCGTGCTCGTCCAGGCGCCCGTACTCGGACATGAGCACGGGCTTCAGGCAGGACGGGCAGTCGGTACGGGCGGCGCCCATCACACGGCCTTACGGTGCCGCGGGGTGGGCCCCGTCCGGTTACGGCGGCCGCGGATGGCGCGTACGGCCTGCTCGGCCAGGTCGGCTATGAACGCGGCGACCGCGACGAGGAGGACGCCCAGCCACCAGGGCGGGCTGGTACGGCCTGTGACAGCCCACCAGAGGATGCCGAAGGTGATGCCGAAGCCGACGAAGAAGACGGTGGAGGTGATGACGGGCAGGTATTTGCGGAGCATGGGCCCTCCACGGGGCGGATGTGACGGTGGGTAAGCGGGACTCGGACGGGCCGGGTATCAGGCCGACGGACGTGTCTAAGATGTCCGGTTCACAGGTGCAGTCCGGCTACGCTGCGTTGGCTTTCCGGGCTGCACGGCGCTCCCGCCGGTACTCCCGCTCGCCGTCCCAACACCGGTCGCACGGCTCCTCGCCGCGGTATTGGTGAGCGGCGAACCCGGCATGGTCTCCGTGACGGCGCTTCGGATCGAGAATCCCGGCCTGACAGGCCAAGAACACGGCGTGCGCCTGGCTCTTGGCATCCAGCTTCCGCAGGATCCGCGTGCTGGTCTTCAGGACCCCGTTGCGGCTGTACCCCGTCCTCTCAGCTATCTCCAAGTACGTCAGACCCTCCGAGACGTACTGGAGGACAGCCAGTTCCTGCTGGGTGAGAGGACGGACGGGCCCGACGCTCGAGGACGTCGGGCCCGCCTGGACTGGGGCGGTCACGCCGTCACCCCGTACGGCTCGAGGGCCGCCGCACCCGGCAGGTACAGCGGATGCCGCGGTAGCCCCTTCGACGTCGTCCCCAGACACAGCAGACGCACGCCACGCCCGCGCAGACCCTCCACCACGACCTGGCTGCGCTCCGCCGCTACCGGGAACGCACCCCACGCCACCACCACCGCGTCCCCCATGGCTGCGGCAGTCCGTATGAACACGTCCGCGTACCGGCCGACCGGGTCGGGGTGCCGGGCCAGGTCCCGCGGGTCCGGGGAACACAGCGCGAACAGGTTGACGACGACCACTCCCCCCGCCTGCTCTCGGCGGGCGAACCCGGTTGGGCCGGCCAGGCGGCGGATGGTCGGATCGTCGGTCAGGGCGTTCGCGGTGCTGGGGTTGAGCATCAGGACCACGAGGGGCTTGGTGGTGGGGTCCCAGATTCGGGTGAGGAGGTACCGGTAGGTGCGGGCGGGGCTGTCGAATACGGCAGCGGCGGTTCCTCCGGCGAGGTCCCGCGTCTGCTCCACGTGCACGTCCAGCTCCGTGTCCGCCGGCATCAGCGTCAGGACGCTCACTCGCCACCGCCCAGGCGCGGCTCCACACGGGCGCGTCCCCGGTTGTAGTGCGGCACTGGGTCCTTGCCCGGGCGGAAGCCGTACGAGTCGCCGTCCAGCTCCTCACCGGTCTTGATTCTGCGGTACACGGTGTCCGGGCCGTGCCCGAGGTCGTCGTCGCCGGTGACCTCAACGCCAGCCTGGTAGAGCTCGGACTCGGTCATGTCCCGCAGGAGGTCTTCCTTGCCCGCGGTGACGTCGTACACGTCGGCCTGCGGCACGTGCGCGAACGCGTCCTCGAGGACCTTCAGCAGCGCCACGAACTTGGTCTGCCACTCGTCGGGCATCGACTGGAGCAGCGTGCGCGGCAGGACCAGGTAATTCGCGTACGACAGGCCGAAGTGCTTGTGAACGGCGTCGCGTTCGACCTCGCCGGCCTCGCGCTCCGCTGTCGCTTCCGCGGACTTCACGGCGAGCTCCCGAGCCTCCGTGATCCACTGGTCCAGCACGTTCACGTCCTGCGCCACGGTCCGTGCGATCCAGTCCGTGTGCTCCTCCGGGTCCGGTCCCTCCTCGAACGGCCCCTGGAACCAGTCGGTGATCTCCGCAGCCTTGTCCGGGGCCGTCTCCATCAGGACGTGCAGGGCACGGGCGAACCCGGCAGCCTGGCAACCCGCGATGGCCTGCCACCCGAAAGCGGCCAGCTGCTTCGGGGACGGGGGAACGATGGTGCGGATGTGTAGCTGAGCCAGTTCCGCCAGAAGCTCCTCGGGGGTCTGGGTCGTGATGGTCTCGGTTTCGGGTGTTGCGGTCATGCGGTGGTACCTCCTGTGGGGGCTCATTCGTCTTCCATGGGCGGGACGGGCAGGCGGTGCAGGTGGATGGCCTGGTCGTCGCCCTCCACCGCGGGCGTCATGGACCAGGCGGTGCCGGCGTCCTCGGGCAGCCACTCGAATGCCGCGTAGGCCAGCTCGAGCGCGGTGAGGTCGACGAGCTCCGGCTCCCAGCCCTGCGACACACGGAACGCGGTCAGTGCCGCCACCGCCTGGTCGTGGTCGTCGGTCAGTGCGATCAGCTCACCCGTGTCGAACTGGTGGACCGGGATCCTCTGCCAGGCGCCGGTGAGCTCCTCCGGGATGGGGTGAAAGCGGTCCCCCGGCTCCGGGTCGGGTGCGGGCAGGGTCCCCATGTCGAGGTAGGTGACCTTGTCGGTGGCGTCCGGCACGGTGAGGGTGAGCCGGTGCCCGTCGAACCGCAGCCGAAGCAGGTTGCCTTCGTCGATGGCGGCGATGATGCCGGGCAGGACCTGGCTGGTGACGGGGTGGGTGTAGGTGATGAGGCGTCCGGGAACGGCCTCCGGAACGTTTGTAGTCATCGGGCGTGGTTCTCCTTTGCGCGGGTGAGGATGGTGCGGATCCGGGACCACCACGGGCCACGGACGGGGACGGGCTTGGGTGGGGCGCAGCGGGCGCAGACGCACGGCGTGCCTTCGTCTTCCGCCTCCTGATGGGTGAGGACGTCGTCGACACGCGCATCCCGGTCGTGCCGCAGGGCGTCCATGACGTGGTTGTGCCAGTACTCGTGCGCGTTGGCCTGCCCGTCGTGCCACCGGCAGATCAGACCCGTCTCGGCGCAGGCCGGGCAGTCGTCGAAGTTGTCGACGCTTCCCGGGTTGTAGGGGGCGGCCTCCGGCATCTGGTTGCAGCCCGGCCGCAGCGGCGGCCGCAGGGTGAGGAGAGCGTCGGGGCGGGCGATACCGAACTCCCGCGGCGCCCAGTCCTCGGGGAGACCGCGGAGGTGGAGGGCGAGGGCGCCGGCAATCGCGGGCTGGTACTCCTTCAGGCTGGCCCACAGGGTCGCGGCAGCTTGCTGCGGGTCGATGGGGCGCACGGCGGGCGGGCCAGGTGCGGCGTCCGGGGTCACGGTCATGGCGTGGTGCTGCTCCTTTGCAGGTGAGGTTCGGTCAGAACGGCCAGGTCGAGTTGCCGCCCCATCCGCCAGCGCCGGCGGGCGCCTTACGGCGGCGACGGAAACGGCGGGGCAGGCCGTGGCGCTGCTGGTCCAGGCGGGTTTGGATGCGTGCCCAGCGGGGGCAGCCGTCCCGCTTGCAGTCCGCGCAGTACGGGTCGGCGCTCTCCCCCGTGCCGTCGGCGGCCCAGCCGGTGGTGGCGTGGAAGACCTGCGGGAGGGCGGCCAGACGGTCCGCACGGCGCCGCGTCATTCGCTCGAGGATCAGCGCCTCGCTGGGGACCTCCCAGGCGTGCAGGCCAACGACCGGCTTCCACCGACGGCCGTGGTGCCAGCGTTGGGTCCCGCACCAGCGGCAGCCGTACGGGGATTCGAAGTCGAGGGTCTTCACGGTGGCGGTGCTCCTTCAGCGGGAACGAGGGGTGGGCCGCCCGCACGGCTGCGATCGTGGCGGGCGGCCCGTCGTGGGAGGGGGGACCGCGCACCCCCGCAGGAGGGGGTTGGGGGTGCGGGGGTGGCGCGGCCCGGGGAGGGGCCTCCTGGGGGCGGGAGGCCCATGGCATGGGGGCTACTTGGGCTCGAGGGGAATGCCTTTCAGCCAGTCATCGCCGTCCAGGAACTCCGGACGGCGTTCCCGCCAAGAGGCCAGCGCCTCGTTCAGACTGCGTTCCCACCACTCCGTCCATCCGTGCATCTGGATGTTCCACCGCCAGGATTCGCGAACGCTTTCGTAGGCGGAGCGGCTCAGGTTGTGTCCGGAGGTGGGGTCGATGTCGTCCAGGTCGACGCCGAGGGCGATGCACAGGGCGATTCGGGCGTCATCCACGGATGTACGCTGCTCAACACCCTCAACTGTCTTCAGCGTGTCTCGCTGACGGGCCAGCCGCATGATGCGGAGCCGTGCTTCCTTGGCCATGTTGTTGCGCATCTTGTGCCCTCTTACTGGCCGTAGTGGTCGGACGGGTCGTCGACCGGTCCTTCGGTGGTGGTGCAGCCGGGGTAGTGGATGCCGGCGGCGATGTCGCGGGCGCTGGCGCCGCAGTCGCAGCCCACGTCATGCGCCGTTCTCGACTACCGGAGTGAGCTTCTGGGCGTCCCAGAGCCATTCGCCGCCCGGGCAGACCTCGTCGTCGGCGGAGAACCTGATCAGGTTGGTTGCGGTGATCAGGCCGGTCTCGGAGTTCCGGACCAGCGTGGAGTCGTCCACCGTGGTGGCACGCCGGCCGCTGGGGGTCTGCACGTTGGTGCCCGCGGGGATGGAGGCGAAGCCGGTGGTCAGCATGGGGTCCCCCGGTGGTTTGGTGGGGTGGTGGAATAAGACGACTCTAACCCATATTCCATTGCACCGCAATGGTTGTGACGCCCCCGGACACACGAAAGGGGCCCAACCCAAAAGCCAGACCCCTCACGCCCAACACCCGCCAGTCAGAACGGCGGAGCGTCCCCCCACGCGCCCGCCTGAGCCGACTCAGCAGCCGCACCCGACGACGCCCACGGATCCTCCCTCCCCTCCCGCGACGACCGCGTACGCGCCTGCTGCAACGCCTCCCTGGCCTGCCCCGAACCACCCGCCTTCGTCACCTTCGCCGTCGCGTTCCGCAGAGACGGGCCGAGCTCCTCCACATCCAGCTCATACACCGTCCGCTTCACCCCCTCCCGGTCCTCATACGACCGCTGCTTCAGCCGGCCCTGCACGATCACCCGCATACCGCGCTGAAGGGACTCCGCGACATGCTCCGCAGCCTGACGCCACACCGAGCACGTCAGGAACAGGGACTCGCCGTCCTTCCACTCGTTGGTCTGCTTGTCGAACGTCCGCGGCGTCGACGCGATACGGAACTTCGCCACCGCCACGCTGCTACTCGTCCAGCGCAACTCGGGATCGTCTACTAGGTTTCCGACGACTGTGATGATCGTTTCGTTGCTCATGCTGTCTTCTTCCGTCGATTGCGTCGGTGGGATGCCTTGTCTCGATCACGGGCACAGGCACGACATCTGCGACTGTTCTTTCGAGGTTGCAGGTAGGTGTTCTCGGCGTCGTACGGGTGACCGGCCGGGCAATGCGTTTTCAGACGGTTCCAGGTGCTGATCCCAAAGCCACGGCGCGTGTTCTCGGCGAGTGTGACCACCTCAAGATGAGCGGGGTTCACACAAGCCCGGTTACGACACAGGTGGTCTATGACCAGTTCCTCTGGTATCGGACTACGCGCAAGCTCCCAGGAGTAGCGGTGCACAAGAACCGACTGGCTCTTCACGGGGTGGAATACTCCGTATCCGCGACCGTTCTGCCCTGCCGTCCACTGCCAACAAGCTCCCGTGACACGCCCCTGCGCCGGCATAGGCCCGGACTTGTTGACCTTGGCCCAGAACCGCACATCTGCCGGAATGAGCTGCCGGGATCCATTGGGGTCGCCCCATCTGCGCCAGCGCTTGTAGTGCTTGGCGCAGTAACCGCTGTTCTTGTGCTCCCCACCGCAGCCATCCACGGCGCACCCTGTGTGCCTGATCGGCAAGAAGGTGTTCGGGTCACCGTGGGCTTTCCAACGCTTGTAGTGCTTGTTGCACAGTCCTCGAGCGCTGACCTTCGCGCCGCAGTCGGGCATGGTGCACGCCTTGGGCCCCCGCTTGGTATGTAGCGGGTAGGACTCGATACTGTCCATGAAGCCCTCCTTCCGGTATCTCGGATGGCAGGGTCAGGGGCCGCTTTGGTGCGCTAACACCGGCGGCCCCGCAGAAGAATTTTCCCAGTTCAGAGGCGGTTTCGCTGGGGTGCCTTCCCCCTGCTCATGCCGCTTCTCCCAGCTGGTGCTTCTTCGTCGCCAACTGCGACGTCGCCCCGTGCCCGCACATGAAGTCCCTCGATGCCTGCGTGCCCTTCGCACTCCGAACCTTCCGGATCGGCCCCCCGAAGTGCGGGTACCGCTTGCCCGTGCAGATCGCCCGCACGGTCTCCCTGGTCACGTCGAACGACATGGAGATCGCCACATCGGAGTCGCCGCGCTCCGACCGCTGCCGCATCTTCACCACGTCCCGCTCCGTCAGCACCGGACCGACGACCGGGCCCAGGCTCGGGAACTCGCGGCCGGCACGCTGATACCGCTTCCTGAGCCGGTTCACCCACTTCTCGGCGGTCTTCGATGCCCATCCGCGCAGCCGGTCCACATCCCCCAAGGTCATCCCCAGGGCGAAGCACTCCTGGACCGCGGCCAGGAAGTCGGCGTCCGTGACCTCCACGCGGAAGCCCTTGACGAACTTGGCGACCGCAGCCGGGTCGACGTAGTCGTCCCCCAGCTCGAGCTCCTCCTGATCCGGGACCAGATCACGAATCGTTCCCGCTTCACTCCACGACGGCGGCACCGTGAGACTGCCGTGCTCGTTGAAGTCCAGCCAGCCAAGGGCCTTCCCCATCGGCTGCTCCGGGTCGACCAAGCCGGCCAGGACCACGATGAGGGCGTCCTTCTCGGTGTCGGTGAGGCCGTGGATGACGGCGCTGACGTCTTCCGGACCTCCGTCGCCGTGGACGAGAACGGCGAGGTGTGCGGCTACGGGAAGCATCGACTCCGCCAGGTCCCCTCGCTGCGCCGCGTTCAGCTCGCTCATGCCGCCTGCACCTCCTCCACGCCCTCACGGTTGGCGCGGAACTCGGCGACCGCGTGCCGGACCGCCGCATGCCCGATCCCCAACTCGGCGGCGATCTGCCGCAACGACACCTTCGCGGCCAACTGCTCCTCGATGAACTCCTGGTTCGCCAGGGCCACGGCACGGTGGGAGAACGGGTTCCGGGCTATCTGGCGGCGCTCGGCTTCGTCCAGGCCGCCCCACACGCCGTGGTTCTGGCCGGTGTCCAGCGCCCACTCCAGGCATGCGGACCGGACCGGGCAGCCCACACACACACGCTTCGCCTGCGCGATCTCCCTCGCGGAGTGCGGGCCGATTGCGAAGAAGAGTTCCGGGTCGGTCTCGCGGCAGGTGGCGTAGGACCGCCAGTCTCGGGCCGGCGCGGCGGAATTCCTTACGCGGCCTGTCGGGGGCGTCATGGTGGTCATCGGGTGGCTCCCGGGAGGGCGGTGGGCGGGTTGAGGAGGGCGAGGTGTTCGGGGTGTATCTGGTCGAGGTCGGTGATCCACAGGACGAACTGGGATCCCTTGACGGGGTCGCCGAGTCGGGGGTCTCCGCCGAGGACGCGTGTGGAGTTGTCGTCGGGGATGGTGCGGGCGTCGACGAGGCCGTCGATGGCGGCTTTGGCGGTGGGGGACCAGTTGCCGGGGTCGCGGCGTCGGACGCTGGGCTTGGGGTGGACGACGTAGTAGACGTGGATGCGTTCGAAGGTGGGGATTTCGGCGGCTCGGGCGGCGACTGCGCTGGCCCGTCGGATGAGTTCGATGTACTCGGCCTTGCGCCTGTGGTGGAGTCGCTGGTTGTCGTTGAGGAGGAAGGTCCCTTCGGGGAGGGCGATGCGCCAGGACTTGGGGCGGGTGATGCTGCCGTGAACGGTTTCGGGGACGGTGGTGGTCATCGGGGTACCGCCGTTTCCTGCGGGGCCTGGGTGAGCATGCGGTGGCCCTGGTAGTCCTCTCGGGGCAGGAGGGTGAGTTGTCCGGGCGGGTCGGGGATGGGTTGGGGGTCGGTGGGTCCGTCGTTCTCGTGCCGGTACTCGATGCACCGATATTGGTCGGCGATGTTGTAGAGGCCTTCGGGGCTTCGCGGTCCGTCGAGGAATTGGATGGGGCGCTTGCTCATGAGGGTGATGAGGATGAGGGGGCATCCTTCGTGGTCGCGGCCTTGGCGGGCCGGCTTGTCGTGGATGCAGGTGGCGCAGTTGGCGTCCATCCAGCCGTAGCCTTCATCGCTGTTGGAGAAGGCGGGTTCGTCGTGGGCTTCGGCGTAGAGGTGTCCGTAGTCGTCGGGGGTCACGTCTTCTCCGGGGTGGGGAGGTTGAGGGCTTGGGCGAGGGCGTGGCGGGTGGTGGCGTCGTAGATGGGGTTTTGGATGAAGGTGGTGACGATGGCGAGGCGGGCGCGGAGGATGGCGAGGTCTGTTTCTGCGGTGAGGAGGTCTGGGTAGCGCTGGTAGAGCTGCCGGGCGAGTTGGGTGGTGTAGGCCTGGTCGCGGAGGTTTTGGGTGGTGGCGTGGTGTTCGGCGGCGCCGAGGGCTGCGCTGTAGCCGGGGGTGGTCTCAGGCATGGACGGCTCCCCAGGGCCCGGATCCGATGCCGAGGGCGAAGGCGACTTTCTGTGCGGCTTGGACGTCGAAGCAGGGCCAGGTGTCGCGGTCGCGCCAGCAGTAGTGGCCGGTCTCGTCGGGGCCGTGGAGTTCGGCGGTGTCGAGGAACCAGAGGCTGAGTTGTCCGTTGAGGAATCCGTCGCGGGTGCGGAGTGTGGCGGCCGCGGTGAGGAGTTCGTCGCGGGGGCTGGTGGGGCCGATGTCGGCGGCGGGTGCGGCGTAGAGGTCTTCGAGGTCAGGCATCGGTGGGGTGTTCCTTCGCGGTCTCGGCATCGGCGGTGCGGGCGGCGAGGCCTTCAGCGATGTCGGCGAGGGTGAGGGGCTGGGTTTCGGCTTTGGTGGCTGCGGCGCGGCGTATGCCTTCGCGGAGTTGGACGACGACGCCGGGCTTGGGGGCGGGTGCGGGGTGGACGCCGCCCGTGATGGCCTTGTCCCAGTTCATGCCGTCGTCGGTGGGGTTGGTGTGGGGGCGTTCGCAGGCGTGGGTGAGGGCGCGGGCTTCGCGGAGGTCGGTGTGGGTGGTGATGGGGTAGCCGTGTATGGCGCCGTGTCGGCAGGCGATGTGGGCGGTGAAGAGGCGGTCGGGGCCGGGGTTGTGGGTGAGGAGGGTTCCGTCGGTGAGGTTGGCGGTGGAGCCGTTCCAGGTGCGGACGGGGATGGGGAGGGCTGCGCGGGCGGTGTCGAGGGCTGCGCGGATGGCGGCTTGCTCGTTGGGGCCCATGGGGCCGGTGAAGAGGCGGCGGCGTGGTTTGAGCAGGTGGCGGAGGTCGACGGCGGCCGGGGTGGGGGTGGTCTTCTTGGGGGTCGGCTTGGGGGCGGCTTTGGCGGCGCGGGGCCGGGTGCGGGGCATGGTCGTTCTCCGTCCTGCGGGGCTGGGGTGTGGTGCGGTGGGGCTCCGGTGCTGGTTCGGCCGGGTGGACAGGGGATCGTCAGGTCATGCACCAGCCGCTGTCGCAGAGGCCGTCCGCCTCGTCGAACATCGGCAGCAGGTCGACGCCGTCGGGGATCGCCTCACGCAAGGGCCGGTTGAAGCGGGTCAGGTAGACGTGGTCTTTGCCCAGCTCGTCACGCCGTTTGTTGAGGAGTTCTTCGAGCTGGCACGACTTCTCGAACAGCTCGGGTTCGTCGCGCCGCTGGTCGTGCCAGGTCTCCGGCCGGTGGAACGGGCAGAAGAAGCAGCTGGACTTGGGCGGCACGGGCAGGCCGGCGTCGCGGATGATGCGGGCGCAGTCGGTTCGCCGGAGCCCAAGGTCAAGGAGCGGGTACGTGATGACCTCGTGAGGTTCGACCCTGCGGTTGTTCGCGCGGTGGATCTCGTCGACCGAGATACCGATCCCGATCGTTGCCGGGGCCGCCGCGGTGGCCCCGCGCCGCTTCAGTTCCTTGCCGATCACCTTGATTTTGAAGTCGGCCGTACACGAACGCTGGCCGGGCGCACCGTTGGACATGCGGATCGGGATCGGTAGCGAGCGGGAGCCGGGCCGGGTGAGTCGGCCCATCAGGGTCTCGACGCTGCCGTCTCGCTTCACACGATCCAGCACGACCAGCTCTATGCCGTGCTCGGCGGCGAATGGGCGGGCGTGCTCCTCGATGTACCGGAGAGTGGCCGGGTTTTCGGAGTCGTCGCCAACGTTAGCCATGAGGAACAACGAAAAGTCGATGCGCTGCTGCGCGGCGAGGACGAGCAGCGCGGTGGACTGAACGCCCCCCCCGTAGCTGATGGATCGAAGGCTGGGCGCGGTCATGCTGCACGCCTTTCGTGGTGGTCGTCGTGGGCGACGTCGGCTTGGGCGTTGACGGTGGCAATGTGAAAGTTGAGGAGGCCAGCGATGGCTGTGGCGTAGCCGATGCGGTAGAGCTCTGCGGGGATCTGGCCGCGGGTGTCGGCTTCGAGCATGTCGGCGGCGCGCTGCTTGAGGGTGTCGACGCTTTCGCCTGCCTGGTGTTCGTCGTAGGCGTCGGCGATGCCCATGGAGTAGAAGGGGTCGTTGGCGAAGGGGCTGACGGCGGGGGCCGTGGTCATGAGGCTCATGTCGGGGCTCCGGGGTGTCAGGCGGCGGCGTTGGTGAGGGTGGGGTCGATGTCCTCGGTGGTGAGGGCCAGGCAGTGGATGAGGATGGGGGTGTGGGTTCCGTCGTTGCGGGGTTCGGTGTGGGTGCGGAGGGTCCAGAGGGTGACGCCGAGGCCGGCTCGTTCGCGGGTGACGGTGCCTCCGAGGGCGCGGTACCAGGCGGTGAGGTGGTGCATGTCGGCGGTGAAGATGTGGGCGGCGTCGTTGTGGGTGGTGAGGCGGGCGGTGGGGAGACCGAGGTAGTCGGCTGCGGCTTGGGCTGCGGCTTGGGGGGTGATGCGGGTGGGGCGTGAGGTGGCGTGCATGGGGTCTCCCCTGTGGTTGTGCTGGTGGTCTGTCACCCGGCCGCGCAGAGCCGTGTCGTCACGCGACCGGGGTGTCTGGGGTGTGGGTTAGGCGGTTTCGCGGTGGTCGTCGGCGCAGCGGGGGCACTGGTGGCGGCCGAGGTTGTACTCGTCGGTTTCGATGCAGTGCGCGTCGGGCCCGTGGGGGTCGAAGATGACGGGGCACCAGCAGGAGCAGGCGCAGCGGCGGATCTCCTGGGTGTAGTTGATGCGGAGTCCGGCGATCTGGGCTGCGGCGACCATGAGGGCCAGGAAGACGCTGTTTTCGGCGCGGACGTCGGCGAGTTCCATCATTTCGTCGAAGCGTTCCTGGTCGGCCGTGCCCATGTCGTAGTAGTTGGCTTGGGCCTGGTTGTGGGCGTGCGTCATCAGCGCCATGGAGGGCTCCGGGGTGGTGTGGGTGTTGCGCGCTTCCCGTGGTGTGGGGTGGCGTTTCCAACACTCCCAACGTAACCCATATTCCATGGCGTCGCAATGGGTTGGGTGTGAGGGCATGAAGAAAGCCCCGACCGGAGGGTCAGGGCTTCATCAGGGGGGTGGCCGTCAACGCCGGCGTCAGGGCCAGTTCGAGGACGCTCTCAGCTTCACCGCGGTCCGGTCCCGGTGGATCTCGAGGATGTCCGTCCAGGACACGTACACCGCGCGGCCGGACTTCACCGTGGCCAGGCCGGCTTCCTTCACCCACCGGCGCAGCGTGTTCACGGGCGCGCGGTGGCCGGTCTGGGCCAGGAGGGCGGAGGCCTCTTCGTAGGTGACGGGGTCGTCGATCTCAACGGGGAGCGGGCTGTAGTGCGTTGCGGCCAAGTCGGCCTCCCATGACGGCGGCTACAGTTCGCAGCTCCAGCAGCCGATACGGGCGGATGACGGGTCATCCGGGTGCGGGGACGGGCGTGTGCTGTTGTGGTGCTGTGTAGACCGTCGGGGTGGCGGTCAGGTTGCATTGCGGCGCCACTTTTCTGTGCCGCCTGCCTTTTGTGCGGCGAGCCGGGCGAGTGTCCAGCGTTGGGTGAGGCCGTCTGGGGTTCGGCATCGCCTGTTGCTGCACGCGGCGCGCTGGGCTGCGTCTTCCCAGAAGAGTCCGAGGCAACCGCATGCGGGGCAGAACTCTTTGCGGATGGCGTTGAAGTCGCCCAGGCGTACGGCGTGTTCGAGGCGGTGGCGTTCGAGCATGGTCCGTAGGAGGAGTTGCTGGTCTTCCTCGGTGGTGGGGATGACCTGTTCGCACCAGTCGTAGATGTCGGCGCGCTGGCGGGGTACCGGGCCGGGCTCGCCGGCGGCGGCGCGGGTGTGGGTGATTACCTCGTCGACGTGGGCGTTGAGGTAGTCGAGGAGGCCGAGGTCGAGGGGTGCGGCGGGTGTTGTGCTGGTGGTACGGCGTTCGGCGGGGGCGTTGCGGGTGGGCTGTCGGAGTGCAGGGCTGTTGAGGAGGCGGAAGGCGCGTGCGGCGGCTCCGGCGGTGTCTTGGCCCATGGTGTCCCCGTCCCTGAGTGGCCTGCCCTGGGGGCGCGGGGGGTCCGTAGCGTGTGCGGGGCGCGCGCCGGGGTGGCCGGAAGTAGTTCCTCCGGGTGTGTCCGGACGCCCCATCGTGCCACGGATGGGGCGGGGGTTGAACAGACTGTCGCAAACGATCAACAGGCCGTGTGCACTGTTACCGTTTGACAACCTTTGTGAAGGTCTGCGGTTACCCGGAGTACTGGGACATTCAGGCCAGGAGGCGGGGAACGGTGAGCACCCCTTGCACCATCCCGTTCAGCCGGTCGAACTCCTCCTCCCCCAGGTGGTTCTGGTCCCGGGCCCCGTTGAGCAGGGTGATAACGATGCCGAGGGTGATGGTGAAGTCCAAGGCTGTGCCCTCGTCGGTGAGACTTCGTCCCTGCCGGGCGAACGCGGCTTCCACGGTGGCGGCCAGCCGCTGCTCCGGGGTGAGGTCGGCGCCGGCGTCGGGTCCGGGTTGTATCGGCACGCGTGGCTCCCTGCTCGAATGGCGGGGGCGCTTGAAGGCGAGGACCGTAGCCGGGACGGCGGCCGGCTCGGGCTCGGTTGTTCGTACGGGTTCTGCGGACATCGGGGCGTCTCCGCTCCTCCGGCAGATATAGGGAAGGTTCTCGCAGCCTGGTATTCGCAGTACCGGGCCCTCATTCCCGCACAGTCTGGCTGCCAGTCCACTAGTGCGGGATGCCACTGTGGCACCTTGGGCGGGCGTGTCGGAACGAAAAGTGCGCTCTTGACGCGAAGTCTTAACTGATTTGGCCATAGCCTGACGGCGTGTAGGCCGAATGTGTGCGGTCGGTGACGGCAGTGCGGGGGTGGGCCCCTCCCGTTGTCCTGGAGGGTGGATGGTTGCCGACAACCGCACTCCTGGCCCCGGGAAGGGCCTCGAGACCTCACAGGCACAGGCCCGCTCGATGACGGGAGTCTAGTCCGGGAACTCACCACGCGGACAGACGCTATCCCCCGCCAATTCGGGTTGGGGTGGCGGACGGGTGGGCCGGAGGTGTGGGGGGTGGCGCGCGGGCCGGGAACGCCCAGTGTGGGCTGCGATCCACGCGCGTACCGTTCCCGGCCGTACGTCCGCCGACTCCCCAGAGCCGGCAGCGCCCCAATCCGTTCACGTGCACGTATGTGCTGTGAAGACCTCTGCGGGTGGATCACTCTCTTGGGCGATACGAAACCCCGGCAACCCGCCCCAAAACTGACCGACGTTCAACGTCGCAGGTGAGGCCGTCCTGCACGCGAAAGCCCCGCCCGAGCGGCTGCATGCCGTACGAGCGGGGCCGGGTCGACAGGTCACACGGAAGAGGAAGCTTCGTGTTTCTTCAGATGCAGGCCGAGAACCTCGTACATCTTGGCGACCTCAGCCAGATCCATCTTGTGCACGACCAGCTGTCCCGCGAACAGGCCGTCGTCGTATGGGAAGGGCTTCGCCGGCTTCCGGTCGTCAGCCGCCGTCTGTTCCGGGGTCACTGGGCCGGGCTGCTCCGGCACCACCCTCTCTGCTTCAGCCACTGCCGCCGGGACCGGTGCGAGGGCGGGTTCCCGCGGAGCGTGAACCGCGGCGGGCCCGGGCGCATCGTTCTCGAGGGCGGGGGCCGTTTCGTTGCTGGAGGGCACCGACGGTTTTACGGCCGTAAAACTCGGCGTCCCCGGACCGGTGGCCCCCGGCACCGCTGGAAGAGGTTCCGGAGCTGGCTGGCGCATCGGCACCGGCTCCTGGCTGCCGGCGCGGCGTGCAGCCGAGCGGGCCGCAGACGCGGCCGCACGCCGTTCCTGCTCGCCCTCCCACCACTCCAGCTGGTCGCGGGCAGCCCAGTCTTTATCCCGGGCCAGCTTGCCCAAGGTTCGAGCCGCCTCGAGCGGGAGAGTCTTCTTCCGCACCAGGTCCTGTACTTCAGGGGCCAGGTTGGTGAGGAGGATGCGTTGGGTGACCCATCCGTCGGCGCGCTCGAAGTGCTGGGCGACGGCCCGGTTGGTGCCGAACTCCGCCACCAGGGCCTGGACGGCGTAGGCTTCTTCGACGGGGTCGAAGTTCTGCCGGTCGACGTTCTCGGAGACCACGGCCTCCATGAACGTGCGCCGGTCGCTGGCGAAGTCGTCGTTGGCGACGCAATCCAGTGTGGCCAGGCCGACAGCGGTGGCCGCCCGGTACCGGCGCTCGCCGGACACGAGGACGTAGTCGACGTCCTTAAGGCGGTCCTCAGGCTCGGGCCACAGCTTCAGGTAGGCGTTGCGGCTGACGACGGGGCAGGGCTGGTTCTGACGGCGGGCCAGGCTCTTGCCGAGATCAATGAGCTGGTCCGCGGTCCCGAAGTCCTTCCGCGGGTTGACCAGGTTCGGCGCAATGCGAGAGATAGGCACCCGGTAGAGGCGTCCGTCCGCCCGGGTGTCGGCGACTGCGGTCTCCTCGTCGTCGCCGAAGAAGTCGTCGAAGTCGTTACGGCTGGCCATCACTGACCTCCCGCACGCTTCTGGCGCCGCATCTGGTGCTCGAGGGCCAGGGACTGGAAGTCAGCCTTGGCTTTGAGTGCGATGGGGTTGGGCTCGTACTGGGTGCAGAGCCGTCCTGTGGTAATGCCGCGGGTGTGCGGCTTGTAGTGGCGGATCGTGGTGTTGTACATGTCCCAGCCCTGGCGGCGCACCAGGCTCTGGGTGCGGTCCCGGTCCGCCTCGCTGTCGCGCGGATCCCAGTACACGACGACGCCGTAGGGGATCTGCCGGGGAATGAGGACACGTTCGATGGTGGTCTTGGTGGAACGGAACGCTGCTCCTGCGGCGGGGAGGGGGACGATGACGTCGTCGGCTGCATCCAAGACGGCCCGCAGTGAGTCGCCTACAGTTCCGTCGCCAAGCGGGTCGATGGACGGTCCTGCGTCTTCCTCGCCTTCTTCCAGGGGCATGAAGCCTGGGGTGTCGACGATGATGATGTCGGCCTTGGCGCGGCGCAGCTTGCGCAACTGATCGACGTTGTTCTTGGCGTTGACGACGCGGAAGGGGACGGGCCGGCCTGCTTTGCGTACCGCGTCGGCGTGTTCGACGCTGGTGGCCTGGGGGTCTATCGAGACGACAGCCACGGTGGGGTCGTCTTCGCCGCAGCCGAGGATCTCGGCATAGACCGCGGCCAGGTTGACGGAGATCAGGGACTTCCCGACCCCGCCTTTTCTGTTCAGGAGCACGGTGATGTAAGGCATGTTCGTTCTCCGACTACTTCCCGAGGATCCGGTACTTCGGACGGGGAGCATCCTGCCAGACGGGGAGATCGGGCTCGGAGAGACGTGCGGGGTCGAGAGTTTTACGGCCGTAAAACTCCTCAGCCGTCGTCCTCGGGACTGTCGTCGTCCTCGGGCGTCCACGGCACGCCGTTCTCGTACTGCGGTTCACGGAACAGCTGGTGACTCTCCCAGACGGGCACGGTGCGTTGGGCCGGTATGAACGGGGTGGTGGGCATGGCGGTCCTTCAGGGGGTGGGGCCGGCGAGGTGCCGGCGGATGTGCTCGTCGAGCATCAGGCGTTCTACCTCGAGCTGGTAGAGGTCGCGGGCGGCCGGCAGGGGCAGGTCGGCGTACTCGAAGAAGAAGTCGGTGAGGGCCGTCAGGCAGCGCCCGTCCATGGGGTGGTAGTCGGCGTGGAGGAGGCACATGCCGCTCGTCTGGTCGGGGGCTGGTGCGGGTGCGATCGGTGTGGGCAAAGCAGTGTCCCCTCGCGTGCAGGTGGGGGTGGTGTGGCTGTCGCGGTCCACGGTGCCGCAGATTCCGGATCGTGTTGCCCCTGCTCAGTCGGCTGTGATGGTCAGGTCGGGGATGCCTGCCTTGCGGGCCCGGCGCAGGCAGTCCGCGGTCCCGCTGGACTTCCGGTACGACGCCGCGACGAACAGCACGGGCCGTTCGTCGACCATCTGCTGGTTGCGTCTGTGGCCGGCCATCGGGCAGTACTCGGTGCCGCGGCGGTTGCGGCGGCGGTGCCCGGGCGGGCATTCGGGTCCGCAGGGGCCGTCCCAGTCGGCGGGGCGTTCGCGGACGAGGAGGCCGTTGCGGCGGGCCCATTGGTCGCCGATGGTGTCGGCGCCGTCGGCGCAGCCTTGCATGAGTTCGATGCCGGTGTAGCCGATTTGGAGGGCGTCGTGCCAGACGCCCAGGAGGGTGTCCTCGAGGCGTTGTGGGTCGGGCCAAAGACGGCTGCCGGTCAGGCCGATCAGGGCGAGGTTGCCGGTCATGCGACGTCGAACGCGCGCTGCGGTGTGCGGCCGGCGGCTTGGCTGCGGGCGTAGGCGCGGGCGGCTGCTTCGGAGGCGGCCATGCTGCCCGGGGTCGGGCCTGCGGCGGCAGCGGCGTCCTGCTGCGCCCAGTACGCCTCCCGGTCCTCGCTTTCCGGTTGCCGGTTGGCGCGGAGGGCGGCCTCCTGCCGGCGTCGGGCTTCCTCCTCGTAAGCCGTCTCCGGGGGAAGGGTGAGCCGGTTCTCCAGCGCGAGGGCAAGTGTGTGCCGGTAGCCGGCGTGTGCGGTCTCCCGGGTCTTCACCGGCGCCTCGGGCTTGGGGGCGGTCGGCTGCGGCGCCGGGTCGGGGGCGCCGTCGCGGCGGCCGCCAGGGGGGAGAACGCGGATCGTACGGACCGCGGGCTTCCCCAGCGCCTGGTTGAGGTGCTGGATCAGCTTGTTCTGGAAGAGGCGGAGTTGGGTGCCGTAGGCGGGGGTGGACGGCTCAAGGGTGAGGAGTCCGCGTTCGGGATCGTAGGCGGTGGGCCGGACGGTGGTGGCCAGCTCGGGCGGGCAGATGTCCGGCCACTGGTCGAGGAGGTTGCCGCCGTTGATGCCGCCTTCCCAGCCCTGTTCGGCGCGGAGCGTGTTCAGGATGGCGTCGAAGGCTTGGGGGTCGCGTCCTTCGCCGCGGTGTACGCGCATGGTGCGGCGGGTCTTCTTCGGGCCGGCGACGGGCTGGGTTTTGGCGGCCGCGCGGGCTGCGGCGAGGGCCTGGCGGGCGAGGTCGGCCCCGGAGGACTGGGGTGTGGTCATGGTCAGTCCCTCCACCAGCGCAGGTCGGCGATGGCGGGCTCGTCGGGCTCGACATGGGCGCTGTAGCGGGCGACGGCGTCGGCGGCGTGCTCGCGTTCCGGGGTGGTCATGTTCTTGGTGAGGTGGCGCCAGTTGCCGTGCAGCCACACGGAGTGCCAGGCGGCGTCGTCGGGCAGCGGCTGGCCTTCGGTGACGGAGTCGATGGCCGTGAGGGTGTCGCGGGCCTGCGCGATGGCCGGGGTGCGCACTGACTCGGCGATGGTCAGGTTGCACAGGCGGCGTACCTCGGCAAGCGCGGCGTAGGCGAGGGCGGCTTCGGCGTGGCTGCGGGCGGCGCGTGCGTGGGCCCGGGCGGTCTCCGCCTTGGACTCGTGGAGACGGGCTTCCATCTCGGCTCGTTCTGCGTCGGTGGTGTGGGCGTGCTGCCGGGCGATGCGCAGGTGGGTCCGGAGGGCTTTCACGTCGCTGGGCATGTCTGGGGTGGGCATGGCGTCTCCTCAGAAGGCGGGGGCGTTGGGGTTGCGGGCTGCGATGGCCTCGAGGGCGAGGGTCTGGTCGACGAGCTGGTTGGTGTAGAGCCGGCGGGCCTGCCGTTCACCGAGGAGGACGATCGCGGAGTGGATTAGGCCGGGGTCGCGGGAGGCTTCGGTGCGCATGGTGATGACTTCTTCGCGGGACAGGTCCTCGAGCTCCAGGGGGGCGTCGTCGAGGGGCGGGCTGTCGGCAGCGAGCCGGTTGCGGATGGCGTTGAACGCGGCATCGATTTCCCGGCGGGCGGCGAGGCTCGTGGGGCCGCTGGTGAGTTCGTCGTAGCCGGTGTGGCGGGCCTGCTCGGCTACGCGGGACTCGCGCCAGGCGTCCAGGAGGGTCTTGCGGCGGGCGGGGGTGGTGTAGAGCAGGTGGCAGGAGGCGAGTCGGTAGGCGAGGAGTCCGGAGGGGCGTCGGGCGTCGTCTGCGGAGACGGGCAGCTGCTCGGCGGCGGCCTGGACCTCGAGGGCCGTCCATCCGGCGTCAGCGACGTGGCGGACGATCCATGCGAGGCGGGGGACGGCGGCGCGGTTGAGCCAGGGGACCATCTGCTGGAGTTCGCGGGCGAGCTGGTAGCGGCGGCCGACCTTGTTGAGCTTCTTCGGCTTCTTGGGGAGCTGGTTGGGGATGTGGGGCTGGTTGTTGAGGATCTGCCCGCGGTTGTTGGACTTCCTCGGCTGTGACTCGGCTTCCCCGCTTGCGAGTTCTGCCTCAGAGGGAAAGCTAGTCAGAGCGGTAGAAGAAACAGTTGAGGTACCACCCTGCATTGGGGTGCAACGCTGTCCTCGCTGAGACCGGGTGCGGGAGGGACGGCGGCGGGTCTTCCGGGCGGCCTTTTTCGCGAGCTTCCCGAGGAGGGTCCGGTGCTCGGGGGCGGCTCCGACGGGGCGGCGCGTTGCACCCTCGCCGACGGTGCGGATGCCGAGGGCGTCGTCGAAGGCGGTGGGGATGATCCGCTCGAAGACGGAGGCGCGGCCGCCGATGCCCTGGATGCGGGTGCCCTTGCTGCGGTAGACGAGGAGTCCGGCCTCACGGAGCATGCCCAGGTGGTACTGGACGGTCCGCTCGGAGATGCGCAGCTTGCGGGCGAGGTAGTCGATGCCGGGCCGGCACTCCTTCAGCGCGGAGAGTTCCTGCGCGATGGCGATGGTGGTGGGTCCCCACTTGGGGCCGTGGGTGCGGGACGGCGTGTAGAGGCCGCTGCCGTGGACCCAGTGGACTGCGGTCATCCAGGAGTGGGGGCAGGTGGCGATGCGGCCGGTCGTGGCGTGCAGCCATTGGGCGGCTGCGAGCACCCGGAGCTGTCCGCCACGACCCGCCTGACCAGCACTGTAGTCGAACGTGGGTTCGATTTCGATGTTGGGGGCGTGCGTGTTGTGTGACGGCTGGGGGCACGGGGTGTCGCCCGCGCGGGGGGAGATTCCTCGCGAATCGCCCTTCGGGGCGTCGCCAAGCTGACAAGAGGGCATGCCGTGCTGCACTATGGATCCGTCCTTGCTGACAAGGGGGACGACGAAGGCCCGGTTGGGACTTCGGTGGGTTCGCCAGAACCTGTAGGTCGCTCGAATCTCGGGCCGGTCGCCAAACCGGATCGAAGTTCGGGCCTTAGCTCGGTCGCCAAACCGAGCCGTTGCACGAGGCCGCGCACGGTGCGCCAACACCAGCGGCCAGCGGTAGAGGAAGCGCCCCCGCCAAGGGGCCCAGGACCTCCCGCTCAGGAAGTCACTACGTCACCTGATCTCCCTTACTGGGTGAGGTCTGCTTCCGGCGCCAGGACCGTTCGGCCCGATTGGCGATCCGGACGTTTTCTGTGTCCACCTCGGAGCGGCAGTCGGTGCCTGTCTCCGGGGACTTGTGCCAGTACGTGATGTAGAGGGTTCCGTCGCCAACCTGGCGACCGTCACGCGGCAGACGCACGCGAAGGTTCTTCCTGCTGCACTTGGCGCAATCCGCCACCTCGGCGTTCTGGGCACGCCACGCCTTTTGGGCTTCCTGCTTCTCGCGGAAGTGCCGCTCCCTGTTGGCGGCCTCCGCCTCCTTCTGCTTACGCCAGCAGGAAGGGCAGATGTCTTGCCCGAAGAAGCGGACCCATCCATCTGTCTCACAGCTGCCTTCTGCGCCGCACTGGCAGATAGATGCCAGCGGCGCCGCGGCGTTCACGCGACGATGGGGGTAGTGGTGACAGGACCCTGCTCGCGCGCCGGTGTGATCTTCACGGTGCTGGCTGGGGTTCCACTGTCTGATAGCCCCGGAGGGCGGGTACGCTCTGCCATGTCGGCACCTTCATTCGCTTCGAATCGGTGAGGTGTCGGCAGCCCTCGCGTCTCGGCTTCGCAAACCGGGACCGCCACCAAGGTGGCAGCGGGGGCTTCCAACTTTCTTGGGCTGCGTCGTCCAACCAGCCTCGCAACTGACTGCATGTCTGACGCGAGGCTCAGCCTACTCGTTGGACGCACCATCTGTCTCCATTCCCTGCTGCGCGTTTTTGATCAGACTTGTCGTCAGATATCCAGGTCATCGCACGGGCGTACGGGCCTGCGGTTCTGTCCTACACATTTGGGAACCAAATAACTTGATCATGCCCACGCCCCTGCCGGAGGCCTCAAGAGACGGCGGCGAGGGGCGGAAGGTGCTGGTCGGGGCGGATGTCGCGGTTGGGCAGCGGGATGACGGTGGGGGCATGTCTGGGGGTGTCGGCGGCGGGTGGCGGGGGTTCGGCGCGTCGTGCGGCGCGGGCGGAGGATGCGGCGGTGGTGCATTGGGGGCAGCGACAGCCGCCGTGGATGTAGCGGTATTCGTTGTGGGGCTTGTCGTCCCAACGGGCGGCCCGTCCGGCGGCTTTAGCGGTGTCGCGGGCTTCGCGGAATCGGGGGTCGGTGGTGGTGTGGTGGTTGACGGTGCGTCGGTCGATGCCGACGGCGGCCGCGGCCTCGTTCAACGTGAGGCCTGCGGTGACGTGCTTGAGGTACGCCTTCTTCTGGGTGTCGTCGAAGAGGAGGGGGCGTCCGCGGCCGCGTCCGGGGACTGGCCGGGTTCGGGGGCGGGTCACCAGTGTCCGCCGCGGGTTTCGTCGCTGCTGGTGGGGGTGCGTTCGTGGTCGGGTTCGGGTTCGGTGGCTGCGGTACGAGCGGCGTGGTGGGCGGTGTGGGCCATGGCCGTCCAGCCGGCGTCGGCGAGGAGGGCCTGCAACCGGGCGAGGGTGTCGCGGTGGAAGCGGGGCGAGTTGGACAGGCGCCCGGCGCGCAGGCCCACGGCGAGGGCGGCCTGCCACACCCTGCGTACGTCGGCCGGGGCCAGGTCGGGGAACAGGTACTCGGGGAGTTTGTCGGGGCGGCCGGCGGTGTCGAGCATGGCGCAGGCTATAAGCCCGGCCAGGTAGGCGCCGCTCGTCGTGGCGGTGTCGGCGAGGGCTTGGTCGACGGCCGGGTTGATGCCGTGGAGGGTAGGGGCCGCGGGGGCGGGTGCGGTCATGCTGCGGCCTCCAGGACGCGGGCGCGGGTGGGAAGGTTGCGGATGGTGGCGTCGGGGGCGAGGTCGTCGAAGGCGAGCTGGCCGGCGATGTCGGTGAAGCGACTGCGGCGCAGGCTGGGGACGCGGGCCGGTTCGTACGGTCCGGGTTCGGGCAGCGCCACCACAGTGAGCCGGCCCGCGGGACGGCGGGGTTTGCGGGGGCGGTGCGGGGGGCGGGGCACGGCGGGCACGCTCCCGTCGTCCGGCACGACCTGCACGCCGTCGAGGAGGCCGCGTTCGGCGGCCGCCGTGAGGAGCTGCATCCGCGTCGCCGGCCGGGCCAGCCCGAGTTTGCCGACGAGGATGGACCGCTGCCAGTTCGCGGTCCGCATAGGAGTGCCAGCGGCGTCGGCAACAGCCTGCGGGCTGGTGTGGACGGCCAACGCCCGCAACACGACCAGCTTCTGATCCGTCTGCAACTGCCGGGCCGGGGCAGGCTGCGGCATCTCCTGCAACGCCGTCTTGTAGGCGACGAACGCCCGGTGGCGTTCCATGGGCGTCATTCCACCCAGGACCGCGTACGGCTCGGCGAGCTTCCCGTCGCGGGTGAGGGAGGCACCATAGGCCAGGCACTGCACCATGACCGGGCAGCCCACGCACACCTCGACCGCGGCCTGCTCCCGAGCGGTACGGACCGCAGGTGCTTCGCCGCCGTCCAGGTCGGGGGCTTCCCAGGAGGTGACGGGAACCGTGTGGTCGCCTGCGGCAAGGTGGGGCTGGTCGGGGTCGGGGGCGCAGCCGCGGTAGCGGAAGTGAGCGTGGTCGGTGAAGGCTTGGTGGGCGGTCGTGACGTCCAGACGTATCGGCTGGTTCATCGGGTTCCCCCTTCCGGGTTGTGGTGTGCGGCGAGCGCTTCGGTGAGGACCAGGTCGGCCTGGGTGACGGCGTGGTGGGCGTGGACCGCCTGCGTCAGGCGGTGGGTGAAGGCGTCCATGTCGCGGGTGTGGAGACTGCTGGTGAGACGGCCTGCGGCGCGCTCCGCATCGAGAGCGCGCCGCAGGCGGTGCAGGTGGTAGAGGCCGGCTGCTGCCACGGTGGTGGCGGCGAGCGCGGCCAGGTAGCGGATGGGGGGTGCTGGCACGACGCTCACCTCCAACCAGGGGTGTGCCAGACGCATGCGGGCAGGACGGGGGATTGCGGTTCAGCGGTGGTGCAGGGTGTGCCGGCGGGCGACGTCCTCGAGGAGGGCTTCACCCCACGGATCCACCGGAGGCTCAGTCAGCGTGGTGGGGTCGTACAGGCGGGCCATCTGGTCGGCGGCCGGGTCCAGGACCTCGTTCACCGACCGGCCCAAGCCCTCCAACCGGGCCTGCCGTTCCTGCGCCTCCCGCACCACGTCCCGGTAGGCCTTCGGGCGGCGCGGCGACAGCAGGCCGTGACGGCGCCGCAGCCACCGCCCCCACCACCAGTCCACGGCCGTGTACAACGCCGACCCGCCGAAGAGCAGGACGACGGCCATCGAGGTAGTCCAGTCGGGCAGGGATGTGGGCATGACGGAACTCCGTTCGGCGACGACCGGGTGAAGGTGAGGAAAGGGGTCCGGCCCGCACGGTGGCGGGCCGGGGTGGTTCAGGCAGCGGCAGCGAACGATGCTTCCGCGTGACGGTCGATGTCCTCGCCGGTGATGGACTCCACCAGCGCGCACACGATGACCTCTGCACAGTTCGGGGTCACTGCGTTGCCGTACTGCCGGACCCGCTCGCGCTTGGAGCCCAGGACGATGTACTGGTCGGCGAAGGACATTGCCCGGCCGATCTCGTGCGGCTCCAGCATCCGGAAGAGCACGTCGTCGATGTCGACGTCGCCCTGGACGAGGGCGTACCGGTCGCGGGTGGACAGGGTGCCGACCGGCTCACGGACGGTCTTCGCCGTGCCGTTGCCGTAGTAGGGGACGAGGAGGTGTTCCCAGGAGACGAGGGACTGATGGCCGGCCGTGGTCATGGTGCGGAAGTACTCGGCCGCGGTGGTGCAGTGCTCGCCTCCGTCACCGGTACTGCCGTTGTTGCGCATCACGAACGCAGGCAGGTTCGGAGTGACCAGGCCGTGGTGGTTGCCGTTCGCAGACACGGTACCGACAGGCTCGCCGATGGAGCGCCCGCGGAGCTGGTCGCCGCCGCCGCGCATGGTGACCATGAACGGCAGCCAGGCCAGGCCGGTCTCGTTCCGGGCGGTCTGGGTGCGCAGCGGGTTGTTCGCGGACGCGGGCTCCTTCCCATCGCGGCCCTCCACGGGGATCAGCAGGGGCGGGATGGCGAGGCCGTCGTTCTCGCGGGTGGTCCGGCAGGCCATCGGGTCCAGCACGCTGGACGGGTCGTTGCGCCAGGTACCTCCCGCCGGGACCATGAACGGCTCGTAGGCGACGGCCTTGGTGGGTGTGGTCGTCTGGGTGGTGAGGGGTGCGTCGACGGGCCAGGTGCGGACGCCGGGGCGCCGTTCGAAGGTGTTGCCCGCAGCTTCGAGGGTGATGGGCCGGGCAAACTTGTCGAGGCCGGCCTGGATCCGCGCCAGCGTCTTGTCGGCGAGCGGCTTGGTGCGGTCACCGATGCGCTGTCCGGGCAGGGTCCAGTCGATGGCGACGGCGGCGGGCAGGGTCTCCGGTTCGACGACCTGGTTGCGGCAGGCCACGTTCGGGCAGCGGTAGACGTACTGCTGCCGGTAGCGGCCCATGTCGCGTCCGGGCTGCTTGAAGCGCTGCACGGCCTGCACCCAGGCATCGCAGCCCGAGCACCAGGCGCGCGGCCGCAGCCACTTGTCCCAGTCCGGGGTCCGGCCCAGGGAGGCGTGCCAGTAGGCGACGTACAGGCGGTCCCTGCTCTGCGGCGCCTTGTGCACGGTGCGCGGATCGGCGTGCATCGAGTTCAGGTCTATGACCCGGGTCTTGTAGCCGAGTTTGTGGAGCTCACCGACCCACCGGTCCCACTGGTCCCAGGCGCGGACGTCGACGACGTTCTCAACCACGCCGGCCTTCACAAGGCCGCCCCGCTGCTGGACTCCGCGGAGGTAGAGCGGCACCTCCTCCATCAGCGCGCGCGAGCGTTCGACTTCCTCGGACGGTCCGAAGCCGTCGAAGAGGTCGCCCTGGAGGGAGGCGTCGAAGTCGCGCTTCTTGCCGCGGGCGTTGGACCACTGTGGGCACTCCGGCGATGCCCAGAAAATGTCGGTGACCGGCCACTTCTCCACCGGCGCCTCGCGGATGTCGCCGCGGTAGTGGTCGACGGTGGGAAAGTTCGCGGCGTGCGACTCGATCGCCCGCTCCCAGTGGTTCGCGGCCCGCTCCATCCGGACACCCGGAATGGAGTGCATGCCCTGCGAGCTACCACCGGCCCCGCAGAACCAGTCCATGACGGTCAGCGCGTTGTCGTCGTTGCGGTACATCAGGCCGCCGTCCTCTCCGTGGCGCCGCCCTGCGCGGCCTTCTCCTTCAGTGCCTTGATGCGGATCTTCAGCACGTCCTGGATGTGCAGGTGGTCCCCCTCGAACGGAACGACGGGGTTGATGCCCTTCTTCTCCGCCTCGGCCAGCGCCATCTCGGTCGCGCCCAAGTGGTTCCAGCCGTTGCTGACCCGCTTCTGGAAGGCGTCCACGTCGGCGCTCTGATCAGCGGCAGCGGGCGGATTCTGAGAAGCCCCCGGCTGCTGCCCCGGAGCCTTCCCTTCGTCTTCCAGCGACGCACCGCCGGACTCAATGATCTCCAGTTCGGAGGAAGTCCACAGGTCGAGCGCCATTCCGAACCGCATGCCAGCGTTGCGGATCGCGTCGCCGATGATCTCCTTGACGGCGTTCGCGCCGTTCTTCCCGGTCGCGTCGCCGTAGCCGATCCGGGTCATCCCGCACACCGTCATCCGGATCCACATGCCGCGGTTCCCGTCGTACTGGGGAAGACCCGCCTGGTCCAGCGCCATCGGCTCCCAGCCCCAGAACGGGTCTACGTTCAGCAGCCGGTTCGTGGCCTCCGCGTGCCCGATGAACTTCAGGCAGATGTGCGCGTCCGTGATCTTCTGGCCGTTGCAGTTCGGGCACTTCACCAGCCGGTGGTCGCCACAGACCTTCGGCCAGCCCTGCGTCTCCGAGCACCGCTTGCACCAGGGCTGCGGCCGGTGCCGGATCTCGCTGGTCGGGAACGGCTCGCGCAGTTTGTGCAGGGCCTCCAACTGCTCGGCCCGCGTGTATCCGTACGTGCCCGATGTGGTGGCCTCCTTCTCCAGGAGGCGTTCCAGGCGGGTCACCAGCTCTTCCAGAGCCTGGTTTTGGGTGTGCTGGGTGGGGCCCTCCGCCTGGATGGTGGCGGGGGCCTCGATGGCGGATGCCACGTGAGGTCTCCTATGGGGTTGTGCGATCGGGGGCGGGGCCGGCCTGGTTGTCGGCGTCCAGGCCCGCCCCGCCCGCCGGGGGCTACTCGGGGACGGTGCTGTCGCCCGGGGCGGTCACGCCGCGCTGGTCGTCATCGGTGATGCCGTACTCCTCGTACAGCCACGACGCGGCCACCAGGCCCGGCGTCACGTTCCAGCCCAGCTCCTTCGACCGGTCCGGGCACAGCGCCTGGACCTGCTCGCGAAGCTCGTCCGACGGGCGGATGTTCAGGTTCTCCTTCACCGTCTCCGACCCGCGCACGGAGCGCAGCGGCTTCGCGGGCACGAACTCGCCGACGATGAACTGCCGCCAGCCCTCCTCCACCACCCGGGCCAGGTTCTCGCCGGCCGCCTCCGCGGAGGCGTAGATGGCGTCCTTGACGGCCTTGTTCATGGAGATGGCCATGTTGCGGTCGGCTGCGGTGGCCTTCTCCGGCTTGCGCAGGAGTTCCCAGCCGCGGGGGGCGAGGATCGCGTCGACGGCTTCGGCAAGGTCCTTGTCCTGTGCGCCGGTGGCGTGGAGGCGGTCTGCGAGGACGGTGAGGCGGGCGCGGACGACGTCGGGGGCGAGTCGGCGGCTGCGCGGCATGCGCGGTCCTTTCGGCGGGCTCCCGCCGCCTGTGGACCGGTTCGGCGGGTGCGTGGGGGCAGTAGCCAACCCAGTGTCCTCCATATCTGATTGCGCCCGCCATGGTGGTGGCGTGCGGGGGGCGTTGCCACCACAGTACGCGTAAACCCCTTGCGTGCGCAATGGAGTATGGATAGTGTTCTCTCAACACCACAGCGAGGGGACACCACCATGAAGCTCACCCGGAACCAGAGCCGCACCAAGACCCTCGCCGACCTGTATCGGGCCCTGGACCGCCAGCACGCCGTCACCATCACCTACCTCAAGCCCGGCGAGGCCGAGCCCAAGGTACGGACGATTGAGATCAGCGATCTCCGCACCAGCGCCGTAAAGATCTCCAAGACCGGCGAGGTTACCGGCGGCGACATCTACATCCTCGCCATGTGCCGCCTGCGCGCCGCCGAGATCGACCAGAAGGCCGCCGCCGGCGAGGACACCCAGGGCATGACGGCCGCACGCGAATTCGCGCTGTCGGGCATCCTCAGCTACACGGTCCACCGCATGGGCTACGTCCTCACCCGCCCCGCCAACACCACCTACCAGCCCACCCCGACCGCCCCCAACCACGACGAGACCGCCCTCATCTGGTTCGAGCTGGAGCGCGACAGCGACGACGCCGACTACCGCCCCCGCCGCAAGCTGACCCAGACCGACACCGACCTCGCCGCATGAGGAGATCCACGATGCGCGCCTACGCCACCGCCCAGCTCATCGGCGACCGCTCCCACCAGTGCGACGTCACCGCCGTCTCCACCACCCCCACCGGGGCCCGCGCCTACGTTCTCCTCGATGGAATCGGCAGTACGGACGCCATCCGCGACTGGACCCGCGACGCTGCCCGACGCCTCGCCCGTACCGCGGCCCGCCACGGTGACGCCGAGGCCGGCCTGCGCACCGTGTACGAGCGGTACGCCGCAGAACCCGACCGCCACGACCCGTGGGCGCGCCGCTACCTTGCCGCCGCGTGCGCTGTCGTTGCCGTCACCGCCCCGGGCCAACCCCTGACCGTCGCCTGGTGTGGTGACGCCCGCGCCTACATCTTCGTCCGCGGTACCGTTCAGCGGCTGACCGACGATCACAACATGCGGCGCATCTTCCCGCCGCGGGACGGAAGGCCCGGCGGGAACCGCAACATCATCACCTCCTGCCTCGGCGCCATCGAGACCGACCAGGAGAACAAGAACCAGTACGGCCACCCGGCCATCGAAGCCGTCACCCGGGACGCCGATGACTACCGCCTCCTCCTCGCCTCCGATGGCGCCTACGAGCCCTACGAAGACGGCGGCCACGACATCGCCACCTACCTCATCGGCACCCCTGGCACGACGGCCCGCGGTTTCGTGGACACCGCTGTCCACATAGCCCGCGAAGCCGCCCGTCCGTATGCCGACAACGCCACCGTCCTCATCACCGACATCCGCCCCACCCACTGACCCCAGGTACGACGAAGGCCACCGGCCCGTATTGGGTTGGTGGCCTCGAAAGTCAGTGATCGCGCACGCGCAGCGTAGCAAAATCTCACGGCAACACACCAGACTCGTTCACCGGAGGAACACCACATGACAGCCACAACCGTCATCCACCAGAGCAGCACCCACTCTGTGCGCCTCCGCATGGACGACCCGGTCACCATCGACCTCGGCAACCACCCCGACTACCCGCGGATCGTGCCGGTCACCGAACTCGCCCTGAGCTACGAGACGACCACGAAGCCCGGCACCGACCCCACCACCACCGTCACCAGCATCAGCTACATCCTGGACGACGAGGAGGACAAGGCCGCCTTCGTCCACCCCGACTACCTGGAGACGCCGGAAGAGTGGCCCGCCTGGGTTCGCGAGCAGGTGGACGCCAACCGGCCCACTCAGTCCGAGGAGAGGCTGGACGAGTGCCCGCAGTGCGCGGCTCCGGCATTCGACTGTCGGATCCCGAAGCACCGGGAAGGCTGCCCGCGGAACGACCCCAACTTCTGATCCTGATACGAAGAAGGCCACCGACCCGAACTGGGTTGGTGGCCTGCACGCACTCTGATTACGCACGCGAAGAGTATCCGATCAACTCACCACCGGTCTACCCTCAGTTCAACCACGCTGCTCCCCGCCCGTACCGGCCTCCCGAGTCAGAGGGGCGAGCAGCCGCGCCAGTTCGTGCAGCCCGTCGCGGACGATCAGGTGATCGGCAGCGGGGAGCCGGGCCGTCCGACCGTCGGTCAGCTCGACCTCCTGGTGCGCGGTTTCCTTCGTCAGCCGGACCGTGGCCGTCTGACCGCCAGCAAGCAACAGCACCGCCGTCATCGACCCAATCACCGGCAGCCCCTCTTCCAGGCAGCTCTCGATCACGTCGACGTTCCGGGAGTCGAGGTCTTGTGACGGCACCGCAGCGGCCATGTGCTCGTGTACATGGAGCGAGGCCCGGCGGAGCCGCTCCACGACGTCCTCGCCGTCGGCGAGCTGGTCGTCGGCGTTGGCCTCCACCAACCTGGCGAACGCGGACAGCGCGATGGCGAGCTGAGCGCCGGCCTCACCCAGGGGCTCGCGCTCGGGCCCGATAGCCGCAGGCATCAACACGTCCATGGCGTGTTGTGCGAGGCCGTGCAGTGCCTGCGGGTCAAGTGGTGCGTAAGGCCGGATTTTCCCGGGCTCAGCCGGGGTCTGGTAGATCGTCATCGGTGTCCTCCCTGTCGTTTGCGGCTCATGACAGCATTCTTACCGGCACCCTGTATCCACGGGCGCCCCTTCCTCGTCCTCCAACGGAACCGGGTCCACGGCCCGCCGTAGCTGCTCCATCCGTACCGGCAGCGGCTCCCAACCCGGCCGGCCCGCCATCAACCAGTTCAGGACGTTCACCCCCCGCCCGTACGACTGCCCCAACCCCTGCGCGCGGATCCGGATCCCCGGCGGGCCAGCCTTCGACTGCAACACCGTCACCCACAAGGCGCTCTTGCCGCCCTCGATGCCGGCCACCAGGCCGTCCCGGACGTCCAGCCACCGGCCCACCGCCACCCGCGACGCCTCCGACAGCGCGTAGCGTTCCACCCGCGGCCCCTCTGCCCGGAACGCTTCCATCTCCCTGCGGATGTCGTGCACCAGCTGATGCGACGCCCGCTGCGTCTCACCCGCCATCACCTTCGACACCGTCGACTGCGCCACACCGAGCCGGTACGCGACCTCCTCGAACCCCCGGTCCGAATGCTGCGGCCGCCGCGTCACCCGCACCTCGCCCAGGCCCGGCGCGAGGTCGTCGACGTTCATCCGCTCCAACTCCCCCACACGCGCCCCCGTATCCAGCACCACCGACACCATCGCCAGCAGCCGGGCCCGCTCCTGCGCCCGAATCGCCCGCCCGTCCAACTCCAGCGGTCCCTCACCGGCCAGGTCGACGAGCTCCCGGTACACGGCCGTCAACTGCCGGGGATCCACCGTCGGCTTCAGCTCCGCATCCTCCACCACCGGCAGCTTCACCCGCCGCCCCGGCACCGCCACCGCGGCCAGGATCTTCAGGCAGTCCCGCACCGTCCGCAGCGTCGCCACCGGCAACGGCTTCCCCGCATCCTTCTCCCAATGCCTGAGCTCCCCCGCCACCGCGAGCCCCCAGAACGCGCGCACCGCAGGCGGCGTGAACAACTGGGCGACCTCCCGCGACGACCGCTTCGGCATCTCCTCCCGGCCCACCGCCCGGGCGTACATGCCGACCACCATCCACAGCTGCCGCGCCCTCCCCTCCGACACCTGCACCGGGATCCCGCCCGCACCCGGAGCCTTCTCCCGCCCGTCCCACGTCGCCGGATCCCGCGGGGCGACCCGTTCCACCGCCGCCGCCAACTGCCGTACCGACGGCGCGCTGTACCGCTGGACGCTCATCGTCAGCAAGTTCCCCTCGTCAGGATTTGGGGCGGCGCAGGCCTGCGGCCGCGTTGTCATCCCACTCGTCCGCCCTGCGCATGTAGCCCATCATGGACTTGCTGTTCGGCGCCCACCCGCCTTGTGCAGAGATCGCCAACCCGTCTTTGCCGTTCCTGCGGCTCTCGGTTGCCAGACCGGAGCGCAGGCTGTGCCCGGTCCAGCGCAGCGGAACACCGGAGCGCCGGGCGATCCTGGCCACCGCCGCGGTGACGGCGTCGGGGGACATCGGCCCCCCGACGTTGCCCCACCGGTCGATGCGGGGGAAAGCCGGACGCCGAGGATCGGTCAGGCCGTACGCTTCGGCCCACCGCAGCCAGGCGGTGACGGCGCAGATGGCCGGCTCGTCGCGGTTGTAGGGGATCTTCGCGGTGCGGATGCTGCGCTCGGTCTTGCCCGTCACTACGGCGACCTTCATGCCGCGGGCGTGCACGGTGACGTCAGCGACCAGCAGGCCGGCCACCTCGGAGGCGCGTGAGGCGAAGTGAAAGCCGGTCAGGACCAGCGCCAGGTCCCGGAACCCTGTAGGTGTGCTGTCGCAGGCTGCGGCGATGCGGTGCAGGTTGTCCAGGTCGGCCGCCGGGGCTTGGCCGCGGCCGCGGCGTTCGCCTTGCTTGGCTAGCTGGGTGGTCAGTCGCTTGATGGTGGCGCGGGCCTCGGAGTGCGCGTCCTTGGAGACGGGATGGCCGCGCCGGCGCAACTCCACCACGGTGGCGGTCAGATGGGACTGGACCGAGGAGGGCGCGTATCCGGCGGTGCCGTTCGGGCCGGGCTCCTGGCGGCCGCGGTCCAGTGCCCAGGACACGAAGGCGACGAGGGCGCCGCGCGATCCCTCGGTGAGGGGAAGGCCGTGTGCGGTGCAGAACCGTTCCCACACCCGCCATCCCTTGGCGTAGGTGTCGGTGGTGTTCGGCGGGATGGTGGCCGCGCGGATGGCGTCGGCCAGATTCTCGGCCTCGATCAGGCGGTCGGCTGCTTCGGTCCCGTAGCGGGCGGCCCATGCGGCGTGGATCTCGGCTGCGTCGGTCCGCTGGAGTTCGGTGCTCACCGCGAGCCGCCGTCCCGGTGTAGGTGAGGTTGCTGTCCCATCGCGGCCGCCGTCAGTTCTTCCACTCGGGCAGGAAGTCGGGGTGGCCGCGCCACTCCCTGGCTGCGGTCGCCAGGAAGAAGTACTCCATCCTCGGGTCGTCGCCACGGGCCGTCTCGGCCCAGGCCGAGCCTTGGGCGACGGACACCATGTCGAGCAGGGCCTGGTGTGCTCGGCGTTGGTCAGAGTCGTACTTTGCGCTGGCACGTAGGGGTTCGACGCGCGCCTTGATGAAGTCAGCGACCTTGTTGATGTCGTCCATGGTCTTGGCGGGCGGCATCTCGAACGGCTCTGTCATCGTGCTCTCCTTCGACTCCCCTGATCACCCAGGATATGAGGAGAGTATCCGGACTCAGGCACCATGATTGCCCCGGCGCGGCCATCCGGGACAGGGGAGGATGCCGGTTACGGCCGCCATGCCTCGTTGTAGTCCGGGTGACCGTCGTGCACAGCCGCCTTCCGCTTGGCCCAGCGCTCAAGGATGTGAAGCATCGCGGGCAGGTAGTCGGCCTCCCGCCGGTGGGCGTTCCTTCGGACCGTGTCGTCGGCCGCGGACTCGGTGAGGCGATCTGCTTCCTGCCGGTGGGCAGCGTAGGCGCGGGACACGCGCTCGTACTCGCCAAGCAGTTCGCGGTCGATGTCGACCTGGGCAAGCACGCGAGACGGATCGTGGCGAGCGATGTGAGCCCCCTCGTCAACCCACGTGTGCCGAGTTACGGGGGCCCCGTCTCCAGCTCGGACGTGCATGTCAGCGAACTCCCACTGGTCGCCACGTGGTTGCCGGCTGCCAGCCTTGCGGGAGATCTGCTCGTCCTCGTCGAGCCGGTCACTCAGGAACTGCACCAGATCGTCCATCATGCCTCCGTTGGCAGGCTGTCCTTCCCCACACGTAGGGGATCCACAGAACAGTGATTATGGTGTAGGTGGGCCGTGATGATCCCTCGGCGTGCAGATCAGGGGCGTGCCGGACTGGGATTCGATTCTTCGCTAGGAGTGATCCTAAGAAAAAGGACGGCACCCGGGCAGGGGTACTAGCGAGCCGGGTACAGCACCTCGAATGTCGGAGGCTGCCATCGGCCGAAGCGCTCCACGTCCGGCTCGGAGAAGGCCACGGTGCTGCGCCCGGTGGCCCTGCCCACGCGAAGGCTGGTGAAGCTGATGCCCGATGTGCCCAGACCTGCGGCCTCGGCCCGCTCGCATACGATCCTGTGCAAGGTCTGCGCGGTAAGGCCCTTCTCGCCGAGGTTTCCCCACCGGTCTGAGCTCGGGAACAGGAAGCCGTCATGTCGCTCATTGCGGCGGAGGTGCGCGAGCCATCCTGCGGTGAAGCGGACCACACTGGTGACCGGGTCCTGGCTGTCGCGCACCAGGACGCTCGTCTGCGCGCACGGCATCTGTAGCCGTACGCCGCCGTCCACAAGACGAACTGATCCTGCCATGCATCGCGCGAGTTCGGACCGCAGAATGGCCGTGCCCCACGCCAGGGTGATTAGACATCCGTCCCGTAGGCCTATCCAATCGTCCTGGCAAGTGGCCAGCATCGCCCGCAATCCTTCTTCGGTGATCGGAACGGTCTTAGGCTTGCCCCTGTCGGACGCGGCCCATTCCATCTTCCAGCGGTCCCACAGCTCACGGGCGGCCGCGGTATCGAACCAGTGCCCATGTGGCTGCCAGGTGCGTATGGCGTACCAGGCGAGCTCGACCGTGCTCGGCGCGAGTCGGCGGTCGTTGATCAGGTAGCTGATGTAGCCAGTGAACGTCTCCGCCGTGCAAGGAGTGGTGTCTACACCCCGGTCTGCGCACCATGCTTGGAACTGGCGGCGTTGCGTGCGGTAGGTCCGGTCGGTGTTGGGCGTGCTCATGCGGCTCCTTCGGTCTGGGTGTTCAGCAGCAGCGCCACAAACGTCGACTGGTACGGCCAGCGCGCCACCCCGCCATGCTTGAGCAGGTGCATCAGAGTCCGGCTGGGGAAGGTCAGGCCGATCTCCAACGGCACGCAGCCAGGCGGCACTTCGTGTTCCATCAGCTCCGGCCGCGGCGCTGCGTCCCCAACGAGCGGCCGTCCAGTGGAACGCTGCGCTCGGATGGGCACCGTCCAGCAGACTTCCCCGTCTCCTTCCGCATTGGACTGCTCGGCGTCCAACTGGACGGCGAACGCGGGGTGCATCCGGGCCAGCCGCTGCGCGTTGACACGCCGGTCGGCGTCCCCGGTCGGCACCTCGCCCACCTCAAGCAGCGCCACCGCGAACTCGCCCGACATCAGGCCGGTGTGTACGCGCAGGAAGGCGGCGGCCTGTTCCGGAGGCCAGTACGCCGCCCTGTGCTGCGTCTGGCCGATGCGGTCCCTGTATGCAGCGTCCATCTGGCCTGAGCGCAGGTCCTGACGAGTCTCAGCCAGGACCTGCGCGGCACTCGGGCTGTACAGCATCTGATCCAACAGCTTGGCGGCCATCTGCTCGTGCACTGTCGGCATTCGCGTCCTTCCTGGGTGCAGACAACATCAGAGTAGTTGAGCTACTCTAAACGTAGCAGTAGTCAAGCTACTCCACTCCGCCTACGCTGAAGCCATGGACCTGACCGGCTACCTGACCTCCGACGAAGCAGCAGAACGACTCGGCATCAACCGCCAGAGTCTCTACAACCTGGCCAACAAGTCACCGGACTTCCCGAAGCCGAAGAAGGTCGGACGGACATCCCTCTGGCCTGCGCAAGGCGTGGACGAGTGGCGAGTACAGCACCCAAAGCGACAGACGACGAAGCGAGAAGAGTGAGGGCATCATGCTGAAGACGTGGCGTCGGCTGACCGGGCAAGCCGGTCCCGACTGTGACCGCTGCGAAAAGCCGACCTGGAAGCCGTCCCTCTACTACGCGCCGAGCCAGCACTGGCGGTGCGAGCCTTGCGAGGAGTTCGTCGCCAAGGTGACGGCCATACGCGCCACACACTCCCACCCGGAGACGTCAGAGGAACTCGCGAGCCTCATCGCCTACATGAAGGCGAACGACCCCATGACCACCAAGAAGTGAGGACACAATGCTGGCCAGCACGCTGAGTGTCCTGGCGCTCGTGATCAGCGTCGGGAACCTGTTCTTCGCCCGCCGGGGGTACCTGCGCGCGAAGGCCCACCTGGCGGCAGTCGAGGCGCGCTACCCGCACCTGGCGGCGCGCGCCGCCGAGAAGTGAGGACACCGACCATGGTCAGGAGCCTGACGCCGTACTGCGACGACCCGGACTGCATCAATCCCCGCTACTCCCATCGCCACGAGCCGCCGACACAGACCGATGGCGAACCCGAGTGCAGCGAATGGTGCGGGACCGTGAACGACCGCACCGTGCATGAGGAGGGCTGCCCCTATCGGCAGTACTTCCGCCGATAGGACGACGTGGACGCAGATGGGCCCCGCCTGAGGGAAACAGGCGGGGCCCGTCGTGCACCCTAGACCGCGGCTGGCTTCTTCGCCCGCCCCGCCTCCACCCGCGCGAGGCACAGCACGCACAGCGGGCACCCGCCCGACCCGTACCGGTGCGTCGGATGACCACACCCCGTACACGGGCCGACGTGCGCCGGCGGACACACGGGAGCAGGCGGGACAGGCATCGACGACTCGTTCACCAGCCCATCGTACGTACCATCGGCCAGTCCGGGCGGGCAGGGATCGGCGGCCGGGAGTCTGTAGATCTTTTCCAGGTGCGAGAGGCCAGCGGAGCAGCGCTGCCGGGGGTGTGGGACGGGCTCAGCCAGGGACGTTTCCCCAGGTCGCGAGCGTGAGCATGATCAAGTTATTTGATTCCCAAACGTGTAGGACAGACCCCGAGGTCATCCCGTCCGGGCGGCGGTCACGCACCCACCGCAGCCCACGGCCCGGCGAAGTCCGTCCCCACATTCGATGCCGGGGTGATCGTCGACGGCAGCGCCGTGCGACCCGTCCCGTTCGTCGCGAACCGGAAACCGGATGCACTCAGGCCCAGGTTCGCGGCCGCGTCCACACCGGTCCAACCTGAAGCCCTGGTCAGCGTCGGCGGCACCGAAGCGTTGAACAACAGGGCCACCCAGTAGTACGAGCCGGCCGCCAGCGCCTGCCCCGTGATCGTGGTCGTCTTGAGACCGGCCGACGAGATCGCGGAGTCTACGTTCGTCGACGCCAGCAGCGTGCCGCTCGAGCTGTACAGGCCGACCACGTTCTGGCCAGCGACAGCACCTGACCCGGAGTTCCCCGCCCACCAGTAGATCTTCGTGACGGTGACGGCGGCAGCGACGTTGACGCGAACCAGGTACAGGGTGCCGCTGGTCAGCGACGTCGAGTTGACCGCCAACGCCGGGTCGTAGCACCAGGCGGCGACCCCGTGAGCTGCGGGAGTGGCCTGCCCCAGCGCGTAGCCCGTCACGGCCAGATTGGCGCCCACGTTCAGGCTGTCGTCGGTGGCGAGGGTGTCGGCACCGGATCGGTACAGGGTGGTGTCCCGGGCCGCGTTACCGGGGCCCCATTCTTGCCGTCCAGCGGTGTCGCGCCGGTACCGGTCGAAGGTGTCGCCGGATGCGAGGGATGCCTGCGCGACGGTGGTTGAGCTGGCCAGGGTGGCGTTCTGGGTGCCGGTCATGGTGCCACCGGCGAGCGGCAGGAGAGCGCCGAGCGCGGCGCTCAGGCCGCTCACCTGGGATTGGGCGACGGTGACGGGGTCAGAGCCGGCGGATGCGTGGCTGCTGGCGTGGGGGGTGGGGGTCCGCGCGTTGGTGGTCGTGGGGTCGGTCGACTTCAGGGCCACGGTGTCGCCAGCGCCGGCAGCGCCGAGGGGCGGTTGCGGGCCGGTCGGCCCTTGCGAGCCAGTGTCGCCGGTGTCGCCTTTGGGTCCGGTGGGCCCCTGCGGGCCTGTAGCTCCGGTCAGGCCGGTCGGCCCCTGTGGCCCGGTATCCCCCGGATCCCCCTTGGGCCCTTGTGGTCCGGTGGCTCCGGTCGGGCCCGTGAGTCCGCTCGGCCCCTGGGGGCCGGTGGCTCCGGGGTCTCCCTGCGGTCCCTGCTCGCCCGTTTCTCCGGTCGCCCCGGTGAGGCCGGTCAGTCCCTGGGGGCCGGTGGCTCCCGTGTCCCCCTTCGGGCCTTGCGGACCAGTGGACCCGGTGGGACCGGCTGGTCCTGGATCCCCCTGCGGGCCGGCCGGGCCTTCCGGCCCCTCTGACCCCTCTGACCCCTCGGGGCCCTCTGCGCCGGCGAGGTAGACGACGGTGGACTGCCCGGTCAGGGTGTCGGACAGGTCGGCGCGAATGTCGCCCGCCCACCAGGTGCCGGTAGTAGGGACAGCCACGTACGTGACGATCGGCGTGCCGTCCTTCGCCCGGCCTTCCTGGATCGCCCACAGGGTGTCCCCCGCCGCCGACTCGATCCCCGCATTCGGCGTCAGGTCGACCGTCCAGTCGCCGTCGGCGTCCGGCGTGATGACGACCGGGCGTACGAGCTCGCCGGACACGGCGGCCACGTAGCCGACCGCCTCTGTCCCGGTGACGTCGACCAGCGTGGCCTTCATCTCCGACCGCTGCCCGGCCGCAAAGCCGATCAGCTTTCCCGTCACCGTCGTCATGGTGGTGCTCCCGTTCAGGTCACAGAGTCGTCGTGCGGATCGTTCTCGTGGAGCAGGACGCCGTCGTGCTGGGCGGTCAGGACCATGCGGGTCCGCTGAATGACCAGGCTGGCAATCCCCAGGAGCAGCAGGACGCGGGCGAACCGCATGACGGTGGCGAAGATGCCGTCGGGCCATATCGACACCACCACCGTGTAGGCGGCCAGCGCTCCTATGGCCAGGGTGAACGTCATGACGTGCCGACCGACCGGCGTGGACCCCCAGGGGGCGTGCAGGTGGTAGACGACAGCGAAGATCGTGCAGCACAGGGTGACCAGGCCTGATGCGTACACGTTCGACAGTTGCGCGTAGTCCATGTCCATCAGGTCCTCCCTCCGAAGGCCTCGCGGAACATTTCCGCGAAGTGGTTGCGCTCGCGTTCACGTGCCAGACGGGAAGCGACCTGCGATACGGCCGACCGCTGCGCTTCGACTTCCCGGCGGGCCAGTTGGGCCCGTGTGAGCGCCTTCTCTGCGGCCTTCTGGCCAGGCGTGTCCGGGCGCTGGGGGGCGGGCTCAGGACGGCGGTGCAGCAACCGGCGAATCCATCGCATCCCCTGGCACCTCCCCCCGTATCGCGCGCAGGACGGTGTAGGCGGTGCGGGAGAGTTCCAGCAGCTCACCTGCCTGTCCTTGCGCGTCCAGTCGTGCGGCTTCGCTTTCCTGATGGGCTTTACGCCAGGTGTCCCGCTCTGCGAGTGCTTCGGCGACGCGGGCGTCGCGGTCTTTGCGGACGTCCTCGAGGACGGAGCGGGGAACGAGGTTGCCCCGGAAGACGAGCAGCACGACGAACGTCACGATGGTCCAGGCCCCGCCCTGCATGAGCAGGGTCACGCCCGAGATCTCGTTCACCGGTGCCGCTCCTCGTCGGTGGTGGGGCACGCCTGCGCCGCTGCCAGACGGCAACAGGCGTGCCGGACGGTCACGGTCAGGCCGCGCTTCTGACGTTGCTGCGGGCTCCGACGTCCTGGGCCTTGCCGCTGACACCGGACGGCTTCCACAGGCCGAAGTGCGAGGCCACGGAGATCACGAACGAGACGGCAGACAGGATCACGGCGGAACTGAAGCTGTAGTCGTCGCCGGCGTTTCCGAGTTCGACGAGGAAGCCGTTGAGGGCGGTGAGGAACAGCAAGATGACGGCCTTCGCACCGGCGTTGGTGACGCGGGTGGTGACGAGGCCGACCAGTACCGGCAGGACGAAGCTAACGGCCAATCCGAGCCAGTACGAGGTGTCGAGGGTGGGCTGCATGTCGGGTTCCTTCTGTGGATGGGTGGTGGAGGGGGGGGTGGTCAGATCTTCGGAACCTTGAGGCGCTTCCACGTCTCGGGGCCCGGGTAGCCGTCGGCGTCGTCGCCGGTCCAGCCCTGTGCGCGTTGGAAGTCGCGGACGTTCCACCGGTCGGCGTTGGTCCAGTTCGGTCCAGGGCCGGTGGAGTAGTGGCGGCCGTAGCCGAGGGCAACCAGGCGCCTGCCGAGGGCGGTGATGATCGGCGAGTAGCGGCCGGCGTGGAAGAAGGCCTTGCCGGGGTACGGCTGGTAGACCGGCGTGGGCGGCTTGGCCGGTGCCGGTGCCGGGGCGGGCTTGGCCGGCAGGGTGCCGAGGAGATTCTTCAGGCTGGACGATCCCGGGATGCCGTCGGCGTCCTGGCCAGCCGCGGTGCCCTTGTAGCCCAGGGACTTCTGGAAGTCGCTGAAGTTGCGGGTGTCGGCGTCGGACCAGGTCGATCCGGGGCCTTCGGTGTAGTGCTTGCCGAATCCTGCCTTCACCAGCGCCTGACCGACCTTGGTGATGTGGTCTCCCTTGGCTCCGTATCCGTACTCGAGACCGTTGACGGTGACCTTGTAGCGGGCCGGGGTGGCCGCGGTAACGGGACCGGTGGTCGGGTACTTGGGGCGGCCGAAGCCTGCGATGTCGGCGACGACGCGGACGCGGCGGGCGCACACGTTCGCCGTGTTGCCCTCGATCGTGTACACGTACTTGCCGTCGGAGGAGACGCTGGTGACGATGCCGACGTGGTCGATCTTGCCGATCTCGGAGGTGCCGTCCCAGTCGAAGAAGACGATGTCGCCGCGGCGGATCCCGGACTTCAGGATGCCGTTGGTCATCGCGGTCCACTGCTTGTCCGTGTTGAAGCGGGCGGCGTGGGCGACGGTGTACGCCCAGTCCATTCCGAAGCAGACGGCTGCGTAGTTGTCGGAGTCGTAGGCGGCGCGGGTGATGGTGGCGTTGCACCAGGCGAAGTTCCCGGCGTACGCGTTGCCGTTGCGCTGGCGGTACCACTCCTGGATGACGTTGGGCTCGCCCAGTCCGAGCCACGTCTCCATGGCAGCGATCATCTTCTCGAGGCCGCCGGTGTTTCCACCGAGCCGCCGCGGCTGGTCGTCCAGCGGGTCGCCGACGGCCTCGTCGCCATCGTCGTCGGCGGGGAGTCCGTACACGCCGTGGGAGTCGGCCGGGCCGTACTTGTCGGCCAGGAGCTCCTCTTCGTTGCGGACGGTGGGCCCGTTGCCGGTGGCGGTCAGGAGGGCGGCTTGCCGTTCCTGGCTTATGTCGTCCTCGAGGGGTCGGGGCTCGCCCATCGTGGGTCTCCTTCGTGGGGCGCCGGTCAGCGGTTGCTGGTGAGGCGGGGTTGGATGAGGTCGATCTGGTTGCGAAGCTCGCGGTATGCGGCGAGGGAGAGGCGGAAGAAGCCGTGGTCGCCCCAGGCCGCTGACCAGGAATTGACGACCCGCAGGATGGTGTGGGCGTAGTCGAGCCCGCCGTCCGCGGTGTAGGTGAGGTGCTCAAGGGCGGTGATGCAGACTTCGTGGCCGCCGGCGACGGGAGAGTTCTGCCAGTTGGGGAGGTCGTCCAGGAGCGCGGTACGGCCGGGCGGGTCGAAGAAGTCCTCGTGCCACGGCATCCCCATCAGCACCGGACCGGTCTGGAGGAGGGTGCAGAGCTCCTCTGCGGTGGTGGCGTGCCGGTAGGAGTCGATCAGGCCGCGCGCCTTGAGTGCCTTGGCGACGCCGAGGCCGGAGGATCCGCAGTCCACGGCCGGCCAGGTCTGGTCGTGCCACTGGTCTTGGCGGGTGGCTTCGGCGTACAGGCCGATCGCCCACGATTCGGCCAGTGCCGGGTCGGTGGTGACGAGGTCGGCGGCCTCGAGCGTGTCGGCGTCGTGGAGGATCGATACGGCTGCGGTGGCCGCGTTGCCGGTGCAGGAGCCGAGGGCGTCCACGTCGTCGACGCCGATGTACCGGCGGCTGGTGTGGATTCCCTGGGACAGCAGGTTCTGCTGGTTGAGGACTGGGATCTTGGGTGCCCACTCGGTGGGGTGCAGGCGTCGCCCGGCGGGCCGCGGCCGGTAGGCGAGGCTGCGCGGGTCCAGCACGAGGTGCCGGCCGAATGGGCCGGTCACGTCATACCGTGTGATGTCGAGATCGGGCACTCGCCCGGACTCCTGCACTCCCCGCGCCCAGAGCCGTCTGAAACGTTGCGGGCCGCTGTGGTGCGGCCGTCCCTCGGGGGTGGTGCAGGGCGGAGGGTCGCCCTGCTGATCAGGGTACGGGCGTACGAAGCCCGTGTTGCCCCTGCTGGCCAGGCACCTGGTCAGGCTTCCCGGTACCAGCCGTTGATGGTCATCGTCGCGGTCGCGGACAGGTTCTCGCCCCGGACTTGGATGTCCGTCGGGCCGCGAACCTGATCCAGGAGGGCACCGGAGCCGCCGGGCTGGATGAGGCAGACGCCGTGGCCGCCCACGGATGAGTTGGTGCCGGCGGCGATACCGCCGAGGTAGACGCCGATGTACTGGCGTCGGTTCGCGGACCCGCGGTAGGGGGTGGAAGGGAGGCTGATGGTGATGCCGGTGGTGCCGGTTCCGAGCGCGGACAGGGTGATGTAGGCCTCGATGTAGACCAGCTTGCCGATCTTGTAGTACCAGCCGTCCCGGATGGCGTATGTGGCGGATCCGCCGTTGGTAATGGCCGGGGTCCAGGACGTCCACGTGGTGGTGGCGACCGCCAGGCCGCCGGCGATGGTGGTGTTGCCGTCCTTGTCGACGAGGAACATGTCCGCGTCGCGGTAGGCGCGCAGCAGGTAGCCGGTGTGCGCGGTGACGCCTTGCACGTAAAACGCGGAGTTTGATGACGCGGGGGCGAGGACCTGGAAGCGGGCGTTGTCGACGTAGCCGAGGGCGGGTTCCATCGACATCTTGCTTCCCAGTGTTGGGCTGTCGGTGTTGTTGAGTTGCAGCCGGGCATACCCGGGCGCGAGGGAGAGGGAGCCGCCGATGTAGGTGGTGAAGGTGCCGTCGTCGCGCATGCGCTCGATGAACGCCTGGTCCTTGCCCATGTAGTGGTGCCAGATCAGGTCGCTGTAGGGGCCGCCGTCGGCGAACTTGCTGGTGACCGACTCGAGGGAGACGTTTCCGCTGCCGTCTTCACTGGCCTGGGTTCGTGCGGATTTGGTCTGGGCTGAGTTGAACCAGCGCAGGGAGGGGATGGTGGTGGCCGGGCTGATGGCCATGACGTTGCCGGCGGGCCCTGCCAGGCTGATCCCGGTGGGGGTGACGGAGGTGACGATCGATCCGGTTGAGTCATAGATGAAGATCTTGTTGGCGTTGCTCTCGTTGATCGTGATGCGTTCGCCGCTGGTGGCTGTACGGAGCAGGCCACCGGTGACGGTGGTTCCCGTGATGGTGCTGCCGGTGATGTCGGATCCGGTGATGTCGCCAGTGAACACGGCTGAGCCGTCGGCGGAGTTGAACTGGATGACGAGGACGCCGGATCCGTCGTAGACCCGCAGGCCGTCCTCGTTGAGTTCGACCCGGGCCCCCGCCGGGTTCCCGGCGACGATGCGGGTGACGAGCTGGAGGATGGCCTCCAGCTTTTCGGCGGTGATGGCCCCGGCTTCGATGGCGGCCGCGGTGACGGACCCCACGGTGAGGTCGGGCCCTTCGACCTGGACCGGGGTGGCCGCGGTCTCGGCAGAAGGCGGGCCTGCGATGCCGGAGGAGTTCACGGCGAGGAGGACGACGTAGTGCGCGACGTACGGCAGGGGGGTGACGGGGAGCATGCCGCCGGTGCCGGAGCGGGTGATGGTGCCGACGAATGTGGCGGCAGAGGGGGTGAAGCCAGGGCTGGTGGAGACGTGGACGGCGACGTGGTCAAAGTCGGCCGGCAGGGCAGTCCCGTCGGCGAGAGTGCCGTCCCAGACGATGCGCAGGCCGCCGATGGACGGGGTGACGACCGGGGTGGTGGGGGCGCCGGGCGGCGGGCCGTCGACGGCGATGAGGCCGATGGTGCCGTCGGGCTGCATGCCGATCGCGCCCCGGACTGTTCCCAGGCTGTCCTTGACGGTGATGGCCGTGTTGTCGAGGGCGGCGTGAGAGAGGCGTGAGGACCGCTCGATGCGGTTGAGGCGGGCCTCCATCTCGGCGAGCTTGCGTCCGATGTCCATCAGGCGACGCCTCCGTACTGGTACATGGCGGAAGGTTTCAGATCGATGACGGCCTGGGGGCCGCCCGTGGCGGCGGGTTTCATGGTCCAGCCGGTGACGCGGCACCAGCCGGTGTACTCGGTCCACGCGTTGTAGATGCGGGTGTAGACGTCGTCTCCGACCTGCCAGGACCCGAAGGGGGCGGTGTCGGTGTTGCGGATGGTGACCTGGCCGACGGCGCCCATGGTCTGGCGCCAGGCGCGTTCCCAGTCGGTTCGTTGGCCGACGGTGTCGGTTCCGTTCAGCTCGGGGAAGCTGGCGGCGGCCTCGAGGCGGAGGCGGCCGTTGCGGACGGCGGAGATCTGCCGGATCTTGGCGCTGCCGTCTCCGGCGCCGGTACCGATGACGACCTGGGCGTAGTCGTCTCCGGCGATGACTTTCTCGGGGTCTTCGATGATGTTGACGCCGGAGGCGAACTGGATGTCGTTGCGGCGGCGTCCGAGGCGCGGCCAGCCCAGCCGGATGCGCTTGACGACGTCGGTCTTGTCGGCGTTCCAGGTGGTGGTGCACGTGTACTCGGGGGTGGCCTGGTCGGTGACCATCTCGTCGACCTGGTCGCCGAGGCATTTCACGTCGTACCAGAACGAGTTGTACGGCTCTGCCGGGGTGCCGATCTTCGACGTGGAGACGGTGTCGTCGACGACGACGCCCAGGTCACCGTCGGGGATGGACTGGGCGTACTCCCAGGCGTTGCGGATGACGTCGCAGCGGTCGGCGTTGACGTAGGGTCCGCGGCCGCCGTGCTGGCCGTCGAGGTCGAACCGCTTTTGCAGGTACGACGACCAGGACGCGGCTTCGAAGGCGTAGTTGTTGCCCTGGGCGCGGACGTCCCAGATGAGGCCGCCCCACTGGATTTCGCCGTCGGAGGACTCCACGTAGATGCAGGTCGTCCCGGGGTCGGCGAGGGTCGGGTTGGACGACACCAGCCGCGGCGACAGCTTCCCGGACAGACTGCCCGGGCCGGACAGCTCGGGCCCGTACTCCAGGTCTACAACGGGGAGGGCGGTAGACAGCCACTCCCCGGTGAGGGCGTGCTGGGTGAGGACCCGTACGGGTGGGGTGACGGTCACCGCGGCGCCTCGATGAATTCGACGTTGTACCGCAGCGTGGTGGACGCGTCGACGGACACGACGCCTGTGTTGCCGGTGGTTCCGGTGGCCTGGGGGCGCAGGAGCTGGCTGGTGCCTCGGTAGGCGTCCGGGATGGTCAGGGTGTCGGCGACGAAGGTGGTGGCCCTGCGGATGGCGGTCTGGTTGTCGTCGAGGATCACAGCCTGGAGCGTGAGGGAGGCGCCGAACGTGGCGCGCAGGCTGCCGATGAACGCGGCGGTGGTGTACCGGATTTGGGCAAGGTCGATGGAGACGATGGCCTGCGACGCCCAGGACGGGATGGGCACGGACCAGCCGGCCTCGGTGGAGAAGTACGCGTACGTGCCGTTGGAGTTGTTGATGGCGGTGGACGTGCCGGTCGGCGAGTGGACGTACTGGAGGGACTGCCGGCGCGGGTTCGCGATCTGTCGCAAGTCGACGACCATGGCGTTGGTGATGGTCGACGTGGACGCAGGGATGTCGATGCGCGCCAGGGGGATTCCGGTCAGGCCGCCCGGGATGGTGGTGGCGCTGGATGAGACGTTGGAGAGGACCTGGAAGTAGTTGATCGGCTGGGTGACCGGGTCCAGGGTTCCCTCGTACTGCGGGTCTTCGACGCGCAGGATGACCATGTCGGAGCGCCCGGACCCCGCGCCCTGGGAGGCAATGCTGACGGTGGCCGCACCCTGGTTGCGGGAGGTGTAGGTGCCCTGGAAAGCGCTCACGCGGCCGCGGATGACAGCCGATCCCTCAGCGATCTGTACTCCCCCGCCCGGGGTGCCGAGCTGGGTGACCTTCAGGTCGGTTCCGGCGGTGATGCCTTCGCTGCCGCGGGCGAGGTCTTGGACCATGGCGCGGAACTGTTCTGCTGAGTGGGTGGCGCCGTTGGTGAGGATCGGCACTTGGTAGAGGGTCACGGTGTCCTCACAGGGCTATGTATGCGTCGCGCCAGGTCAGGCGGAGGCGGGCGGTGTTGGTGGCGTCGAAGGCGGTCCAGCGCATCTCGGACTGTCCGGGTGGCAGGGAGAAGAGGTCGAGGCGGGAGGCTGGGGACAGGACGGTGGAGGCGTTGCCGCCGTTGTCCCAGGTGACGGTGCGGTAGCCGGGCCGGGTGTCGATCTCAACCCACCGTCCGGCGGCCAGAGTGAGGGTGGGCAGGGCGAGGGTGCGGCCGGTCGCGGCGTGGGTGATGGTGACGTTGGAGCATGGACCGGTGATGCGGATGACGGGCCAGGCTTCGGCATCACCGCTGTTGGTGACCCAGCCGGGCCGGTCGGCGGCGACGGTGCCGTCCTGCACGACGATCGGTGCGATGATCGGCGCTGCGAATCCGCCGCCGGTGAGCCAGCCCAGCGGGAGTTCGGTCGTGGTCTCGGCGTCGGCGTAGAAGACGGGGTCGTGGGCGACGAACTCGATGTCCAAGGGCACGTAGCCGTGGATGACCTGCCCGTACTCCGGGTCCAGCTTCCGCAGACGGCCCGTGAGGCGCTTCACCGGGCGACCGGGTCGCTTCAGCCGGAACGTCATCCCCTGCCCTCCGACCAGACGGACTGCCGCCGTGTCGGAGGCTGCCTGGAGGGCGGCGATCATGTCGTGGCAGGCGTCCGGCTCCCCGGGCGCCTTGATCGCGGCGTCGATCTGGACCTGCCGGGCGGCCCAGAAGTCCGGGCCGGCGAACATGCCGTCCATGGACGGCTGGTCGACGTCGGCGTCCCGGACCGGGGGCCGTCCCAGTCCGGTGGTCTCGATGACGTTGACCGTGGTCCCGGCGCCGATCAGTACGCCCCCGAGGTCGTACTGCCAGTCTGCGAGTTCAGTATCCGGCACGGGCTGCCACCCCTCCCCTGCGGGTACGGCGGACGGACCGTCCGACCTGCGCCCCGATGTCTGATGCGGTGGCGCCGGTGCGGACCGCGGTCACGCTGACGTGGGTGTCGCCGCCGCCTTGGACGATGACGACCGGCCGGGATGCGGACGCGTCGGTCATCCCCACGCCGAAGCGACGGGCGACGTCAGCGAGGACCGGCAGCGCGGCCCGTCGCTTGTTCGGGCCGAGGGGGATCAGGGCCTCGCCGTGGGTCTCGGGTTCGGCGAAGCGGATGATGCCACCCTGGGTGGCGTACATGCCGGCGCGGATGCCGCCGTTGGCGTAGGACAGGCCCTGCCCGGCGCGGCCCAGGTCGGTGAGGAACTTCGCCGCGCGCGTGCCCAGGGACTTGCTGATCTGGGCTTTGGCCTTGGTGGCAACGGTGATGATCTCGTCTTCGCCCAGGCCGGTCTTCCCGGCGACGTCGTGGATGCCGGTCTTGGAGGTGCTGATGGCGGCGATGATCTGGACGAGTTCGGTGACCTGGTCGGCGGTGAGTGCCGCGTTCGCGGTCTTGGCCTGCTTGTTCGCCGAGGTCGCCTTCGACTTGTCTTTGACGGCTGCTGCGGCGAGCTGCTGGGCGGCTGCGTCGTTCTGTTCAGCGAGCTGTCCGGCCAGGTCTCCGAAGCCCTGCGCGGCGAGGGTGGCGAGGTTGTCGGAGAACGCCTTGTTGAGCGTGTTGGCCTTGGTGAGCTGGCGGGTGTAGTCGGTGAGGGAGGCTTTGGCGGTGGCCTGGAGGTTGCGCAGGGCGGCCGACATCTGGTTGATGTAGGCGGTCGAGCCGGTGGCCATCTTGTGGGCGAGCTGTTTGCCCTCTTCGCCCATCGAGGCAAGGGCTTCGGCGACGTCGCCGCCTGCCCGGTCGGCGACCTTGGCGAGGTCCTTGTTCCAGGTGGTGGTCGCCGCAGAGATCGACTTGAGCTTCTTCTCGACCGCGCCCAGGTCGAAGTAGTCGATCTCCTTGACCTTGCCCTTGACCTTCACCTTCTTCGTTTTGTGGCCGGCCGATCCGGCATCGGACGCGGAGTACAGGGAGCCGGTGTTGGGGTCGTAGCGCCAGTCGGTGACGTTGCCGTCGGCGTTCCACTGGATGCCCGCCGGGTTCCCGCCAAGGCGGCGGACGATCTCTTCGGTGATGGACCGGGACCTGCCGCGTGCGGACCGCCGGAAAGGTACGTAGCCCTCGCCCTCTGTCTCCCGCTCTCCCCACACGCGATAGGAGCCGGCAGGGGCAAGCTGTGCCGTGTGCTGGTTGGGCCGGTCGCCAGGTGTGCCGGTGGCGCGGCGGACGCCTCCGCCGGCGTAGAAGTCGACGGTGCCGCCGTCTGCCTTGCGAAGGTTGTCGGCCTGCTTCTGGATGGCGGACGCGGCGTCGGAGGCGGGCTGGGATCCGATCGTTTCGAGGATGGTCCGCTTGGTGACAGTGATCGTGATGGATTTGTCGGACAGGCCGTTGCGGGCTGCCTGGACGGCTCCGATGTTGCTGATGGCGGTGCCGGTTGCTGCGGTGACGACGACGCGTCCGTCGGGCAGAGTCCTGGTCTTGAAGCCGACCGCTTCAAGGGCCGTGATGGCGGTCGCATTGAGGGTCTTGACCGTGACGGACTTGCCCTTCGGCGTCGCCTTTATTTTGGCGATGACCTCGTTGAGGCCCTCAACGGCTACGGCTTTGTCGACGTCGACCTTGACGTCCTTGCCGTCGGGGACCTTGGACAGGGCGCCGATCAGCAGGTCCAGTTGGGAACGTGCTGCCTGTGTCGGCGCAGTGATCTTGTATTCGCGGGTGCCGGGGATTAGCTGGATCTGGTAGCCGAGGTCTTCGAGCTCCTGCTTCGCCTGGTCGCCGAGCGCGTCGACCTTGATGGTCTTCTGGTTCGGGAACTGCTCGAATTCCGCCTGTACGGCGAGCAGCTCGGCGAGGGTGGAGTCGACTCCCTCGGTGGACAGCAGGATGGATACCTGGCCGGGGATCAGGCCGAGGGAGTCAGCGACTGCGCCGGCCTGCGTCTCGGTCAGGCCGTAGCCCTGCGCGAGTTTCACCGCGGCGTCGCGGGAGGTCTGCATCTCGCGTCGGGCGGCCGCCAGGGAGTCGGGCAGTCCCTTGCCCTGGGACTGGGCCAGGTCGTAGGCGGCTACCGCGGCGTTGGACGCCCCGTCGGCCATCGTGTTGAACGTGTTGAACAGCTGCTGGCCGTTCTTGGTGGTCGTGTTCAGAGTGCCGTTGGCGTTGATCAGGGATTTCCCGAAGCCGTTGGCCTTGTCGATGCCGGCGGCCATGGACTCGTTGGCGTTGCTGATGGCTTCGTTGACGCGGGCCTGCGCGGCCTGGAGGGACACGCTGCCGCCGGAGAGCAGATCGAGGGCCTCCCGCAGGGCGCGGGTGCGGGAGTCGGCGTCGCCGGTCTTGTCGGCGAGAGCGGCCACCGCGTCCTTGAGGCGCCCGTATGCGGAGACACCGTCCCCGGTCCCGTTGACGCCCTCGTTGTACGACTTGGCGTCGGCGGCCGCTTTCTGGAAGTCCCCGGACAGCCCGGACAGGGTGCCCCGCAGGTCTTCTGCTGCCTGCCCCTGCACGGTGAAGGCGGTGGACGACTGCCCCGTCTCCGGGTCCATCACCGTCGTCTTCTGCGCCTCGGCGGTAGCCTTCAGCTCCTTCTGCAACTTGCTGAGGGAGTTGCCCTGATCGGTGTAGGCGTCGACGAGCGCCGACATCGGCACCTTCGCCTTGCGGGCCAGGTCGACGAGGCGCTGCTGCCCGTCCAGCGTCGTCTTGACCTTGGTCTGCATGAGGTTCTCGGTGGCGATGGCCCGTACCGACTCGTCGACGACGCCGTTGGACTCGCGCAGCGCCGCCGACAGGGAGCTGATCTGCTGCTGGTGTTCGGCGGCCGCTGCCGCGGCTTTCTGCTGGCTGGTGGCGAGGAAGCCGAGGCCGACGGTGGCGGCGGTGATGGCCAGCCCCCACGGGCCGCCGAGAGCTCCGACCAGCCCGCCGCCCAGGGCGCGGGTAGCGGTCAGGGAAGCGGCGCCGATGCCGCGCAGGGTGCCGGTGAAGCCGGTGCCGGCGGCGGCCGCGGTGCGGAAGCTTTCGCCCATGCGGCCGATGACGGGGACGCGGGTCTGGAGGACGGCCATGGCGGCGCCGTAGCGGGACAGGGACATGCCGGCGGCTGCGGCGAGGCTGCGCTGGACGGCCATCTGGGCGTTGAGGGATCCGAATGCGGTGGTGACGCGTCCGGACACGGTGGTGGCCAGGGAGGCCATGCGGGGCTGGATGCGGCTGGTGAGCATCGCGGCGAGCACGAACTGCTGGATGGGGCCGGGTAGTCCGGCGAAGGCGTTGACGAGGGTGCCCACGACGTGCCCGATGGGGACCAGGACGCCGGACAGGCTCCCTGCGGCGTTGGCGGCGAGGTCGAGGACGGACACGACCATGTCCAGGGTGGAGGCGACAGTGCCGCCTTCACCGGCCAGCCCCGACAGGGCTTCGACAACGGGTTCGGCGGCCTGCGCCAGGTTCTTCAGGACCTGGATGGCGAGCTGGCCGGCACTGAGCAGCAGGTGCAGGCCGGAGGCGATGGCGTCGCCTCCGAGATCCTTGAAGGGATCCATCATGTCGTGGGCGGCGTCGGCGATCCCGGAGAACTCTTCCCGGGCCGCAGCCGCCAGGTCGGGTCCGAATAGGGTGGCGGCGTCGTTGAGGTAGTCGAAGAAGTCCTTGATGGCCGGGGTGGCCTTGGACAGGCCGCCGGTGATGCCCCGCACCAGGAATTCGAGCCCGGGCGCCATGCCGTTGTAGATGGTCAGGCCGGTCTGTTTGGCCTGGGTCTTGAGCTGGAGCATCGCGCCGGCGAGGCCCTTGCCCTTCGCGGCGGCGATGTCGGAGGCAGCGCCGGTTTCGGAGACGGCGGCCATGAGCGCGTCGAAGGAGTCGACGCCCTGGTGGGCGAGCGCGATGGCCCCGGACATGGCGGGCTTGCCCATGGACTTCTTCACGGCGGCCGCGAAGTCCTTCTGGGTCATGCGGTGCTGGGCCTTGGACAGGCCGTCGATGACGTAGCGCAGGCCCTTGAAGTTTCCTTGCGCGTCCCAGGCCTGGATGCCCATGGCCTCAAGGCCCTGCGTCATCTGCTTGGTGGGCGAGGCCAGGTTGGCCATCATGCCGCGCAGGGTGGTGCCCGCGGTCTGGCCGAGGATGCCGGCCTTGCCGAGCATGCCGACCGCGGCCGCGGTCTCCTGCATGTTCACGCCGAGGCCGTGGGCGACCGGCCCGGCGTACTTCATCGCGTAGTAGATGTCGATGATGTCGCCGGATGCGGCGTTGGCGGTCGCGGCGAGGGTGTCGGCGGCCACGGATGCCTGGTCTGCGCCCATGCCGAACTGGTCCATCATGTCGCCGAGATACTTGGCGGAGTCGGCGGCGTTGACCTGGGCGGCGGACGCGAGGACGAGGCTAGCGCGGCTGGCGGAGATGGCCTGGTCGGTACGGAACCCGGCCTTGGCGAGTTCGACCATCGCCTCGGCTGCGTCCGATGCGGTCGCTGCAGGCAGGGAAAGGTCGTTGCCGAGCTGGTCGGCGGTCGCGGACGCCCGCTGCATCTGCATCTGTGTGGCGCCGGTGACCGCGCCGAACGTATTCATGGCCTGCTGGTACTCGCCGCCCATCTTGAGCAGCTCGGCGCCGCCCATGACGAACGCTCCGCCGGTGAGGAGGGTGGCGAGGTGGGCCATTTCGCGGCGGGCCCGGCCGGTCTCGTCGGCGTAGCGGCGGATGCCGTTGACGCCTCCGCCGACGTGGTTCAGGCGGGAGTCGGCGCGGCGGGCGGCGTCGGCGAGGCGCAGCAGGTCGCGGACGGCGGTGTCGATCTGCCCGGACATGCGGGCGAGCTGCCGGCCGGCGGTGCGGGAGTCGTCGCCGAGGGCGTTGACGTGGCGCTGTGCGCGTTGGGCTGCGTCGCCGTACTGGCCGAGACGGCGCGCGGCGGTGCGGGCGTCGGATCCGAGCGAGTTGAGGCGGCGTGCGGCGGTGCGGGCGTCGGATCCGAGGGTGCGGATGTGCCGGCCTGCCGCGTTGGCCGCCGCCCCGAGTTCGCGGACTTCGGTTTTCGCGGTGCGGGCCGCCGTGCCGAGAGTGCGGGCGTGCTTGGCACTGGACTTGAGGGACTGGGCGAGGTCGTTGCCGTGCCCTCGGATGTCGACACTGAGGTTCCAGTTGGCCACCCGCCTCGCCCTCCCTTCCGTCCGTTGGTCAGTTGCTGGTGAATTCCGCGGCTATCTGCTGCGCGGCGTGGATGTGCGCGGGGATGAGGAGGACTTTCATGCCGTCGCCGGCCCGGCCCTCGGGGATCTCGCGCTGCTTCATCGCGATTTCCTCGCAGCCCAGGCACTTGTGGGAGACGGACACGTAGGCGTCGACGTAGGCGCCGTCGTCGTCCTCCCATTCCGAATCGCGGGTGCCGCATTGCGGGCAGACACCTCGCTGGTAGGCGGCGTAGGCGAGGGCCTTGGCCCGGTCCTGCGCGGTCCAGGTGCCGTCGCCGGTGCCGCGGAACACGCTGTGGGGGATGCCCCACTGGTGGCACAGGGCGAGTTCGGACCTGAACTGCTCGTCATCGATCAGCCTTTTCCCAGGTCGGCCCGCGTGGTGCTCTGCACGCCCATGGCGGCGTTGAACATGGCGTTGGCCTCCGACAGGGACCATGCGGCCAGGAGTTCGCGGGCTTCGCCTTCGGTCATCCCGTCGACGGACGCGGCCGCGATCAGTGCGGGCGGGAAGGTGTCGGCCCATTCCTTGCCGTCGTCGGCTTCCGTCTCGGACGGCTTGTGCTGGCGGTACAGGGCTTCCAGCGCCGGGCGGGGAAGTGCCCGGAAGCGCAGGGGGATGGCGACCTGGTCGTATGCGGTCTTCGCCTCGTCGTACTCGGTGGCCGCTTTGGCGGCTTCCGTGGGTGCGTCGGTGTCGTCGGGGTGGTCCTTGACGTAGTCCTGCGCCATCTCGTGGGCGCGCTTGGCCCGCTGGTAGCGGGTGCGGACGTCGACGTCGTCGCAGATCACGAACGTCGTCTCCGCCAGGCTCCGCTCGCGCAGGCGGCGCATCTTCTCCGACCAGTGGGCGTCGGCTGCCACCGCAGCGGCGGGCGGTTCCGGCTGGGTGCGGGTGGTGGTCATGGTGGGTGGTGTCCTTCGTCAGGGGGGCGGGTCCTGGCCGGGCGGGCGAGCGCCCTTCCCGGAGCGTTTTGAGCGCCCGGCCAGGAGCTGAGAGGGATCCGGGGTTGGGTCAGCCGCCCGGCGTGGTGGTGCTGACGGTGACGGCCGGGCTGGTGCCGCCGGTGAAGGATCCGGTGGCGGTCATCTGCGGGACGTCCTCGCCGTCGTAGTCGCCGCCGAACGTGACCGTGACGGGGGTTCCCGGGTGCGGGCCGCCAGCGCAGACGACGTCTCCGGGCGCGAGGTTGGAGAGGCCCTCGAGCGCGGACTGGACCGCGGAAGCCGTCGCGTTGTAGGCGATCGCCGACGTCGTCTGCCCGCTGAGGGTCAGCGTGTAGGTTCCGCCGGTCGGCGTGCCGGTGATGGTGACGGTCTGGACCTCGTCCGTGCCGGCGGCCGGGACGGCTGCGCCCTGCAACGGGCGGCTGGTGATCGAGCAGGTCACCATGAACTTGGCAGCCTCGTTGTCCGCGGTGTACTGCGGGGACTGGGAGGCGACGCGGATCGGGAACACGTCCATCGACGCGTTGGCGGGCACGTCTCCCTTGCGGAGGATCACCACGTAGCCGGTGGTCCCCTTCGCGAAGGTCGTCTCGAGCGTCGCGGTCACCTCGTCCTCGTAGAACGTGAAGGAGGAGGAGTCGGCCTTATCGCTGCCCGGGATGGTGGAGTCGTAGGTGTCCGCCATGTCGGGGGTGTCGATCTCGTTGTTGGAGACCGTCCAGCCGTCCATGGCGGCGATGTACGGGCTGAACTCGGTGCCGGCGTTCAGCTCGGAGCGGGTCGGGATCATGTTCTCGGAGGCGATATCGGGCACGAAGTAGAACTTCGACGTGCCTCGCCGCATGTACTTCTTGACCGGCATTCGTGGGCCCCTTGGTCCCGGGGCCTGACAATCCCGTCTGGGACCTGGCCCCTTACACGTTGGTGTATGGGTTGCGGCCACCTGCCTGGTGGCGTCCGCGTGGGGTCCCGCCGCGGTGCGGTCTTACGTTCCTGACAGTGGTCAGGGAGAGGACACGGTGAACGTGAACCTCTGCGCACTGCTCATGATTGCATCGCCTGGGTCAGGGGATTCCCCCTGCTCTCCGGCCGCCCGACGGCCGGTGACGCGGGCCCCGGGGATGGTCATGGGGTGCAGCCACGCGCCGGTGGCCGGGTTGCGTCCGAGGACGGCGCGGCGTGCGGCATCGTCCAGCCATTGCAACTGGTTCTGGGTGCCGAAGGAAGTGGGGTCGTCTGGGTCGGGCCCGGACACGGAGGTGACCTGGTAGGTGAGTTCGGCGTCCTCGTTCAGGTCCGAGAACGGGGCCCCGGTCGTGGTGCGGGTGATGAAGTAGACGATGTAGTAGTGCGCCAACCGGGCGGCGTTGTCGGGTCGGCGGCCCTTTCCGACCGCCTGTTCCGTCGCGGTGGCCAGGAGTTCGGTGAGGCTGTCAGTGACGGTCCGGGTGTCGATCACAGCAGGACCTCCGCGACCGCGAGGCGCATCGACGCCATCAGGGTGGTTCCGATGAAGTCGATGGCGGGCTCCACGTGCGGAAACGGCGGCTGGTCGTAATAGCGGCCCAGGCTGTCCGTGCCGGTGAAGCCCCACTCCAGGCGGCGGCCCTGTGGAGCGTCGGTGCCCAGCGTGCACATCGCCCCGTACGGCAGACGCCGGGTCTCAGCCCGCCACGAACTGCGATAGGCGCCCGTGATGACGTTCGGGCCCGGCCGGCCCGAGGCGTTCCCGGCGATCCGGGCCTTGCCAAGGGTTCCGGTGTGTTCGACGCCCCGGGCGATGGCGGGCCCGATCCGGGTGGCGGCCCGCTCGAGACGGTCCGCGAGCTCTTCCGGCGTCACGGCGTGGCCCCCCGTTCCTGGTTCTGGTCCAGCGGGGTCTTACGGACGACTTCCACCGTGGAAGCCCGGCCCGGATCCTGGCAGGTGAATGACCGGCCGATCAGGGCCGTGTTGGCCGGGTTGTGGACCTGGACGACGGTGACGATGGCGTCCTTGGGCGGGATCGGCGCGGTGAGCGGCGTGAGGAGGACGTAGCGGGAGCGGGTCTCCTGCACCCACGGCTGCAGCGCTCCCGGTGCGGCGGTCATCTCGTTCTGGCCGGTCGCCTGGACCGCACCCGCCCCTTCGTACAGCGTCTCCCTGGCCGGTCGGGTCAGTTCGCCGGTGGCCGGGTCCAGGACAGGGCTGCCGATGGCGGGCAGTTCGATGCGGACGGTGTCGACGAGAACGTTGGCGTCCAGCCACACCTTGACGCCGGCCAGGGCGGATTCCAGGGCGGTCACGGCCTGCCCCCCTTCGCCCACTCGGCGAGCTGCCGGAGAATGGCCGCGGTCGTTTCGTGCCGGCCGCCGTCCAGGTCGTCGCGGTCCAGGGCCGCGCGCTGGAGGGCTGCGGGGTCGATGCCCTCCAGGAATGCGGCCGTGGCGGCGCCTGGATCCTGCTGGACGGCGACAGCAACGCGGGCGAGGCCTTCGAAGGCGATCCCGTCGACCTGCCGGGTATGCAGGATCAGGGAGGGCAGGGCGTCGGCGATGGAGTGCTCGAGCTGGTAGCCGACCAGTTGCCCGGCTGGGAGGGGGGTGCCGTCGATGGCGACGGTGGCGGACCCGGGCTGGGCGTCGATCCGTACGCCGTGTGCGGTCGGCTGCTCGGGGGCGATCATGCGTCGTCTCCGTTGGTGACTTCTGCCTGGTTGACGATCTGCTGGGCGGAGTAGAGAAGGCCGTTCTGGTCGACCCAGGACAGGCCCTCACTGGAGCTGAGCCCGAGGGAGACCCGGCCGTCCTCGCCCACCACCTTGCAGATGACGAACGCGGACACGATCAGGTCGCCTTCGTCGAGTTCCAGGGTGTTGCCGAGCCCGTCCAGGATGGGCCCGAGCTTCTGGTCGCTCATACGGACACCCACTCGCCGTCTCGTACGAAGCCGTGGAGGCCGCAGCAGTTCCACAACAGGGAAGGTTCCAGGTGCAGCGGCTCCCGGGAGACCAGCGTGTGAACGCCAGTGCCAGCAGCGACCCAGCAGCCTTTCAGCACCTTCCGGTCTGCGGGCACGTCCTCGAGCGCCTTGCACCAGTGCCAGAACATCGGGTTGGTCTCGTGGGGAAGCCAGCCGTAATAGATGTCGTCGTTCAGCTTGGTCATGCCGGCCGTCTCGAGGCCCGGCCAGTCTGATGGCGGCGCAGTGCGGTGATCGCTCATGCCTGGTCTCCGGAGACGAGGCCGGTGCGGCCGTTGAGGTCGGGGCGGGGGATCCATTCCCGAATGCATCCGTGGTGGGCCACGGGGTAGGCGGCCGCGTCATCGGCGGACCGGATGGTGCCGCTGGCGTGGTCGGTGTCGGGGTGGCTGGTGAACCCGCACTCCGGCCCGTCCACGCATTCGAACCAGGCCGTCTCGAGCTCGTACAAGCCGGTGTTGATGGCGCCGTGGTTGGCGGTGACAGCGCCTTGATAGGCCAGGGCGGATTGCGCCCACGCTTTGACGGGGTGGCGGGAGTCGTTGGAGTAGATGACCGTGGTCAGGGGGTGGTCAGCGGCCAGGCGAGCGGAGGGCAGCCCGGAATGGTTCCGGGCGAGGGTGACATCGCGTGCGGCGTCCTGGGCGGCCCGGGCGAAGGCCTGCGCGCGTCGGACGGCCTCCTGGATGCGCTGGATCAGGTCGACGTAGAACGTCGCGGTGAGGCCGGTGAGGGCTTCCTGGTGGGCGGCTGTCCACGTGAACTGGCGGATGTCGGCCCCGGCCCGGCGCAGGGCGCGGACGGCGCCGTCGCGGTAGGCGATGGGCAGGTCCTGGCCGGCCCACCGTTCGGCGAAGGCGCGGGCAAGCCGGTCGAACTCGCCGACCTGCTCGTTGAACGCCCTGACCATGCCGCGGATTCGGGTGGTGGCACCCAGTCCGGGCTTCAGGCGTTCTAGGGTGCGCAGCAGGGTGTCCTGGGCAAGGCTGAGGCGCTGCCACTGCCGTACGAGCTCGGTCACCCCGGCGGCAATGAGGGCGGTGAGTTCTTGCCGGTCGTCGCGGGTGGTGGTGGGGGTGGTCATCGGCGGTCCAGGCCGGTGAAGTAGATCAGGTTGTAGGTGTCTGAGGTGTCTTCCTCTGCGGGGGGCGGATCGTCGGGGGCCGGGGCGGCGCCGTCGACGAGGAGGGCGATCTGCCGCTCGTAGGCCTTGATGTTTTCCGCGATGGAGATGCTGGCGACGCCGGAGACGGTGACGGTGGCAGCTTGGGCGCGCAGGTCGGCGAGGCGTTCGTTGAGGACCTCGAGGGCGACGGCGCGTGCCGTGCCGAGGCGGGTGTAGCGGGCGACCAGGTTGGTGAGGTCGGTGGCGGTGCCGAGTTGGGAGATGAGCCAGGCGCGGGTAGCTGTGTCCACGGGGCCCTCCTGGGGCGGGAGAAGGGGGGTGCGGGTGCGGGCCCGCCGGGTGGCCCCCCCCCCACAGGGGGCGGCCCCGCACGCGCCAGCTCCC